AACGGGAGGGGGTGGGAGGGGGTATCTATTCTTTTATTAATATTGTGTCCCTGTTTTCTGGTTACCGGTTACCGCAGGGTAACCCGCACCCGGATTCCGCCTGTAATTGCTGGGCTGATGCTCAAATCTGAGCAGAACCCGGCCGTAACCGAAAATGCTAAGTCATTGATTTGCAAGGCAATTCGTCGTTACCCCGCAAAGGTAACCGGCGCGGTAACCGGAGGCGGTTACTCGGCCTTGCAGCGCCCGTAGATGCTGCGCGCTTATGCATATCTGCGCATGGTTACCTTTTAGAGGGGTAACGGTAACGGGATCGCTCGCCGCCCCCTCAAACACCCCTTGGTCACCGCGTTGCGGCACGTCTGCGACGGGCTTCAGGCAACCCGGGATGATGAGGCAGCCGACCCATTGGCGAGCTGGTCGAGCGTGCGCGAGCGGTCGGCGTGGTCGGTAACAGCTGGCGGCGGACACCAGGTGAGCGGTGGGCGGCTGAGCGAAATGGCGGGCAGCTATATAGAAGGCGCGCTCAGGTCAGCAGGCATATGCCGAAATCATTCAGTCGGCGGTATACCCTTAGAACAAACTATTATTGCTGGGCCATTGCTCAAATTTGAGTAATGCAGGCACAATAGGCCCAACAGAGCGAGAAACGCTCGACAGCAACCGACCGAGAGGGAAGCGCCATGACTCAGAAACGAGCAAAGAAACCTACATACGCAGAGCTGGTGCGCCAGAACATGGAGCTGAAAGGCCAGCTGGCACACGCCTACACCTACGCCTCCCATGAAGTGGCAAAGGCGAGCACCAAGCACCTGATGGCCTCCGGCGTGCTGGTACAGCTGTCTGCGCTGGGCGGTCGGGAGATCATCCAGCCTGTAGTGATCCGCGACGGCCTGAGCGACGACACCATTGAAGCGCTGAAGCGAGACCTCGCACGCAGCTTCGACATCGCCACCGCTGCCAAGCCGCAACGCTAACCGATCACCTACCGCCACCGCCCCTTAACTGGGGCTTCGCCGGTACCGAAACCCGCATGGAGCATCACCATGATCAGCAAATCCCTTTTCGCAGCAACTGGCTCGGGCATCCGCAAGCTTCTGGTCGCCCCGGCCGCACTGGACGCCATCAAGGGCACCGAGCGCCGCATCACCGTCATCGTTCCGCACATGGTCGTTGCGGACGCCAACTGGCGCCAGTCGTTGCCGGATGCGACCTTTGTCACCCCGCACGCTTGGCTGCGCCGCGCCGCTGATTCCAGCACCGACCTGATCATCGTCGACGAGCTGCACGACGTTCAGATGGGTTTGATCAAGGCGACGCTTGAGGCGATCGAGGCTGAGGTCTGGCTGGTCAACCCACACAATGAAGGCAAGGCCCCGCTGTACCGCGTGAACACCGGCGTGCTCACCGATGGCATCAACCCGCCTGACGTGTCCGGCTTCATCACCGGCAACGGCGACAGCAGTTTTGTGCCGCACGACTTCGAGGGCTGGGGGCCACTGGCTATCGCTGCCGCTCAAGGCTTCGACGTGCTCGATATCCCTCGCAGCAGGCCAGCCCCGATTTTCATGACCGACAGCCCGCCCTGCGCTGGTTTCGCCAAGCCGCTGAAGCTGGGAACCATCCAGCGCATCAATCGCCCGGCCCGCGCCGCTCGTGCATCGGCCCGCGCCTCGTTCAAGATGTATGTCGCGAAGGAAGCGATCATCCAGTCGGCCGCGAAACGCTTCGATGCCCTGGCTCGCGGCGCGATCATGACCATCACCACCGATGAGCTGGATCAGCTGCTGGCCCCGTACATGTCCGCCGGCCTGCTGCGCACCAACTACGAGCCGATCACCCGGGCCACCGAGTACCGCGGGCCATCGGGCCATCTGATCGCGCTCACCAATGGCAAGCGCCACTTCTGCCGCCGCGTCGACGGGCCGATGCGCTCGATCGGCCTCTATATGCAGATGGTCGGCCGCATCAAACGCCTGCCGCGCACGCTGCATGCCTTCCTCGAAAACCCGCTCACCGGTCAGAAGATCGAAGGCAGCGACTTCACGATCGAGAACAAGACCGGATCCGCTGTCGAGGCCAATGCCGAACAGCTCGGCATCTATAACAGCTACCGCACGGCCAAGGGTTTGCCGCCGGTCACCACCTGGATGGTGCCGCGCTAATGACCATCGCCGCCGACATCACCGCCGTGAACCACACCGCCAACCGCGTCCGCCGCGCTGCTCAGAAGCAATGCAGCGGCATGACCCGGGATCACCGCGCCGATCGCGACTGCTACCGGTTCGGCGATGGCAGCACCATCACCGTCACGCGCCAGATTGTGCGCATCGAGGAGCCGCAATGAACAACCCTGCCACTATCACGCTCGCCAAAATGGTCGAGGAAGGCCGCATCTGCGCGCCGCGCTTCTTCTGCCCGGAAATCACGTTTGACGGGCCGAGCGGCATCGACGGCCTGATCGTCGAGCGCTACCGCCAGCTCTGCGAAGGCAAGAAGGCCATCGTCTTCTGCAACACCGTGGAGCATGCCGAACACACGGCCGCCCGCTTCATCGCCGCCGGCATCCCCGCCACCACGGTGCTGGGCAGCCATAACCATGCCGTGCGTGAAGCGGACACCGAGCGCTTCCGCAAGGGCGAGATGCTGGTGCTGGTGACGGTGACCGTGCTGATGGATGCCCGCTGGCCTGAAGTCGACGCGGTCATCATCGCCGCCCCGACCGCCAGCCGGACGAAGTTCTTCAGCCAGGTCTCTTGCGCGCTGACGCCTCGCTTCACTACCGGCATGCCGCAGCTGACCAGCGACCAGCGTCGCGCCTCGATCGCCGCGAGTGACAAGCCTGACGCGATCGTTCTCGACGTGGCCGGCAACTGCCTGCGTCTCGGCGTCGCCGACCTTTAATCACCACCCACCGGCCTGGAGGCCAGAAAGGATGAACGCCAAAACCCGCCCACCGCTGCTGAAATCAACCGAGCTGCCAGTTCCGCGTCTTGAGCTGCGCTGGGATCCCGCTGATGCACCACCACCAGAAGGTTATCCGGTCGGCACCCAGGCCTGCCGCTACCTGATCGTTATCCCGCTCGGAAATTGGGATATCCGCCGCGAAGACGAAAACGGCGAGAAAGTGCGTGATGTGCTGGAGAAAGAATTGGGCTGCACTGTTCGCAGCCACGGCAACCCCCAGCTGGTCTGGCCGGAGTCCAACAGCATCGATACCCCGTACCGCGACGGCACCCATATCGCGCTGGACTCGCACGCGCTGAAAATCCCGGCTTACGCTACCGCCGGTGAGCACTCGATGTTCATTGAGCCGCGCGCCCCGAGCAAATGACCACCAACCCATGACCGGCCCTGCGGGGCCTGGAGAAAGGAATGAACCCATACATCAGACTGACCGCGGACACGCCCATGGTCGAGGTGGCAACTGCCGAGCTGAGCGGCGCCGCACTTTGCTACGCCGTCGCTACGGCAGAAGGGCTGAGCGATGAGCTGACCTGGTGCTTCCGCGAGGACGGATCGTTCTTCAATATCTGGACAGACGATCACGGCTCCTACCGTCCGGACGAGGACTGGGAGATTGGCGGCCCGCTGATCGCCACCAACCAGGTCTACCTCGAACCGCCGCATGATGTGCACCGGGCGTACCTTGACGAGAAGTCCGGCAGGATTAGCGGGATCTGGCAAACTTACGAGAGCTGGCACGCTACGGTGAGCGCTCGAGTACGCACGCTGCCGCCGAAAATCGAAGGCTTCCCAGGCGGCGTCGGTCGTGGCGAGGGCGAAACGCCGCTCATCGCTGCCTGCCGCGCCATCGTGAAAAGCCACTTCGGTGACGTGGTCAGCGTTCCGGCCGAACTCGCCGCGGCACAGAAATCGTAACCCCCACCAACACCAAACCGGCCAGTCGGCCTGGAGAAAGGATATGCCAACCGGATACACAGCCGCGATCAAAGACGGCATCAGCTTCGAGGAATTCACCTGGAACTGCGCTCGCGCGTTCGGCGCCCTGATCATGATGCGCGACGACCCAGCCAGCGCACCGATTCCTGAGCGTTTCGAACCCAGCGACTACAACCTGAAACGGCTCGCCGAAGCACGTAGTCGTCTGGCTGAACTGGAAGCGCTGACGCCCGAACAGTGCCAGCAACGCGCGGACGAGCAATATGAGAGCGACGAGCAGTCTCGCCTCGATCGTAAGCAGGAAATGCAAGACCTGCGCGCCAAGTACGCCGACATGCTCGACCAGGTGCGCGTCTGGATAGCACCGAGCAAGGAGCACGACGGCCTGAAGGAGTTCATGATCAAGCAGATCGAGGAGAGCATCAAATTCGACTGCGGGTACACCCACTACGATGAGCCGACCGTTCGGCTGAGTGGGATCGACTGGCTTGATGAACAAAAGGCCAGGGCCATCAAGAACATCGAACACCACAAGACCGCGAACGCCGAGGAGGTCGAGCGCACGAACGGCCGCAATGAGTGGGTGCGTCTGCTGCGCGAGAGCCTAGCGCCGGCGGTGCAGTCATGACCATCGCCGACACCACCCCGCACGAAACCTACGAAGGCCTGCGCCGCCAGTTCATGGCGCTGCGCACGCTGGCCGCGTCCAACGAGGCGATCGCCTCCGACCTGAGGCGGCAGCTCAAAGACCAGACCCAAACGCTGGCCGACCTCGATGCGGAGCGCGCCACCAACTCGCAGCTGACCGAGGCCCTGCTGGCTGGCGAGGCTGAGCGCGACGCTCTGAAGGAGCAGGTGCGCGTCCTGAACGAGGAGGGCCGCACGCTTCGCCTCTCCGGCTGCGACATCCGCGAGCACGACCTGATCGCCAGTGTGATGCGCGGCATCAGCGGCAGCCGGCGCAACACCCTGCAGCGCTGGTCACTGGTGCGCGACACGTTCTGCACGGGATCCGGCGTCGCCACTGCACTCTGTCGCCGCTTCAACCTTGACCCCGATGAGGTGCTGAAAAATTGAACCAGCCATTCAAGATGGTGACGGAGACAACCGAGGCCGAACTGCGTCGCCTTTGCGCAGAGTCGATCGCCGACCTGCCGGAGTGGGATCCGGCCTTCGGGCTGACCGCAGCTCAGACCGCCTATTCGAAGGTGGCCAGTCCGCAGATGATGCTGGCGATCCTCAATCTGCTCGACGGCTACCGTCAGGGTGCCAGCGTCGAGGCCGAGGCGGCGGATGAGGCTCGGGCGGAGATCCGCGCTCTTAAAGCTCGCCTCGCGGAACACGAAGCCACCGACGACATCCCCGACTTCACGCCAGGCAACGGCAACAAGGCACGGCGCCGAGCAGCAGCGGCCGGCATCGACATGGATGCCTCGATCAAGGCTGGATCACCGGTTGCCCTGCGGCCCTGGAAGGAAATCGCCGAGCCCGTCGCTGACGCCGACCGCAAGTGCCACGAGCCAGACTGCTGGAACTGCGAGGGCACCGGGCGAGATCCTTCGGGATCGATATGCGTGCTGAACGGCGGACTTCCGTTTTAATATTCCACAATGATCTAACGCGCCTATTGCTCTGATTTGAGTAACGGGCGCACAATTGCGCCATCAACAACACAAATCACCAAGAGGAAACGCCCATGTCGCACCCACAGCCGAAGCTGCCAACCGCTGCAAAACTGATCGACAAGTACAGCAAGGCCCGCGTTCTGCATGCCACCCCTGTCTCCCCATTTCAGGCTCAGCATCTGAAAATTCGCCAACTCAGCAACGCCGATGCCCGCGCTCAGGTAGCCCGACTTCGCTAAGCGACCATGATTCAAACAAACCCCGCCGAGTGCGGGGTTTGTCGGTACCGGGGCAGCCGCATCGAGCTGAGTTCTGAGGCGCCCCGAAGTTGTCGTGACATCAGAAATCAAACTCCAGTAGTCCGGCCAGTAGTCCGGGCCTTGCTGAAAATAAAGGGCGCATCCAGCGCCCGAAAACCCGCGCGTTCTGCGCACTTAACGAGGCAACACAACGTGAAAAAACTCATCCTTGGCTTCATCTGCGCAATGGGCTTGCTCACTGCAAACGCCCAGGCATCGCAGACGTGGATTGTCATCGGCGACAGCATCCTCTCCGCTGTACCGCAGGGCACTGCCAGTCAGTTGGCCTTGAACCTGGTCGGCGCCGAGCGCGACGTGATCTTTAAGAGCATCGCCAGTCCTGGTGCAGCGCTGGGCGTCACCGATCAAACCGGGTTCAACAACGCCACTACCCTGAACGCAATCAAGCAGATTTCCGGCTACTTCGGCGCCTATAACGGCATCATCGTGCAGGCCGGTACGAACGACTACGGTCGTGCGCTCAACTGGGGCGACACTTCCAACAGCATCAAAGCCATCATTGCGAGGGCCAAAGCTGACGGCAAGAAAGTCCTTGTACTTGATCCGATCTGGCGAGCCGGTGAAGACACAGCGAATGCGCAGGGTAACACCCTGAACACCTACCGCTACTTCATGTTCTTGGCCTGCAACGACGAGCCGACCGTCTGCTTCTTCGCACACCGCGAAAACACGGTGATGGGCACCAGTGCGGGCGCTGCCTACTACGATGTCAACGAAGTGGCCACCGGCACCCAGCTGCACCCGAACGTGACCGGCCACCGCAAGCTGGCCGACTGGATCAAGGCCGAAGCCGCAGCGGCAGGCTTCTTCTAACCAACCCGCCCGGCTTCGGCTGGGCACCCACCTCCCAAGAGGATTGGAATGTGACTTCACTCATCATCGTCGGCCTGCTGGCGCTCAACCTGGTCATCAGCTGGTGGAACTGCCGCGTAGTCGGCTCGATGTGGTACGAGAGCAAGTTCGCCGGTGGCTTTATGCGCGTGCTCGCTTGGTGCGGCGCGGTTCAAGCCGCTGTAGGCTTCAGCTCGGTGATCATGCTGGTGCTGGTGTTCACTGGCTACGCCACTGGGCACCTCCCGAAGCAGTACGCCGAGGCGGCCGGTAGCCTCTGGTACCTGCTGGTGATCTTCCCTGCCATCGGCACCGGCCTGATCATCACCGTTCACTCGCTGATCCAAGCGTGGCGCGAGCGCAGCATGGCGAACATCGGCACTGCCGCCTGGAACACCTTCGCGTCTGCCCACAACCTGTACAGCGCCGCCAGCAACGTGCCGGACGCGTTCAGCAAGGTCGGCGACCTGTTCAAGGGCGACAAGGACGACCAGAAAGTCGCACTGGTGCTGCTGATCGTGGCTGTCGCGATCGGCGGCGGGATCCTGATCACCTGGCTGCTGATCAGCCGCTACGCCCGCCAGAACCTCCCGCAGCGCGTGGCTGCTTAACTGACTACCCCGCCGCCCTGCCGGTTGCAGGGCACCCCTCAAGAGGAAAGGACATGCTCAAAGTAACCAAGCTCACCGGTGACATGGCATGCGGCAAGTCTCACGTATTGCGCCTGATCAATGACGCGCTTGCCGCGAGTGGTCGACCTGTCATCTACGCAAGCGGCGAATCCACTCCGATGGGTCTGCGCCAAGCGGTCAAGGCAAAGCTCAAGCCTGTGCCCACCACTGGATGGCGGCGCCTGTTCAGCCGTTCCAAGCCGGCGGCGGAAGGCCCGGTCACCATCCTGATGGACGACTGCCATGATCAGTTCATCAAGACCTTGCGACGCGAGTTTAGCCGCGACGCCGACGTGTACCTGATCGTCGCCACCTACGGGAGCTGATCGCCATGCCAGAACGCCACGCGTGTCACCCTCGCAAGCGCTTCGCCAGTGCGGAGAGTGCCGAGGCTGCTTGCCAAGCCATCTACCGGCGCGACCGCGTCACCCTGAGACCGAAGCGCTGCAAGATCTGCGGCGGCTACCACCTAAACTGACCCAAGGCCACGACTATGTCCGTATATAAGCGTTATTTCCGCCTCACCGAAGGCCCTGTTGTCGCTGAAATCGACCGCCTGTTCGAGCTGCGCATCGCGGCCGGCAAGCTCTACGCTGAGCTGGCGGTGAAGTATGGCGCAACCAGATCGAACAACTACGACCACAACGGTGCGTTCGCAGGTTTCTCCTTTACCGATTCACCGGACAAAGACGTCTATCGCCTGGATAAGAAGACGCGTCTTTGGGTTCCCCGCAAGAACACCCCGGCGGGCAAAGCCATCTGGGCTGAGATCAAAACGCTGCCCACTCCCGCGCCGATCGAGCACGCCATTCGCCTGGCCGGCCTTGAACCCGGGCTGCCGATGCTGACCGACGCCGGCCGCTGGTATGCGCCGACCATGTGGGGCTACGGGGCGCCGCGCAACATCTGGTTCATCAGCGTCCCGTGGAAGGATGTCGATCCGGAGAAGCTGTCCGCCTACAAGGCCGAGAAAGCTGCCGGCAAGTGCTTTGACCGAGACCTCGACGCCCTGTTGTGGGAAGCCCCAGCCGGCTGGACTGAGGTGAAGCGCTGGGAGATCGAGAAAGAGTCCGAGGAGATCGATGCCGCCATCGAAGCGGAGGTGGCAGCGTGAGCACAGGATGCGCCTATGTGCGCCAGCATTACGGGGTTCCGGCCTGCATCGGCCGCAAAGTCATCGCCTACGGCAAGCCCGGCATCATCCTCGAAGACCGGGGCCACTACATCGGCGTCGCCCTGGATGATGACAAGAAGGTGCGCGTCGGCAACTACCACCCCACCGATGGCATCGTGTACGGCGAGATGGCGGACAAGCTGCCGAAGCGGCCACGGCGCAGCAACTATGACAAGTTCAATAACGATGATTGCGGCCTCAGCTTCGAGGAATGGCTAGGCATCAACAATCCGCAGTTCCAGGAACGCCCCTGCACCGAAAGACTGGGGATCGAATTCCGCATGGTTCGCTATCCGCGAAGCAGTTCATACGCCAGCGGACGGCGCAGCATCCATAGTGTTCTCATTCCTTGCGAATATGTCGAGGTCGCTGGCGAGTGGATGTCGAACAAGCCAGACGCCAAGGCCAGTTACAAGGCCGCGCTCTACAAGTACCTCGCCGAAGAACGCGCCCAGAAGAAACTGCGCGGATATTGATCAACTGCTGCGCCCCGCTGGGGCGCTAGGGAAAGGAAGTGAAAGAAGAAGAACGCAAAGCCCTGACTGCCCGGGTGGCAGAGGATATGGCAAAGCACCAATACACCCAGCTGGTGAACGAAAACGGCGTCGAGGTGTGGCGCTGCGCACAGCCAGGCACCAGCTGCTACGGCTTCGACATCTGCGTAACCCGCTTCGGCATGAGCATGATGGGCGACATCGGCCCGCTCGTGTTCAACGTCGGCTCCCTCTACGGCATCAACTTCCTGCGCCATCAGAGCGACGGCTACCTGCACGAAAAACTGGATAGCGACATCAAGCGGCAAGTGATCGACTTCGACAGCATCCGCGACACGGTTTGCAGCTGCATCGTTGCCCGGATCGATGAGGAATTTAGCGCTGACGAGATCCCCGAATGGATCTCGACGATCCCAGACACGGGCGCCACGCTGGAGCAGGCTGAGCTGCTGGTCGAATGGTTGCGCGAGAAGGACGCAGCGGATGATGACCGCCTGCCATTCAGCGATCTGGCCGATGTGATCGATGAGGTCGAGACCTTCGCCGAAGGTCGCGACAGCGAAGTGGTGCTGGCCTACGATTTCCTCCAGCAGCACGAAGAACTGATCGGCGGCAGCGACCTCTGGGAAACGCAGATCAGCAAGCCGTGCCCGCAGCTGATGGCGCGTCTGTTCTACGTGCGCCACGCCGCCAACGCCATCATGGCGATGAAGGAGCTGGCGACCCCAGTAGAGGGGGCTGCGGCATGACCAGCTGGTACTACCAAATCAAGGGCCGTAGTCCGGAAAATGGGTGGGCCTGGCCGCCAGTGTTCAGCGGCAAGGTTGAGGCTGAATCGCGCAAGGAGGCTCGGGCGCTCGTCGAAGAACTGTACGAGCGCAAGTTTCCGATGAGCGTTCGGCTCAAGGACATAGAAGCGCACGATTATCTCCTACACATTCAGGAGCTGGGCGAACACGACACCTACCTGCTGAAGCGCTTCCAGGACACGCCGTGCAAGGAGTGCGGCACGGTGTTCAAACTGATCGACAAGTACAACGACCATTACACCGAAACCAAAAGCCACGACTATTGCACCGAGGCATGTAAGGAGGCCGCGCGCTTCCGCGACCTTTCAGAATTCCGCTTGGCGAGCGAAGGCCGGTCACCGCCCGTCATCTACCAGGTGCGCCAGAAGTCCACCGGTATGTCCTACGTCGGCCAGACCACGCAGCCATTCACGCTCCGCTGGTGGCAGCACCTCAGCAATCCGAGCGCGTGCAAGTTCCACGCAGCTCTGACCGCCACGGTGATCACCGACTGGGAGTTCTCCGTGCTGGAGGTGATCGCGTATCCGGCGGGCTGCGCTGACCGTGCGGCCTACATCACCCACCGCGAGCGCCACTGGATCGACCAGCTCGCGTCGGTCGAGGCCGGCTTCAACACCGTTCGGCCAGCGTCGATGGGCGACCTGGTGCTGGAGGTGGCGCCATGAGCCGCCAATTCTACCTGCAGGACAGCCGCAGCCACGTTGGCGACGGCTTGCAGTTCTGGGGCAAAGACCGCCGCGGCTACGTGACCGATCTGGACGCGTCTGAGCTGTTCACCCAGGAGCAGGCTACCAGCCATCGCGACACCGATATCCCCTGGCCGAAGGACTATATCGACGCCCGGGCGCACTGGGGCGTTGATCACCAGCTGATGGATGAGCACGCCAGCGACGCCATGCTGACCCCGGGCTGCCGCGTCTACGTGCACGTGCCAGGCGACTGGAACGGCAATGATGTCTACTGGATCGGCTTCAACCGCGGGCAAGTGACCGAAGACCTCGGGCGTGCCGCCAACATCTCGATCGAGCAGGCGCGTGAGCAGTTCGCAGACGGCATCGCGGCCGGCACCCGCAAGCTCTGGTCGGCCGACTACATCGACACCATTCGCAGGCGCCTCGTGCACCGCCAGGACGTCGACCTCAAGCAGGCTCTACGCGGCACCGGCATCAAGCTGATCAAGCCGAAGCCACCACGCGAGATGGTCTTCAACTGCACCGGCTGCGGCCGGTTCATTTCCGATCGCCAACGCTTCCAACACGACTGCCGCAACTGCGGCCAGGACAACCGACCATGATCACCCTCGTTATCTCCATCTGCGCCAGTGCCGCCCTGACCGATTGCACTGAGACCCAGCGCCTGCCGATGCCAGCCAGCATGACCGTGCCCGACTGCAACAAGGTGGCCCGGGTCATGGAAAGTGACGAAGCTGGCAACCTGATTATCCCTGCCCAGTTCAAGAAGGTAATTTGCGAGAAAGCCTAAGTCTTATTCCAATCAGTTCTAATTGCGCCGTTGCTCTTATTTGAGCAACGGCGTTATTATTTGGGCATCATAAAAGCACCGGAGTGCACTTGATGCGCAAGTCTAAATTTGCCCACCTGGAAGAACTGGACATTACCCGTGGCGAGCTGGTCTGCGCTTGGTCGTGCATTGCCGCTCTGATCGTCATCGTGGCAATCGCGTACATCAAAACTCACTGAGGAAAGGAACGTGAATAACGAAACCAAATGGGTGCTCGTGCCGGTACCGGCGACACCGGAAATGATCGAAGCAGCCTTCGCCGGTAAGGTCGAGGATCAGGATTGTCTCGCGCAGGCCCGCCGGCGGATCGCTGTCGGTCTGGACTTCGCCAAGATGGTGAAGGCAGCACCGGTCAAGCCGGAATGCCCGATCGCCGTCGCTCAGCGCAAGCGCGATAGCGCCGAAGCGGCCGAGCTGCAAAGCTATCTGGTCGGCACTGCCCGCACCATCCGTCCTGTCGATGGCTCCGGCCTGTACGCTTGGGCGCTGGCTGCACTGAAGGCCTCGGCGGTGCCATCGTGAGTTTCTGCGACTGCCGGCAAGGCCGGGATCCGTGCACCTGCAAGGGCGCTGTGCCTCGCTACAACACCGTGCAGCTGCGCTTCGCCACTGGAGCGCTCGCGCAGGCTCAGTTCGTCGATGCGAAGGCGCTGGATGCAGCCGAGGCTGAACTGGCGGGGCTGCGGGAGGAGGTAGCCCGCAAAGACGTGGTGATTGAGGACATGGTCGAGTCGAATAGCGACATGACCACCTGCCTTGCCGCCGCCGAGCAGCAGAATGCGGAGCTGGTCGAATTGCTTGGCATCTGCAAGCGTGAGCTGTTCATGCATAAAAACCCGGCGTTGCACGCACGGCTTGACGCCATCATTGCGCCGGCTGCCTCGGCTGCCTCGAATGGCTTCTGCAAGGACTGGCTCAACTGCGAGTGCGGCGGTGACACTCCAGGCGTGCGAGCAACCTGCGATAACCGGGTGAAGACCGGCACGACCGGCAAGGAGCGTGATGTGTGAAGTTCGGGCCGAGGAAGTCAGCTGAGATTGCCGCCAAGGCGATCGAGCTGAAGAAAGAGGGCTACACCTGGCCGGAGATTGGCAAAAAGCTGAGGGTCAAGAAAGACTGGCTCAAACATTGGGTAGACAAAGCCGGATACCAACGCCTCAGCGGATCCAACTGCAAAACATCCCCAGAGAATCTGCTGAAGGCCAGAGCGCTTCGCAAAGCTGGCGTGAGCTGGAAGCAGGTCGAGCGGGAGATGGGCATAACCTGGCGAACTCTACAGTACGCAATTTCCGTAGAGGACAGAGCGGCCAAGCTGAAAGCCGATGCGACCAGTGGTGCTGAATGACCGCTCGCGAACAGTTCGAACAGTGGTTCTGTCGGAAATTCAGCGTCGACGTGCAGGCCAAGGCAACCCGGCTGCACATCAACGGGCGCGGCCGGTACTCGAACCACGCCGTCCAGATCCGCTGGGAAGCCTGGCAGGCCTGCATGGATGTCCAGACAGCCGCACAACCGATCAGTGAGGCAGCATGAGCAAGCTCCGTAAGATTGCCATCTACAGGCACAGCAAGCACTTCAAGAAGGGGATGCCGGCCATCGTCGGCCCCCGCACCTACACGAACTCCAGCAGGCGCTGGCAGGTGCGCCTCATCGTGGATCTGCCGATCGTACCAGGTGACGAAACGCGCCAGTTCGTGAACGTGACGATCAACACCCCGGCGATGCGCTATGGCGCTGCTGCCGAGTTCGCCATCGAGGAGCTGAAGAAGGCGCTGAAGGAAAACCCAACCGCAACGGACTTCGCATGGGAAGTCTGGGCCTGACATAATACCCACCACCACGCCCGGCCTGGCCGGGCTTTTTCATGGGAGCACGATATGCAAACGCAACCCGAGCAGGACATCTGGGAATGGCGACCGAGCGGCCCGGTCTGCACCGGCAAGCACGTCTGGGTCTATTACATCAGCATGAAGATCCGCGAATGCGCATGCTGCCCCACCAGGGAGGCTCTTTGGGCCGACTTCGGTATGGTGAAGCAGCTGCCGCCGGACTGATCACACCAGCAACAAAAAAGCCCGCATCTGCGGGCTTTGTCGTATCTGGCCGATGGTCAGAATGGTTCGTCGTCGACTTCCTTCGCGTCGCCAAGGATCGGCGCCAGCGGAATGGAGACACACTTCGACTTCGAGCCGTTGAAGCTCTTGGATGCCACTCGATCGGCGCCGGGGATGCGCAGCAGCTGTCCGCGCAGGTCGGTGATGGCCGACATCTTCGCCACCAGATCCTTCAGGTTCGAAACGCTGGTGCCGAACAGCAGCTTGTTGGCGGTCGTGTCCACGATGATGCCGTGGCGGCGCAGCGTGTCCTCGGCCTCGGCGATCTCGATCGCGGTCGCGCCAGTCCGGAACGACGTGGTCGACTCGCGCACCAGCTCGTAAATGGTCAGGTCGCTGCGACCGCCGCCCATGCGGATCTTGGCACCTAGCAGGGCCTCCAGCGCCTTGCCGGAATCGTCCTGATCCTGATCCTCGGTGTGCTCGTCCCACTTGTAGGCGTTGATGAGCGCCACCGCCTCATACTCCGCAGGCACGTAGCTTTTCATCAGGCACCAGCAGCCCGCCAGCAGCGTGCCGAACTGGTCGCCGTCACGCTGGCTGCCGAAGTGCTTCGCTGCCGCCTTGCGGAACACGTCGATGCTGTCCAGGATCACCGGCATCAGGTTGAGCGCACGCGCAAGCAGGCGAGCGGAGATGGTCTCATCGAGGTCGATCTTGTTCAGCTCGGCCTCCAGCTCCGGCCAGCGATCCTCGCCAGCGTCCTTCGGCGCCTTGATAGACAGCTTCGTCAGGCGGTCGATATCGGCCTTGGTCGGCAGGTTCACGTTGATCGACGCCAGGCAGAACATCGAGCGGATCTGGTAGTGCTGGCTCTCGCCTGACACGGTGCCCTTCAGCGTCTCCGCCTGGCTCTCCGAGGAGGTCTGGCGGATCAGGGACATGATGTTCTCGATCCGCTGCTTGTCGCGCTCGTTGTTGCTCTCGGCCTCATCGATCAGCACCGGCAAGGCGTCAGCCTTCAGCTTCTGGCGGATGCCCGCCTCAGTGCTGTTGCCCTGAGCGTAGACGGCAATGCCCTTGGTCAGGCCGGCGCAGAACTTGTTCTGCACGGTCGATTTGCCGGAGCCGGCCGGGCCGGTGATCCAGATGTGCGGGCGCCAGTTCAGGGCGCCGCAGATCGGCGACAGCATGGCAAAGCCAGCCATCAGTGCGGCACTGCCCGGCATGCTCCAGCGCACCAGACTGGCGACGTCCACCAGGTGGCCGCCCTCCTCATCGGTCAGCGGGTTCTCGTGTGGCGTCGGCAGCTGCCGGGCCATCGGATAGACGTGTGCCGATTTGATGTTGGTGATCTCGGTCTGCACGCCGTCGACGGTCAGGTAGCTGCCGTGGTGGTAGACGTGCCGGTTCTTGTCCTTCCAGGCGCCACGCCCGCGGATCCGCGCCGGGTCGTAGATGCCCCGGGCGTTCGCCGTCCGGAACAGCCACTGGGCAACGGCCTTCTTCTCGATGCCGCCCTTCCCATTGCTGAAATTCATCTCCCACCAGTACAGGTCGGCGATCTCGATCAGGCCGGTGTCGCTGATGTCGCCTTTCGTGAGCGCCATCACCTGCCGCTTCTCGTGCTGGAAGATGTAGTAGGTCGAGCCATCGTAGCCGAGGATGGTGAAGTGGGCGTTGTTCACCAGCTCCTCATCAAACTCGTCGGCTGGCGGCTTCGGAGTGCTCGGGGCGGCGGTTGGCTTCGGATCTGCAATCGCTGGTTCCGAAGGCTGATCGGCGTAGTCGTGCGGCGGCAGCTCCTCCATGTGGTGCGCGGGCGGCGCATCATCCCACGGCATCACGCCATCGACGGCCTCGTCGACATCCTTGGCAACGCGGTTCTCGGCGATGACGGTGTTGATCACCGCTGCCACGGCATCCGCCCCGCGGAGCGCTGCAAGGTCGTTGAAGTCGGTAGGCCCGTGCCATTTGCCCTCTGCATCGACCTCGCCGTCCTCCCATGCGAACGGCGGCACAGCGATCAGCCCGCCAACCGAGGCCGCGGCCTTCGTGGCGAAGTGGATGCCCGGGTTCGCCACTGGCTTAGTGGTGCCTTGGTCGTTGTCGGCCGCCATGACGATGATGGCGTCTGGCTTCGCTTCACGGATGGCATCCGCCACGGCCAGCAGGTTCGAGGTGTCGAAGGTGACCAGCACCAGGTGGCCGGTAGCCTCGTGGATGCTGGCGCCGGTCGCGTAGCCCTCGCAGATGATGAACACGGGGCAGTCGTCGACCATCTGGGGACGGCCGATCGCGTGAAACAAGCCGATCTTGGCCCCGTTCTTCAGATAGTCCTTGTCCCGGGCGCCATCGCCTTTGCCGAGGATCTTGTCGGGGAAGATGCCCTGCAGGCTGTGAACGGTGCGCGTCTTATCGCAGATCGGCACCAGCAGGGCATTGTTCGTGAGCGTGAAGACCTCGCCGGTCTCACCGTTGATGAACTCCCACGGGCCGACGCGCAGGCCGTGAGCCTTCACGCCCTTGCGGACAAGGTAAGGATGGTCGTCGGTCGCAGGCTTCGCGGCAGCCCAGATTGCCTGGGCGCGGGCGGCGGCCTCAGCATGACGCTTGCGTGCAGCCTCAGCCGTCGCGGCCTTCTTGCGATCCCACTCCTCCTGCTGCCGCTTGCGATCAGCAGCTGACATCGGCGTGGTGTCGCGCTCGGCACGCCACGAGAATTTATGGTCGCCGTGCCGCTTGTTGCAGCCGAACTGCCCGGCAGGGCTTTTGTCGATGTGGAGGATGCACCAGCCGTTACGGCTGCCTTTGCGGTCGCCCTCGACGTAAAAACGCTCGAGAGTGCCGTCGAAATTCAGATTGTCGCCAGGAACTATATCTTGCTCCGCCATTGCGGAAAGGAACTGCTGAATTACGGCGTGGTCACTCATAAAGGTGCCCGCCATTTTGATTATTCATTTCTGACCCTGCTCCGTCCGATCTGCGAAAGAAAAATGGGCAGGCGCCCGCAGAAGACGCTTTTCAAAGCAAGGTAGCTAACCTGCTTCTAGCCCGTAACCCATTGCTGCGGCTCGTACCCCGCAGTTTGAATTCATGGAAATGCTTTGATGCTGAAATGGTGCTGCAATGATACTACAGCTTAGCCCCGATTTTGTTGGCCCAGTCCTCAATTATTTTACGAGCAGTTTCGAGACTGTTGGCAAACCCCGCAATTCCGCCCTGCGCCGACACCTGCGCGACAAAGTTCTTCTGGTCGCTGGAGATCTTGCCGCCCTTCGAGCGCTTGGTCTCGATGGCGGTGTAGACAGCGACGTCCTTGCCAACCATCTCAGGCGTAATGGTTATTTTAGTCCACCCGCCGAGGTCGCTCTGCCCAACGACCGGATCACCATTGGTGAGCGTGAGGCCCAGCGCGATCGAGCGCGGAGCTTTGATCAGCTTCGAGCCATCGGCCAGGGTAACGACCCCGGCCGGCCCGAGATTGGATAGCCACGCTTTGCCGCTGTTGAGCCGGAACAGCCTCGACACCATGCCGAGGCCCTTCAGGATCGTTTTCTGGACATTGCTTTCGGAAGCCATTCCTTTCCCCTAAGTAGTTGTGTCAGAACGGAATGTCATCGTCGAAGTTGTTCGGTTGCGGCTGCGGTGCGGACTGCTGCGGAGCTGCCTGGCGCTGTTGCTGAGGTGCAGGACGCGATTGCTGATTGTTGCCGTCACGACTCTGGCCGCCGGCGTTGTCTGGCTTTCCGCCCAGCAGCTGCATGGTGCCCTGCATGTCGACGACGATCTCGGTGGTGTACCGCTTGATGCCGTCCTTCTCCCACTCGCGGGTCTGGAGCTTGCCTTCGATGTAGACCTGCGACCCCTTGCGCAGGTACTGGGCGGCGATCTCGGCGACCTTGCCGAACAGCGACACCCGGTGCCACTCGGTCTTCTCGACCTTCTGGCCGGTCTGCTTGTCGTTCCACTGCTCACTGGTCGCCAGACTCAGGTTGGCCACGGCGTTACCGTTGGGCAGGTAACGAACCTCGGGATCCTGCCCGCACGTACCCACCAGGATTACTTTATTTACTCCACGAGCCATAACTACTTCCTCGGTTGCATTGCCTCACGCCGAATTGCGTAAGGGTTCATCTTCAATTCACGACGCGCTACCGTGCACGCCATTGTAATATTCGACTGGCCATGAGAGCGGCCAACCTTGGGCAAGGCGAACTTTCTCCAGCTCGTCCAGGGTCATGCTGTTCAGTTCGATTTCAGTCGGCACCGGAGGCAAATCGATCTGCGGCGGTGGCGGCAGCTTCTTCGGCGCTCGCTTGCGCTGGCGTGCGTTCCAGACGTGGTCGGCCCACTGCGGTGAGCGGCCCATCTTGGCGCCGTAGGCCTTCAGGTCTTCGAGGGTCTGCGCGCTGCCCTGCTCACGGCGGGATTCCTTCTGCGCTTCGGCACGCATCTCCGGCGTGATCTGCACCAGCTCGCCGTCGACGTGCTCAAGCTTGCGGGTTTTCACCTCGATCGCCTTGCCGCAGTTCGGGCAGCACGGGCCGCGCGGGGTTCCGCCGAGATCGACCTTCTGCCCAGCCTCGGCGGCCTGCTCCGGAGAAAACACCGCGAAGCAGCCGCGGCACTGGATCAGGTCGACCGCAGCCTCGCGTTCCTTCTTCTTGCCAGGCTTCTTGACCTCCCCGTTCAGCTCCCACTCGCGCTCCTCGTCGGCGAAGCCGTGGCGCTTCCACAGGTCGGCGTGGTCGAGGACGTAGCAGCACTCCTTCTTGATGCCTGCGGCGTTGGTGTACGGGCGCAGGCCCCGGCCAATCACCTGAAGGTAGCTGGCGAGGGACATGGTCGGGCGCAGGAGGATGATGGCGCCGATCGCCGGCTGGTCGACGCCCTCGATCAGGATCCCCACGAACGTGACGACCTTGACCTCCCCGGTCTCCAGCTGCTTCAGCACCTTGTCGCGATAGGCGGTGTCGTGCTCTCCGCAGAGCATCACGGCGGCGATGCCATTGGCGTTAAAGGCGTCCGCCACGTGCTGGGCGTGCTCGACGGTGATGCACCAGGCCACGGCCGGCACATCCGGACAGATCTTCAGGTACTGCTCGACGGCGTCGCCAGTGATCTTCGGCTTGTCCACCACCGCTGCCAGCTCGGCGGTCGCGTAGTCGCCCATGCTCTTTTTGATGCCAGACAGATCCAAGGCCTCAGCGGCGCCGAACACGGTCGGCTGCACGAGGAAGCCCCGGGCGATCAGCTGCTTGATGGAGATGGCCTGGATCAGCTCGTCGTAGATGCCACCCGACTGCTTGCCGAGGGGCTTGTTGTCCAGCCGGCAGGGCGAACCCGTGAAGCCGAGCACCAGCGCATCGGGAAAGGCTGCGAGGATGTCGCGGTAGGTCTTGGCGGCCGAAAGGTGCGCCTCGTCGATGATGATCAGCTTCGGCTTCCAGCGGATCTTCTTGAGCCGGCGTGCGACCGTCTGCACGGATCCCACCTGCACCTTGTGATGTAAGGCCTGGGTGAAGCCGGCCATGATGATGCCGTGCTTCACGCCGTTGTCGGTCAGCTTGTTGCTGGCCTGCTTAATAAGGGTGTCGCGGTGAGCGAGGATCAGCACCTCATTGCCGCGCGCAGCCGCGCTATCAGCAATAGCGCTGAACACGACGGTCTTGCCTGCCCCTGTTGCTGCAACAACAAGCGGGCTGCGTAATCCAGCTCTGAACGCAAGCCGCACTTTATCCATCAGCTGCTGCTGATAGTCACGCGGGATTATCTTCATCGGGCATAAGTCCGGAAGTAATGGTTTTGTCGAAACCCTATAAGGAAGGGTTATTGCGCCTGCTTCGCTCGCTCAGCCTTCAGAACGACGGCTTCCAGGTCGCACACGTTCTGGATCGTCTTAGGCAAATTCTTCCGCCAGCGATCCGGTGTTGCACGAGCCACTTTCGACTCGCGGCACAGATCCGTGAGGGTTAGGCCAACCGCGTGAGCGCGGTGCTCCAGATCGTTCAGATGCGCATAGAAAAGCTGCTGGAAATTCTTCGGGCTGCCATCCGCCTGCCCGGTCGTTTCGATGTCGCTCATAGGTGCCTCACTCAAGTAATTGTCGAGTGAGTTTATCTTATTTGATCATCGGCGTGGAAGGGATTCCGAGTATATATCGCGTCAATTGGTTATATCGCGTGAACTTCGGGTGCATTTGCTTGCGCGTTGCTCAAATATGAGCGTATTCTTAGCCCATCACCCACCACCGAGGCACGAAAAGTGAGCGAAGCCCCTTTGCTCGGGCTGGTCGAACAGACCAACGACGAGTACCACGCAGGGCCTGGCATCAGTAAAAGCAAGCTGGACGCGGTTTCTATCAGCGCGCTTGAATACTGGGATCAGTATGTAAATCCAGATCGTGAGCCGCGCGAAGAAAAGCACTGCTTTGCAGTTGGCGATGGCACGCACAAGATCATCTTGGAGCCCGGCACGTTCGAGCACACCTATGCTGTCGACTTCGACCGATCGGCGTTTCCGAACGCGCTCGACACCGCTGACGATATGAAGCGTGTGCTCTCAGAGCAGATGCTGATGACCAACGGCACTAAGGTCGAGTTGGCGCGCCGATTGATTGAGGAGGCCAACTACCCACGCAACCAGATCATGATGCTGCTGAAGCAGGATCACGAAGCCAGCATGGCGGGCAAGATCGCGATCCCCGCCCGGGACTATAAGAACATGCTCGGCATGCTCAAGGCCGTGAAAGGCCATCACACAGCCAGCGGGCTGCTGGAAGGCGCGTACACGGAGCAATCCTTCTACGCCGAGATGCCGTTCGAATACATCGACCATGAGACCGGCAAGGTCGTCCAGACCACGCACCTACGCAAATGCCGTACTGACGCCATCAGCGCCAACGGGCTGGTCATTCCCGACCTGAAAACGACCGAAGATGTGAGCGAGGTCGGGTTCGGAATCACCATCCACAAGCGTCGATATCACGTTCAGGCTGCATGGTACTTGGACATCCTCCGCTACCTTTATGGCGACGATGCTCCGGAGGTGTTCTGCTTCATCGCAGTTCAGAAGAACCGGCCGCACGACGTCGCCGTGCACATCCTCAAGGAAGACGACATTCAGCTCGGCCGCCTGATCTACCAGCGCGACCTCGCCCGGCTGAGCAACGCCATGGCGAAGAACCACTGGCCCGGCGTCGACGGCGGCAAAACCATTTACGCGAAAATCCCGCACTACGCTTTCCGCGACATGCAAGAAGCCCAATAAACTCATTTACCAGGAAGAAAAGGCATGACTAACGACAACCGTTTGCACATCAGTCACCTCAAGATCAGCAACATCCTCGGCATCGACGAGCTGGAATTCAGCCCCGATGGCTTCAACGAGATCCGCGGCAAGAACGGCACCGGCAAAACCAGCGTGCTGGAAGCCATCAAGGCAGCGACCGGCACTGGCCATGACGCCACCCTGCTGCGCAAGGGCTCTGACAAGGGCGAGATCGTGCTGGTGCTGGACGACGGCGCCGAGATCAAGAAGCGCGTCACCGCGACCAACAGCAAGACCGACGTAACCGATGCGGACGGCAAGAAGGTCACCAAGCCAGCCGAGGTGTTCCGCACGCTGATCGACGGCCTGAGCGTCAACCCGGTGGAGTTCCTGACAGCGCCGAAGAAGGATCGCGTCAAGGTGCTGCTCGAAGCCATGCCGATCAAGGTCGACGCGGCTCGCCTCGAAGACCTCAGCAAGATCCCGGTGGTGATCGACGACAGCACCCACGGCCTCGCCGTGATCGATACCATTCGCAAGCAAGTCTACGACGACCGCACCGGCACGAACCGCGCGGTCAAGGAGAAGGACGCAACCATCAACCAGCTGCGTCTGGCGATGCCGGAGGTGCCTGGCGGCGTTGAAGGCAGCGAAGACGAGCTGCGCGCTCAGGTCGAAGCGGCCACTACCGCCAAAGATGCCGAGCTGAACCGCGTCCGTGACAAGCTCGACGGCATTCGCACTGAGAACCAGAAGACGATCGATGCGCGCCGGGCCAAGCTGCAGGAAGACATCGACGCCCTGAAGGCTGCCGCTCTCGCCGAAGTCGAGGCCTTGAACGCCGCCTTTGCCGAGACTGAGCGCAAGGCCGGCATTCAGCGCGAGAAGACCATCCAGAAGCACACCGAGACTGTCACCCCCCTGAACCAGGCGCTGGAGTCGATCCGCACCAACCGCAGCGCCCATGCCAAGCGCGAGCAGGCGCTGGAGACGGTCAAGCAGATGGAGCAGGAGCTGGAAGACCTGACAGCCGATGCTGCGGCCCAGACCAAGGCCCTCGAAGATATCGACGCCTACAAGCTCGAACTGCTGCAATCGCTGCCGATCCCGGGCGTCGAGGTTCGCGACGGCGAGATCTTCCGCAATGGCGTGGTGTTCGACCGCCTCAACACCGCCCAGCAGGTCGAGATCGCGGTTGAGATCGCCAAGCTGCGTGCCGGTGAGCTGGGCATCTGCTGCGTGGATCGACTGGAATGCCTTGACCCTGAGGCGTTCGAAGCATTCCGCGATCAGGTGCTCGCCTCCGGCCTGCAATTGTTCGTCACCACCGTGAATGGTGAAGAATTCAACGTGCAGACTACCGCACAGCCTGAATAATCATTTACAATCAACGACCCAATACTTGAAGGTGAAAACATGTCACAAGAACTTGTAGCTCAAACAGCCCAGCAGGGTCAGCAACTGGCTGCGGGACGCCCGGGGCTGCCTGCCAGTGTCAACGCTGGCGCCGTGTCGATCGAGTCGGAACGTGCCATTGCTGAAGCGCGCGGCCAGATCCAGGTCGCCCAGATGTTCCCTCGGGACGTTGCAGCTGCCCGTGCCGAGCTGATGGACGAGTGCGATGTTTTCGAGTTCGCCAGCGTCGCGTTCTACGCCGTGCCCCGCGGCGGCAGCACCATCACCGGCCCGAGCATTCGTCTCGCCGAGGCGTGCGCCAGTGCCTACGGCCACATGGAGTGGGGTCACCGTGAGCTGTCCCGCGGCGACGGCAAGTCCGAGGTGGAGGTCTATGCGTGGGACAAGCAGAAGAACAACCGCCGCATCCGCCAGATCACCGTCGACCACTACCGCGATACCAAAAACGGCCCGCAGAAGCTGCGCGACAGCAAGGATATCGACGACAAGATCGCCAACGTCGCTTCCAAGCAGATGCGCGGCGCCATCCTTGCCCTGGTGCCAAAGTCGTTCGTTGAGGCCGCGTCGGCTCGCTGCCGTGCAACATTGTCCGGCGGCAACGGTGTGTCGCTCAAGCAGCGCATCGATAAAATGACGGATGCCTTCGCCCGGCTGGGCGTTACCGCCGAGCTGCTGAAGAAGCACATGGGCAAGCCGCTGAGCGAGATCAATGGCGACGATATTGTTGACCTGACCGCGGTCTTCAACGCCATCAAGGGCGGCGACAAGATCGCAGACCACTTCGGTGATGAGAAGGACGGTGACCAAGCCGCCACCGCAGCTGCCGCCACCGTGACCGCCACGGCGAAGGAAGCCACCGCCAAACGCAATGGCCCGACCGCGGCAAAGAATGAACCCAAGAGCACTCCTGTGCAAAAGGAGAGCAATTCGGTGAAAGATGCGGGAGCCGCCACCGCTGTAGACACGGCTAAGGTTGAGCAAGAAAAGTCCGGGTCTGAAGCTTCTAATGCTGCGGACACCGTAGAGCAGGCGAAGGCCGTTGAGCCTGAGCCAACCCCCGATGCTACTCCTGACCCAACGCCAGATCCGGCTCCTAACGGCGACCTGGCTCCGCAAGAGGATGACGTGTTTTGACCCAAGTCGCAGGGAAGCGATTTTTCACCCCGAAGGAACTCGTTGAACGCTGGGAAGGCCGCATCAGCGTTCGCACCATGGCGAACTGGAGGTCACAGTCGAATGGCCCGAGGTACGTCAAGATTGGCGGCCGGATTATGTACAAAATCGAAGATGTAGTCAGCTGGGAAAACTCGCGCACCGTTGGTGGCACCAGCGAATATCAAGCAGCGTAACTGATCGCGGCAAAGCCGCTAACTGGGAGACTTATGAGCAAACATGCACTGATCGCCGATATCGCCATCCGCACCAATGAATCGCAGGCCACCGTGGGCCGTGTTCTCGATGCACTGGCAACCGAAACTTTCGCCCTTCTGCGCAAGGGTGCCGAAGTACCACTACCTGGCCTGGGCAAGCTCAAAGCAGTCCAGAAGAAGGCCCGCACCGGCCGCAATCCTGCCACCGGTGAACCGATCGAGATCGAAGCCAAAGTCGTGCCGAAGTTCTTCGCCGGCAAGGTTCTGAAAGACGCGATCAACTGATCTGACTGGCGGGGCCACGTGCCCCGCCTTCAATTGCATGAGCCGTATAGAGCGGCGAGGGGGAAGGAAGGTGCTTTCGATCAAACAATCGCTTCACAAAATTCGCGACATTGCCAGCAACTGGATCAGCGATCAGGCCTCCGATGGGGCCACCGCTATGGGCAATGTTACCGCCACGCTACTGAACACCGATTTCAGTGAGCGGGAAATTATCACCATTCAAGGCGCACACGATCCAGAGCTGGAAAAGAAGCTCCGCGAATATACGCTGGAGCTAGAGGGTGGGAAAACAGAGCCCACGTCCAACATCTACGAAGGCATCACCGACCCAGACGTTTTGGTTCGCCTCGAAGCACGCATCCGCGACGCTGAACACAAGCCTGGAGCGTGGTCTGAGACGCGCCAGAGCATGGGTGGTATCTGCACACGAATCGAGCCGATCAACGTCCTCGCGCTTCCAGTCAAAGAGGATTCCTGGGCCTCCTTCTCATTCAAGCGCGACGCCTGGCTTGCGGTCGAGGCGGTCAACGCCCTGCCGGAGCTGATCGGCCGCCTCCGCGGCGCTGAGCAGGGCGAGCGTGCGGCAGATGCCGAGGTCGAGCGTCTGCAGGGCCTGCTCGAATCCGCCAAGGAAATCGGCGTCGCCGCCTGCAATCAGATCATGGCGACATCCACCGAGCCGCAGGCGTGGCTCGACGTGATCAGCGAGCGCCGGCGCCAGGCTTCGGTCGAGGGCCACAAGCCAGAGCGGGACGACTGCTACACGTCTGGCGAGTTGGCGCAGGCCGCCGGCGCCTATGCCATCGAGAGCACCACCAATCGCTACGGCGAATCGCTCAATCTCGCTGCGACAGACCTTTTTCCTTGGGACTTGGAGCACTGGAAGACCGCGGATCACCGCCGCAACCTGGTGAAGGCCGGCGCTCTGATCCTGGCTGAGATCGAGCGTCTGGATCGGGCTGAGGCAGCCAAGCCAGCCGAGCTGTACACCGAGGCCGAAGAAGCCCGCATGGACGTGGTCGGGCAAAACGGGAACGACGGCGAGCATTACTCAGCGGTGGCCGACGACTGGATCAAGTGGGATGCAGACGCATGCGGCAGAATCCCAAAGAACGTGGCTGCTGTGCGCTTCAAGGATGGCAGAGAAACCTCCACCGTCAGCGGTGTGAACTGGGCTCCGAAGTCGGACAGCTTCCGTCACACCGAGGTCGTAGCCTACCGCCTCAAGCCGGCTGACAGGGACTGGGTCGAGTGGACTGGCGAACTGTGCCCGGTCGATGACCTTGACGCCATGGTCTGGGTGCGCCTGGAGGGTGTGAGCGAGGTTCGGCCGGGCATCGCCCGCAATTGGGACTGGCGCACCGAGCCGGCGATGGGTCGCTCGCGCATTGTGGCCTACACTCTGAAGGATCCAGCGATGGCGGCGAAGCCATGAGCGCCGTGATCAGCGAGTGCGGCCTGTACCGCTACCGACTCGATCGCGACTGCGAAGGGCTGATCCCAGCCGAGTTCGACGAAGACAGCAAGGTGTTCGCCTACTTCGGGATCAACCCGTCGACCGCGGACGCCATGCTCGATGACCCGACCGTGCGCAAGTGGATCGGCTTCACGCAGCGCAACGGCGGTAACCGCTTCATCGTCGGCAATGTGTTCAGCTACCGAGCCACTGACGTGAAGGTGATCGGCAAGGTGCCGTTCCCGCAAGGCCCGCAGCACTTCACGCACCTGAACCAGATCATCGCCGAGGCCGACGTGCTGGTGCCTTGCTGGGGCGGTCGCGACAAGGTGCCGAAGCACCTACGGGAACACCTCGACCAGCTGCTGGCCTGGTTGCATCGCAGCGGCAAGCCGGTGCTGCACTTCGGCACCACCGATGGCGGCGACCCGAAGCACCCGCTGTTCCTGCCGTACACGACACCGCTGCTGCCGTTGGAAGCCAGCCCGGCGTCGTGACGCCAAGCCTCTCTGAGGCGACGCCCCAACACCACCCATCAACCACAGCGGCGCGCGTCGCCGCTAGGGAATTGTATGAGCTGGAGCCCCCAGCAGGAAGCCGCCCTCAAGGCGGTGGCAGCATGGCTGCGTGATCCAAACGGCCAACAGGTCTACCGTCTGTTCGGCTTCGCAGGCACCGGCAAGACCACGCTCGCCAAAGAGATGGCGAAGAACGTGCGCGGCAAGGTTCACTACGCCTGTTTCACGGGCAAGGCCGCGTTGGTGCTGCGCAAGAAGGGATGCCACGGTGCGTCCACCATCCACGGTCTGATCTACAAGCCGATCGACCTGGGCAACGGCAGAACCGTGTTCCAGCTGAACCCTGAGAGCCCGGCAGCCGAGGCGGCCCTGCTGATCATTGACGAGGTGTCGATGGTCGACGGCCAGCTGGGCACCGACCTGCTGAGCTACGGCACCAAGGTGCTCGTCCTTGGCGATCCAGCGCAGCTGCCGCCGGTGAAGGGCGAGGGCTTCTTCATCAATGCCACGCCCGACGTGATGCTGACCGAGGTGCACCGCCAAGCCGCGGACAACCCGATCATCCGCATGAGCATGGACGTGCGCGAAGGCCGCGGCCTGCAGCTTGGCACCTATGGCGACAGCCGCGTGATCCGCCGCAACGGCATCGAGAAGGATGAGATGCGCGAGCTGGTGGTCAGCGCCGACCAGCTGCTGTGCGGCATGAACAAGACGCGGCAGACCTTCAACGCGCGGTACCGCGCAATCCAGGGCAAATCAGGCCTGCATGCCGATGTCCACCCAGTGCCAGGCGAGCGACTGGTGTGTCTGAAAAACAACAAGGACAAGGGCCTGCTCAACGGCGGCCTCTGGGAGACGGTCGAGGTCATCTACGCCAGCGGCAAGATGGAGATGGTGGTCAAGTCGATCGATGAGCCGCATCTGGCGCACGTCGACGTGACGGTGCCGCAAGAGTTCTTCAATGGCACCGAGAAGGAGCTGGACTGGGGCCTCCTGAAGCGCGTCGACCAATTCACCTACGGCTACGCCCTGACCGTTCACAAGAGCCAGGGTAGCCAGTGGGACAACCTGGTGCTGTTCGATGAGTCGTCCGTGTTCCGTGCGGATGCGCGCAAGCACCTCTACACCGGCATCACCCGAGCCGCCGAGCGCGTCACGGTGGTCGTATGAAGACAGCCGACGTGAAGGCCGCTCTGCGTGCGCGTTTTGTCGCACCCGAGTGGTCGCTGTTCTTCGAGGTGGCCGACGCCACTGGTGCCCGGCACTCCCGCTGGGCTGACGCGGTTGCCATGAACCTCTACCCGTCGCGCGGCCTGGAGCTGCACGGGTTCGAGATCAAGGTCAGCCGATCGGACTGGCTGCGCGAGCTGAAGGATCCGACCAAGTCGGCGCCCGTCCAGCGCTACTGCGACCGCTGGTGGATCATCTGCCCTGATGGCGTGATCAAGCCCGGGGAGCTGCCGCCGACGTGGGGCCACTACGAGGTGAAGCCGGGCGGGACGATCCGCCAGGTGGTGGCGGCGCCGAAGCTGGAAGCCCAGCCGGTGACCAAGGACTTCATGGCAGCCCTCGTCCGCCGGGCCGGCGCGGTCGACGCGGAGGAGGTCAACGCGGCAGTTCGGATTGAGGTCGACCGCCTGCGGAGCATGGATCGGGACTCCGTGAAGCGCGAGGTCGAGGCTCTGACCAGTGAGGCCCGGCGCTCGATCGAGCAGCTGAAGGAGATCACCGACTTCGTCGGCCTGGAGCCCAGCCGCTACATCAACAGCCGGGAGATCGGCGAGGCCATCGCCTACGTGCTGAAGACCGGGGTGCTCGGCACCTACGCGGGCATCACCCACATCCGCAATCTGGCGGAGAAGTTCGCCAAGGACTGCGACGCGGCGATGGCTGGCATGGCTGAACCACCGATCCCGCAGGCCATCCCGCCAAGGCTCCGCCGGAAGGCCTGAACCTCGCGCCCGACCTGCGCCCGAAGCCGAATTTCGGGCGCAACTTCGGGCGCAGAACCGGCCCCAGTGCAAAAATGCAACAGCCTGAAACGTCACGGGAGTGTCTGCCGAGATCCGGCCATTCCCCCTACGTCCCGCTGTGACTTGCGCCCGACCTGCGCCCGAAACGCTTACTGCGCCCGAAGCGCGCCCGATTGACAGCGCGAGTCGCGCTGTGCAACGCATTGGTTTGTAAGGGATTTTAGGGAGTAAAACTGGCGCGCCCGAAAGGATTCGAACCTCTGACCCCCAGATTCGTAGTCTTTTCGCTAAAGTTCTCGCAAAGTCCCGATTGATCAATTATGATCATCGCATCAACGGCTTAGCCGCGAGACGCGTGCACTGTTGACCCCCTAAAATCACTGCCGACCACGGATTTCTGCGCCCGACCTGCGCCCGAAATCGCTGGCCGCAACTGAGTACCAGACTGGCCCTCCAGCCTGGCGCTCCTCGACGATGAGTGCGCCAATATGCCGAAGCTAACGAAGACGCTTGTGGATAATACGAAGGCCCCTGCAAAGGGTGACACGTGGCTCTGGGACAGCGAGGTCGAGGGCTTCGGCGTTCGCGTTCAGTACAGCGGCCGGAAGACGTACATCATCCGGTACCGCACCAACGACGCCAGCAAGACCCAGCGGAAACTGACGCTCGCCCGCTGCAGCGACATGCCGCCCGAGAAGGCCCGCGAGCTGGCGCGCAAGAAGTTCGCCGAGGTTGCCGAGGGTGGCGACCCGGCCGCAGACAAGAAGCCTCAGCCGGCCGCGAAGGAGGCCCCGAAAACCGCAACCGTGGGGATGATGTTCGAGGGCTACGTGGCGAGCATGCGGGCCAAGAACCGGGCTAGCGCCGAGGAAGTGAACCGCGTCCTGCTGCTGGCGAAGAACAACGCCGCCGACGCCCTCGGCCGCGATCGCAAAGCCTGCGACGTGGCTCCGATCGACGTGGTGAACTACGTGTCGCAGTTCTACATCGCCGGGTACCGAGGCGCCGCCGACAAGGCCCGCAGCTACATCGCCTCGGCCTACACGTGGGCGATGCGGTCGGCGAACGACTACACCGCCGAGGCTCGGCAGGACTGGGGCATCCAGCTCAACCCCGCAGCCGTCGTGGCGAAGGATTCCGGCGCGATCAAAACTCGCGACCGGAACCTCGACAAGGCCGAGCTGCGCAAGCTGTGGGCCGCCGCTGAGCCCGGCGCAGCGCATTTCTCGCCTGAGGTGGCCGCCTGCATCCGTTTGCTGATCGGATGCGGCCAGCGCGTTCAGGAGACGCTACGGATCGACGGCGCCGATATCGACCTCGATGCCGCGCTCTGGAAGATGCCTGCGCACAAGACCAAGGGCCGCAAGCTGCCCCACACGATCCCACTGCCACGGCAGGTGCTGCCGATCCTGCGCGACCTGATCCTTGAGCATGGCGACGGCCCGCTGTTCCCAGCCCGCACCAACAATGAGGGGCAGTTCGTCGGTGTCGGCGGCTTGATGGCGCATCGCAGCATCAACCAAGCGATCGGCCGCTGGCTGAACAGCCCTGAGGTGAGCATGGATCACTTCCAGACCCGCGACCTGCGGCGCACGTGGAAGTCCCGCTCCCATGACGCCGGCGTCGACCGCTTCACTCGCGACCTGATCCAGCAGCACGCCAAGAGCGACACGGGCTCGAAGAACTACGATCGGGCCGACTACCTCCCGCAGATGCGTGCAGCGATGGCGAAGTGGTCGGACTGGCTCGACGAGATGCTGACCGACCCGAAGCTGATTGCGTTCAAGCTGGCTGCCTGAGCTGACGTGACACCAAAATCCACCTGAGAGCGCCGGATCCCCCGGCGCTCATTTTTATGAGCAACGAACCATGACACCGGAAGATTTTGCGCAGGCGCTCGACCTGCGGCAGCAGGAAGCCAACAACGCCCTACGGCCCCCGGCGGTGGAATACGCCCCGGGTGATGCCGGCTACGGGCCTGAATTTTGCTCGAACGATGATTGCGGGCTGGATATGCCAGCGGAGCGCCGCCAGTGGGGCTGCAAGCTGTGCACCAGCTGCCAGACGGCCGATGAGCAGAAGGCGCGGCACGTCAGGCGCTAGTGGCCCTGGCTCTTGATCCAATCGTACTTCGCGCGGTCTCGGATCGCGCACTCGCCATACAGCAGCACCATCTTGTTGCCGAACTCGTAGACGGTGCCAAACGACGATTTACGTGGCGGCGCCTCAGGGACAATGTCGCAGACCTCCGACACCGCTGGGTCTACCTGGGCTCGATCCGCGTCGACGCGCACCTGGTAGGTCGTACCACACCCGCCCAGCATCAGGGCGATGGCCAGTGCCAAAATTCTCACTTCGCTTTCCCCTTTCCGAGCAGGCGCAAGTTCACTGCGTCCACGTTCTTCTTGAGCAGGTCGGCGCCGCTGTCGGGGAGCTTGCAGTCGGTGTAGACCAGCTTCTCAGTCTCCTTGCGCACCTCGTTGGTGATGGTGGTGTTGACGACCCTGATGTCCTTCAGCGCAGCAAGGAAGTTGATCGCCACGTCGTCGCCGCGCTTGTTGGCCTGGGCCAGGGCTTCGTTCTTCGCGTTAAGCGCTTCGAGCTGAGCGTCCTGGAGTGCCGCACGCTCCTTGGCATAGCGCGCATTGGCGATCTCGTAGCCGCCATACATGCCAGCTGCGCCGGCCGAGCCGAGGGCGAGCACGCCGGCGAGGATGAACCACGGCAAGAGAGACTGCTTGGCCGTGCCAAGCGCGATATCGGTCACAAGGCTCATCGCATGATCCTGACTCGAATGGGCGGGAAGGTTGCTGCCTCGTCGCGCCCCACCAGGTTGTTCTGGAATTTGATGGCGTTGACGTAGGTGTATTCACCGGGCGGCAGATCCGGGACGATGAAGCCGTAGACCGTGTCGTGGCAGCCGCTGGCGACCTCGACCATGCCGCCCGGGAGCGGGAACAAGAAGCCGCGGGAGTCCCGCAGGCCCGGGAAGAATTCGACCGCTAGCGTTTGCTCGGAGCAAACCTGCCTCTTGATCCCGGCGATGTCACCGACGTGGAATTTCTCGTTCGGGTACCCAGTTGCACTGACCACACCGAGGTTGTTCACCTTGAGAGGGTTTCCGCCGATCAGGATCAGCCACCCGAGGACGATGATTGAAACGAATAGAAACCCGAGGTAGAGACCCGCGCCAATAATGGCCCGGTCTCGCACACCCAGCTGAATATTCATTTGATGATTACCTTGGCTAAAATTGCCATGATAACCGATGAGCCAACTGCTGTGGCTAACCCGTAGGCAATCAGTTTGACGGGTGCAAATTCAGCCCGAGACACAAGGTCGTCGATCTTCTTTTGCATGGTTGACATCTGCTCCTGCAAGCGGATGACATTGCGATCAGTCGTCTGAACGGTGTCTTCGAGTTCTTTGAACTCAGCGCGCTCAATAGTCATTTAGGCCCAGCCCTGAAATAAGGTTCGTATTTGGGCCGACGTACATCCAGAACGTTGGTGACGTACTCCCGGTTGATATGGAAGAAGGACTGGCCGTAGCCCTTCTTGGCGACTCTGCTTTTCAGACTGGTGCGCTCAACGTGCCCAGCCCAGCGGGACGGGTCGCAGCCCTTGGTGTTGGCACACAGGCGCCGGTCTTGGAGCACGCCACCTTCGCCGCCGTTGTAGGCGGACAGCGTGAAGGAGAGGCGGTCGCGGTCGGTGGCGGCGTCGCGCTGGCGGCGGTAGATCGACTTGTCCATCTCGACGATGGCGGTGAGCTGGTAGGTCGGGTCAGCCCACTTGGCAGTCGTCCACCCGCTCAGGGAGGCGAACTGCTGGCGCAGCTCCTCCTGTTTGTCGAACCGCACCGATCCATCGGCACGATAGGCGGTGGTGACCTGGCCGAGGCCACGCCCCCACTCGCGGGAGGTCTTCAGCTGCGCGGTCGGGTTCCAGCACTTGGAGTGCTTCAGCGAGATGCAGGACTCCTGCTCAACCTGCGCCGCCAGGAACGACGGCATCGGCGCGTCCGGCCAGATCGAGCGCTGAGCGCCTACCAGGGTTGGCAGATACTGGGTCGCACGAGCCGGAACGGCGTCGACAGCGGCGGCCGGCGCGGACAGCACGACCTGCGCCATCAGAGTGAGCAGGAGCCGCTTCATCAGGCTTTCGCCCACATCACAAGGGCGAGGACGATCAGCGCGACGAACAGCACCAGCGCGCTCGCGAGGATGCCTGCGGCGGTATTGCCCTCCTCGGTCTGCTCCACCAGCGTGGACAGGTGGATCTGCGGAAACACGATGCGGCTGACGATCACCGCCACGCCGGCTAGCACAGGCGCGAACACGAGCCACTGCAGCAGCGTCTTGAGCATCGACATATCGATGAAGCAGAGGGCGATGATCGAGGGGATCATCAGCATCCAGGCCGACTTGTCGGCGAGTGCTTTGGTACGTTTGAAGGAAGTCATGGGGCGTCCGCTTTGTTGAGTGACTAAGCGGAGGTTGATGTCACGACGACATGGCGCCCATGCCGGGCCTGACGGGTGGTAGGAGCGCCATCCGTGGCGCGAGGTGGATCAATCCAGCGGGAACGAGACGCCATTGAGCGAGACGTAGCCACCAACCGGGCCGGCCGCGTAGATCACGTTGCCGTTCGGGTAGACCTTGATCACGCCGGCTTCACCGTTGGCGGCCACGAGCAGCGTCTTCACGCCAGTGGCTGGTCGATTGCCGGACGGCAGGGTGAACATCAGAGTACCCGGCGCGGTGACGCCAGTGCTCATCAGGTCGCCGTTGAACTCAAGCGTGTTTCCGACCTTGCGGTAGCTAACACGGTCGCGCGGCTCACTGGTGGTCACCGGGTGGCTGCCCCAGCCGTTCAGCGGAGATGGGAAAACCCACGCTACCGGAGCCGGGGTGCCGGGGTCAGTAGGAGTGGTGCCGCCACCGGTGCCGACCTTGCTGTCGACGTAGGCTTGGGTCGCGAGGGTATTCGCGCCGACTGTGATCCGGCCATCCGGACGAAGCAGGAACTCGGCGCCAGGGCCGACCGGCGAGGTGGTTTGAACCGAGACGGTGCCGTCAGTCAGCTTCTCGATTTTGCCACCGGTGGTGAAGTAAACAATGTCAACTGTGATGTCTACGGACATGAGGAATTCCAATAGTGTCGCTGCAAAATTGCGGCAACACTATTGTCTGCTCACGACGAGCGGTTTAATTAAGTATTAAGCCACTCGGGAGCCTCTGGGCGGGACTCCTTCGCCGGGAAAGCCTCAGCCTCTGTCCAGCTCCGCAACGCCTGCCGGTAGCCTTGCAGCTGGACATACTGCTTGGCCGTGAGCGTGGTACTGGCCTTCACCTCGATCTCATCCCGGTGGCGCGCCACGATGCCGTCCGTGGCAGTCAGCTCCGCATCGCGCCAGGCGCGCTCGATCAACGCCAAGGTTTCCGCTGATGGTGGAGGAGGATCGACCAAAATCGGGCGTCCCTTCTTGTCGGCCACGATGTGCTTGCCAGCTGACTGGCCCTCGAACAGCTCAGCATAGAGTTCGTCGGTGATCTCAACGGCGTCATCTGGCATATTGTCGCCATGGATCTCGCGGCTATAAAAGCCGGGTGTTGAAGCTGAATAGAACATTTTCTAAACCCCTTAGTAGCCGGTAGCCATCCAATCGAAACCAATTGAAATTGGGGCTGCGTTGTAGTTCGAGTAAACCAAAGCCTGCGAATTACTTCGCTGGTTGACGCCGCAAGTGAGTGAATAAGCCGGACTGTTCCACCGCGGACTGCAAATGAATCCCAGGCAGGCGTTCGGGAACGCGGTAGGGAAGTTGATCCACACCTGCCCATCGTTGCCGGAAAGGCCACCGCCCCACTGAATAATTGTGCCGCCTGGCAGCTTCTGCCATCCATTCGCGCCCAGGGACCGCTGGTAGGCGAATGTGCTGTCGATGAAGCTCGCCATTTGGCCGGAGCTGACAACCCAAACCGTGGCGCCGATGGATGTGAACGTGACGGAGTCGCCGCCGCGGATAGTGATTGCGGCATGCCCGCTGGTCTGGTTGCCAACAAAGAGGCCCCACAGAGTGTCAGCACCCTGGCGTGAAATCGCGCACGACGTGGTTTGACCAGAGACGTTGTAGATGGTGATCGAGGCGCCTTGAGACACCGAGTTCGCCGGTGGCAAGTAAAAGGTTTGCCCACCCGAGTTGTTGATGGCGTTCATGGCGCCAACGTGCGCACTGGTAAGTGTGGCGCTGCTGGTCAGCACGTTATAAGTGCTGAACTCGTGACCCCGAGCCTTCATCGCGTCCACGTTCACCAGCTGCCCACCAGTGGCGAAACGCGCAGCTGTTGGTGCAGTCGGGGTGCCAGTAAAGGCTGGCGATGCCTCAAGGGCCAAATTGCCCTGGTCGCTTGAATCAACAGTTGCCTTCAGCTTTCCGGCCGCACTCCAGCCAATCTTGACGGTGTTGGCCAACTGCCCGACGCCAGTACCCTGCTGAACCGGGGTGAAGCCGAGCCCGTTCTGCTTCCCTGCCAGGCCAGCCTGAACGAACGCGGTGCTGGCGACCTGCTCGGTGTTTGTGCCAGGCGCAGCGGTCGGAGTGGTTGGTGTGCCGAGCAGTGCAGGGCTGATGAAGTCGGTCTGCTGAAGCTGAATGTTGCTTCCGTCGCACCAGACTTTGCTGCTTCTACCCGAAGTAACAACGGTGCCGCCTCCAGCTGCCGTCTTGCAGGTGATAGTGAAAGCGCCTGTGGTCGCGTTCACGACCAGCCACTTGCCCGCTTGGCTGGGGAACACAACAGCGATGTTCGCTGTAATGGCACCGGTCAGAAGAATGATCGGGAAGCCGTACTGCGCCTGGGTAAGCGTGACGTTTACACCGCCTGCTACGTTCACGGTCGCGACGCCGTTCACTGCCCGATTGACGAACTCATCGTTCGCCAGCTTGGTGCTGGTGTCGCCAACAGCCTGCGTAGGCGCGGTCGGCGAGCCAGTCAGCTGCGGGGAGTTCTTCGGCGCCAAGCCTTCGGGCACGAGCGCGCCGCTTTCGAGGTCGTCGACGTGCTTTTTCAGCCAGGCGGTACGGTTCGCAAGCCCCAGCAGTGGTGCGTTGGTCTTCGAGCCGACACCACCGTCGACGGGGTCAACGATCTCGATCTGATAAATACCAGCATCGTACTGGACAACTTCCGGCTGATTTGCCATGGGATTACCTTAGAAGGAGATGATCCACGACCCGCTCAGCGAGACGTCGGTATCTTTATTGAGAGCTGCACTGCGGACTTTGCGGGCGTAGAGCGCGCCGCCTGCCGTAAAGAGCCCGAATTCCATGATCGCCATCCCGTTGTTCTCGGATGCCGATAGGCTGAAGTTGAACTGCACCTGGTTGGTCGCCGGGTAGGAGGTCGCGTCGACGGCTTTCGTGTAGGCGCCAGTGAGCGCCGTGTTGCCGCCGGCCGGAGCCGTGCCGTTCGTGCCGAACCCGATCTGGGCAATGTTCTGCCCGGTGAATGCGCCGCCGAGCAGCTTAGCGTGGATCTGCTTCGAGTTGTCGACGATCAGGTTGCGTTCTTCAAAATGCTCGACCAGCACACCCGCGACAAAGATGTCGAGCGAGAAGTGGCCGGTCGGCTTGCCTTCGAAGTTGTCGATGAGAGTGGTCATAAAAGGCCTGCGCGTATGTCGTAGCCACGATAGTGGTGTCACGACGCACGGCAGACCTACTCATTGACCGTCAGGCCGCCCTGATAGTTGATCTTGCTGTTCCGGAAGCGCTGGGAGTTGTAGGTGTAGCCGAAGTTGATTGTCAGAACGGTTGAATCCTCCGGCTGGGTGAGCGCGTCGGTAAAGGTGGAGAGCGCCAGCCGACCTGCTAGGTCATCGCTCGCTCCCGCGAACTGATCAATGAGGCCTGGTCGGACGATCCAGTTTACCGCTCCGTCCGTTGGCGGGGTGAGCGTGTCACGGATTGAACCGGCCTTCAGCGACAGCGCGCGCAGATGGGTACCGGCAGCCCGCAGCCGCTCGATGATCAAGCGAACGCGATCGGCAAATTCCTGCTGGTCATCGCCGCTCAGAAGATCGTAGCCATACTCCACGTCGAACAGCCCGTAGCGCAAATAATACTCGGTCGAATAGGTATGGGCGGAGTCGTGGCGGAGAATGGAATTGTAGGTCGGCACGGCATCGCCGTACTCGACGACGTCGGTGACCTTGGTCTTCTGCCCAGTGTAGTAGCTGATCGCCGCTTCCATGGCGACGTTGTTTGCCCGCGGCCGAACTACTTCGGCGATGATGCGCGGGCCGTAGCTGGCGTCGTTCTCGCCCTGCTGCCGCTTGACGCCATAGAACTCACCCAGCTCGTCGATCCAGGCATCCTCTGCGGTGAGGATGCTCATCTGCCGGATTGCCTGCGGGATCTGCGCCTTGGCGGCCTTCAGCTCGACGGCGGCAGGCTCCAGGAACGCCCATGTCAGGCTGGTGTAGGCGTAGAGGTGATCGCCATTCGACAGAGCGATATCGCCCGAGGAGTCGATCAGCACCCGGGCGGACAGGGACAGCACATTACCGCTTGCTGCGCCCGGGATGGAATAGCCAGGCTGGGCAGCGATGAAGGAGATCAGCTGCCTGAGGGTGAGGCTCAGGAGGTCGACGGTCAGATCGGAGCCGGGGCCGCCGACAACCTTGGTCGTCAGCACGCCATCGGTGACATCCCACGTGAGGCCGCCATCGTACTGGATCCGCAGCGCAAGAAATTGCTCCGGGTCAGGATCGAAGACGCGGTGCAGCAGGCCGAGAAGCTTCTGGGTCAGTTTCATGTGATAGAAATGCTCCCAGGCATGAGCTTCTGCTTGGCCGTCACCGTGACGTTGCTGGACGGCGTCGTGGGCACGAAGTCGTAGACGCCCTCGATGTCCTTCACGAGATAGATGATCTCCGCCATTACGGCCGGTTGCCCGATATCCAGACCTTGCAGATAGGCGAAGACAACCCTCTCAGCCTCGGCTGCCAGCGTTGGCTGGTCGTATCCATCGTCGGCGATCAGCGTACCCACGACGGCCTGGATGACCTCCTCGGCGGCGTAGACCGGCGTCTTGATCCCAGAGGCCTTGTAACCAGGCACGGCGACGCCGTTGTCCTGATAGTAGCCCTCGATGATCTGCTGAGCCCGCGCCACCAGCGCGATCGAGGTGCCGCCGATGCCGTTGTGGATGTAGCACTCCACCAACGCGATCGGCTGGAGTGGGTTGGTGAGATAGGGCTCGATAGTGACGGCCGCCGAGACGCGCTCGATGATGTTGCCGTCCGCATCGGTGAGGGTCGCAGTGCGCAAGCCATAGCGCAGCGCAGAGTTCGTGGCCCGGCTGATCGAGTCGATGTAGGCGGCAAACCGCAGCTTGCGCTCCTCATCGGTCTCAATGTCCTGCCCGCTGGAAAAGGCGTTCAGGTTGGAGGCGCTGACGAACGCCGGCGGCGAGGGCGTCAGCGTGAAGTTCTGCCCGGCAGCAACGTTGCCTGCCGTGCCGGTCACGTCAGCGCGCACAGTGATGTCGATGAACGAGGCTCCTGCCGGAACGGTCGTGTCCTGCAGCGAGGTGTAGGTGGACGCGAGGCCGGCTGCCGCGAAGGTGGTTCCCGCCTGGATCACGCTCAGGTCATCGGACGGCGTCAGCTCGACACGGATCAACCCGGCCGCGTTGATGGCTGGCAGCTTGTCGAAGCTGAAGCTGTTGTAGACCGCGACCGGGATCGCCTCCTTCACGCCAATGAAGAACTGCTGGTACAGCTCGTCGATCTCAGACGCGACGGCCTCGACCATCGTGCGGACGACCGACCCGATGTTGTAGTCGCTGATCTTCTTGGTGCTCGCCTTCATCCAGTTGATCATGGATGCGGTGATCGAGACGAAATCCTTTACCTGAAAAGCCATTTATACGCTCGCATCGACTTGTATTGAGTCGCCTGAAATCGGTGTGACATCCGCTTGTGCAGAGAGGACATCGCCGCTGCCGGTGGTGGTGATCTTGTTGATGCGTCTGAGGCGTGGTTCCTGTTCGAGGGCATCCTGGACATCCATGCGCCCGATGAGCACCGCGACTGCGGTGTTCTTGCTGCCTTTGCGGCGCTGGATCTTGCACCCGTATTCAGGGTGGTAGATCAGCTCGCCCGGGTCGGTTCGGATCCGATGGTTGATCGCCTGCTTCAGATTCTCGCGTCCCGACACGACCGCGAAGTCGCCAGTTTCAGGATCGACGGTCAGCCTGCCGTTGCGCAGCTGGCAATCCGTCAGCAAGACGTTGGTGGCTTCGCTGTCGCCCTCCGACGACTCGGCGACCGTTGACGGGATCTTGATCTGCTGACCGGTCAGCAGCACCCGATCGCCGGCCAGCGCTTCATCATCCGTGATGAACGGCGGCACCAGGTCATTGAGCCAGAGCAGCCTCGCCCATTCGTTGGCATCGCCCAGCTCGCGGAAGGCGATCGTCTGGAGCGTGTCGCCGTGGTGCGTTCTGGCGAACCGGTAGCCGGAAATCTGCTTGGTGAAGTCCGTCATGCGATCACCGACATGCCGGAGTTCACCGCGCTGAGGTTGGCGCCAATCGTGGTGGGCGTGAGCGTCGTGGTCACCAGGTCAGCGCTCGCGAGGTTCCTCAGGCCAATGGAGGCATTCTGAGTGACCACGACCGGGGAGGCTGGGGTCTGTGTCACCGCGGAGAAGGTGTTCGTGTTCGACCCGGAGTAGACGGAGATCGACCGGCCGCCGGACGTAGACGAGCAGTTCGAGGCGCCGTAGAGGTCGGAGTAATCCTCGTAGCCGAGGGCCGACTTCGCGTTGCGCAGCAGGCAGAACAGGTTCGTGAACTCGCGCACGACGTTCATGATCGCCGCCTTGGCGATGTTCGGGATGTTGATCACCAGCGCCGCGGCTCGGAAGATGTTCATTGCCGCAGCGGTCGCCAGCTGCGCGACGCTGCCCACCTGGCGGATGATGCCGACGCCGGCCGTGACGAAGTTGCGGACGGCCCCGAGCAGCTTCTGGGTTTTCGCCACGAAGGCCTTCACCGGTGCGATGATCGTCCGGTCGATCCAGCGGTAGGCCTCTTTGACCCTGTTGGTGATGTTGTTGATCGACATGGTGAAACTGTCGATCCACGAACCGATCGTGCCGAGGAAACCGCCGAAGGCCGTGTCGGACAGAAGATCCTTACCGGTCACGTCGCGGGACAGCATGACGAAGTTGAAGCGATACTGAGCCAGAAGCGGCCGGCTCTTGCTGCGCTTCAGCTCGAACACCCGCGGCGCGATCACCCGGGAGTAGTTGTTCAGGGTGTCGACCAGGATCAGTTTGACCATGGCCGGGTCGTCGCCCTTCGCCACCGCGGCGGCACGACGGGCATGCCAGTCCGAGTAGGCGAAGTTCTTCAGGTTCGCCAGGCGCTCGATCCCGCCGCTGTCATTGCTGGTAGCGCGCCAGCCAAGGGTGCCCGCGTAGGTGCCCTCCTCAAGGCCTTCGCCGAAGCTATCAGCCCACGCGCCGCCCAGCGTCTGGTTGACCGACATGCGGCTCGGGAAGCCGATAGAAAGCTCCTCCGGACGAATCAGGAGGGTCATTTCTTCGTTCGTGCCGGCAGACTCGTCGTCCATCACGAAGGTGATGGGACAATCCTCTGCTTTCTGAGTGGCGGGCGTAGTTAAGTCCATGACGCCATGGTGGCGTCACGACGTTCTTACATCTGCTGTGGCGGTGCGCTCGCCCCGGCGTTCGGGTTGGTGTGGACGTTGTAGATATCACGGTCGCCCTGCATGCTGCGCACCTTGTCGGTGATGTCGCCATCAGCCTTGATGTTGCCGGTGAAGTGCGCGTCCGGCGTGTCCACCGTGACTCCACCAGGCGCGACGAGGGTTGCCGCGCCAGTCAGCGTGGCTGCGAGAGTGGCGCCGGTGACCGTGATGGCTCCGGACGGTGCAATGTCGAGCGTGGCGACAACCGATCCGGCACTGGCCACCGTCAGGTGCACATGCGGCGCGGTGCCGGTGTTGTTCTTGATTGCCCACTTCTTGTCGAAGTCCTTGCCGGTCAGATCCTCGTGCTCAGGCGATGTGCCAATGCGCAGATAGGTGCCGCTCGGGTGAGACCACTCGACGTTACCCTTGCCGTCGATGGTTTGGTAGAAGTCCGAGGCGTGCCGATCAATCTTCCGGTTGGGATCCTTGAACGTCATCTGGCAGATTTGCGGGAACAGGAAGCCCACCACATAGGGGTTGTTCTCGCACCAATCCACGATCGCAACGATATCGCGCCCGGTCTTCAGGCTGGCGTTCCACTTATCGCCACCTGGTGCGGGAGTCGGTGCAGCCAGGTCGTTCAGGCCGGTGTTCGTGCTGGCAGAACTGGACATGATCTGGACGCCAGACAGCCGCGAGCCGTCGCTGAGCATAACCAGGTCGCAGGAGTGGTCTTCAGGATGCAGGGCAACCACGCGCGCCCTTTTCGACGTCGAACTCATTGTACAAGCTCACTCAGGTACGGCGAATCCACGCCGCCCGCCATTTTGATGCGGTTGGCAAAGCCAAGTCCGCGCTCGAGTATCAGGGTGGTGTAGAAGCCGCGAAACGGCAGGATCTGGTGCGACACCGACACGACGTAGTAGATCGCCTCAAATGTTCCGCGCCGTAACCTGACGTAGTTGCCCGCGCGGATCTTCTCGTTACCCTTGATTCGCATGGTGCCTCGCTCAAGGATGCTGTTGTCCTTGTTCTGGGCGACAAGGAATTCGCGCCGGACTTTCAGCCAGTCGAAAATGTCGGTGTCGCGCTTATCGTGCTCCTGCTCGGTTAGGCCGGACTTCACGTTCTTCACGTTCGGGCCGCCGAGGGTGGTGTTGAGCCACATCAGGCGAGTGCCGTAGAGCGCGGCCGAGCTGTTCGGGTACTCCGACAGATCCACGGTTTTGCGATCCTCGCCGCTGTAGCCCATCTGGCGCTGCAAGGTGTCGCTGTTCAGGCTGAAGGCCGGCGCCGAGACCCAGAAGAAGTTGCCCACGCCATCATCGGAGCGGGTCACGTTGAGCGACTGCACGTCCTCATCGGGGATATCGAACAGGTTGAGCCGGGTGGCGTCCTGGCTGCCCATGTAGCTGGTGGACGGGCTCGCGGTGACCTTCTGGTCGATCGGATGCCCGTTCAGGTCGAGCGCCGGGTTCTGGCGGTACATGCAATACACGCCGTCATCGTCCTCGTTGATGAACAGCTCGTTGAAGGCACCGACATCGAGGTAGTTGCGCAGCAGCTGGTAGATCGTGCCCTCGACGGACTGGATGCCGGCGATACCCACGGCCCCCTCGACGATTTGGTCAGCGTTGAGCGTGAGCAGGGGGAAGCCGCTCCCCTCGGGCAGAAGCTTCTTCAGGAACGGGTTGATGATCTGCTCGACAGCGACCTTCAGGAACTCGACGTTGGTCAGCGCATTGCTGAAGCCGGCGCCGAACTTATCCATGAGCTTGAACGCCGAGAGAATGTCCTGACCGAAAATGTAGGAAGGGCCATAGAAAATCTGGATGATCTGCCAGATTTTCCCGTAGTCCTGCCCGTGGATGGTGACCGTCCTGTTCGGCTTCCCATCAGGGGACATGTCCTCGTTCCGGCTAACACCGGAGACGAAGCCACGCATGATGACCGGCAGCTGGTTCTCGTTCCACCTGGACGGTGAGTGCTGAGCCCGGATCTCGATCAGATCCATCGGCTCGATGATGCCGTACAGCGTCTCCAGGCCGCCGGTGTCGGTGGGCAGGTCTGGGATAGTGATCGAGAAGCCGCCGGCGGGCTCCTTGATGCTTTTCATGGTGTTGATCGCCGCGCGGTCGCCAAGCCACCGATGCAGGTCGATCGAGCCATCCGCGCCCTGGAAGCGAGCGGATGTCGGAGTGGAGCCGTCGACGGTCTTGCGGTTGACGGTCTTGATCAGGCGCACCTGAAACCGAGGCTGGTAGACTTTCATTTTCATGGGTTAGTACCGCTGACGGTAGGCTTGCCGACCGTGGTGTTGATGGTGGCGTCGTTGACTTTATTGCCCGACTGGTCGCGCATTGTGACATCAACGTTGACGTTGTGCTGCATCGACGCAGTTGTTTGGCCGGATGCAGCCAGTTCTCGTTTGCGGCGCTCGATCGCGGGAACGTAATCCTCGTTGACCGCGCCCCATTTGCTCTCGTCGTATCCGCCATGATAGCTGCGCAGCATCTTCTCGGTGTTGCCGCCGTACTTGGCTTTGCGCTCCTTCATCAGCTCGTCGTACATGTAGAACGAGTCTTCGGTGTTGGTCGGGTCGAGCTGGCGGCCGACGCGCCGGGAGAACGTGTCGACGTTCTTCGGCATCATCTGGTGCAGTCCGCGCGCACCCGCGCTGCTCACGGCGCCGGAGTTGAACGAGCTTTCCTGCATCATCAGCGCCGCCGTGGTGCCTTCAGGGAGGCCGGCCTTGCGATCAGACTCAGCCGCCCGGGCCAGCAGCTCCGGCGTGGCGCCAGACACTCTGGAACCGCCAGAGGCCTGCCCCGGTGTTGCTTGGCTTGGCGATGCCGCCGGGCCTGGCGAAGGAGCGGCAGCATCGGCTGGAGATGCGGGAGTGCTGCTGGTCGACGGCGTGACGGTTGGGTTCAGCATGGCGGAGCTAGCCGCTTCGAGCTTGGCCTTCTCGCCTTTGTATCGGGCGTCCTCAGCCTTGCGCGCGGCGGTCAGATCCGCGCCAGCGCTATCGACCCAGTCCTTCGCCTGCTGCTGCTCGTCGGTGAGCCCCAGCCCGGTGATCTGCTTCACCAGCGGGGTGATCTCCTTATAGTTTTTCACGGCCTTGCCGTACTCGGCGGCGAGCGGGCCATTGTCGACCGCGTCCATGCGCTTTTGGTGTTCCGACTTCGCCTGCTCTTTCTGCGGGCTCATCGGGTCGATGCCGGCGAGCTTGAGCACGCCAGCCTGGATCGAGCTGAGCATCGGCAGACCCTGCTCGGCGATCCGCACCATGGCGTTCGCGCCGTCGATTGATGCCTTCCTGGCCTCAGAGCCGATCGTGTCTTCCTGATTCTTGGACGCGGTGTCCTTGACCATCGCATCCTTCTGAGCCTCAGACAGCGAGCTGTTCGACTCGATCTCGCTCAGCTGCGAAACGCCGGTCGCGTTGACATCCTTCCAGTTGATGCCCAGCCGCTGCATGCGCTTGAGCATGGCGTCGTTCTGCTTCGGATCGGTCGACATCCATGTGGCCGCCTGCCCGTAGCTGGTGCCGAACGTGTTCTTGAACGCGTCCAGCATCAGCTCCGGCGGCCGGCCCTCATACTGCTTAATCAGCTTCTTCTGAAGGACGCTGACGTTGGTCTCGTCCGAAGTCCACGAACTCAGCGGCGACCCGCCGCCAAAGCGCGAGTAAAAGCGCGACATTGGGGAGTCGGCCCCGAACGTGGAGCGGCCGGTACCGAACGCGCCACCCTCCAGCTGGATGGCTGCCTGGATCGTGTTGAGCCCCTGATCCTTCTGGAGCGTGGAGTTCATGAAGTTCTTGCCGGCCTCGGTGATGCCACCTTGGCGGATCGAGCCGTCGATGCTGCCGATGATGCTGGCTGCGGTAGTCGGATCCATGCCCGCCATGCCGGATTTCTCCAGCCCTGCGAACCGCGACAGCCAAGCGGCCGAGTTCGGGCTGGTCAGGCTGGTGCGGGCAGCGCTCTCCATGTAGCGGCTGAGCCCAGCCAGCACGTCCGCCATGCGAGGCAGGTCGCCGGCCTTGGCAACGCTCTCGCCGATCAGCAGCGCCAGGCGCTTGTTGTCGTCGGCATTCTGGGTAATCCCCATGCCCTTCATCTGACCGAAGAAGTCCACGCCGGCGGACGGGGCGAGGCCGAACGAGCGGGAGAAGCCGACACCGACACCGACCTCGTCGCGCAGGCCTCCGAGGTTCTTGTCGGAGCCGGAGAGGTTAGCGTAGCGCTTGGTCAGCGCGACCGCCTCTGTGTCGCTCAGGCTGAATTCATCGGCGAGGCTGCGCGTCTTGCCCTGCAGGTCGTTGAACGAGACGTTGGTGTCGCCCAAGGTGCGCTTGAGCGTGTCCATGCTGATGGCGATATCACGGGCATCCCCGATCACGCCGAGCAGGCTTGTCAGCGAGCCGGCCAGGCCGCCGACGATCGCACCGATAGGGCCACCGGCAAGGCCGCCAGCGAGGGCGCCAGAGGCGACGCCACCGGCCATACCGCCGACTTGGCTGGCAACCCCACCGGCAACGCCCGCAGCGCCACCAGCGGCTGCCCTGCGCCAGCTGCTGCCGCCTGTGCCAGGAGTCCGATCATCGCCACCACCACCACCACCACCGCCGCGACGGCGCCCACCGCCGCCGCTACCGCTACCGCCGGTTCCTGACGGCGCCGGAGCATGAGTGACTTCCTCAACAGCGCTCGGGCGCAGCCGTTTGAGCATGGAGGCGGCATGCCCGGCGCGCTGGTTCTCATCGAGCCAGACCTTACCCCAGCGAACCTCATCGAACGACTTGCCGCCCTGACCGCCAGCCTCAAGGGCACGCTTCAGCCCGGGCGACATCCGCACCATGGCGTCGAACTCGGCTCGCATCTTCTTGACGGAGTCGAGAGTGACGCTGTTGACCGGATTGAACTTGATCTTCCCCGCCTGCTGAGCAGTCCGCCCGAGGTTGTTCAAGGCATCCTGCATCTGCTGGATCTGCTGCTGGACGTCCTGCTGGTTCAGCTCAGCGTTGACGGGGATCTTGATGCTCATTCAGGTCAGGTCTCGATGTCTTCCCAGTCGCCCGGGTCGGGAGGGCCTTGCTCGGCCGCAAGGGCTTGTTCTTTGGCTAGTGCCCTGGCTTCAATTTCAGCCAGTTCAGCATCTTCATCGAAGTCGTCGTCCTCGATCTCTTCTTTCGCAGGGTTTTCGAGGTAGTGGTGCGCCCAATACTCGGTTTCGATCTGCTCAAGCGTGAGATCCAGAAAGCGCGGATCAATCGGTGACAGCTGATACTTATTGCGAAACCAGAAGCTAAGTCGCTTCGACAGATCCCGGCCCGCTGCCTTCGCTTGGCGGGTTCTTTCCTTTGCGAAAAGAGCCCTCCTTGACGCGGAGCGACGCGTAAACCTTCAGGATTTTCTCGTGGGTCTCATCATCGAACGGATCCATCTCATCGAGATCCCAGCCGTGCGGGGCTTCGACGGTCAGAGCCTTCAAGGTGGAGATCCAGCCTGCGACCGTGGCGAGGAAGTTGGTCGGCGTCTCGACGCCCTCGGTCAGGCGAGAATATTCGGCTGCAATGCGCAGCTCGTCGCGCATCGTGCGCTTGGCGAAAACAAACTGGCCGACGCCATCGACGTCGACGTGAAAATCGGTAGCAGCAGGTGCGCGGCTCATGACAACTCCTGATCAGGTTGGGGAAAAATCTTCATGGACATTGTCCGGTCACGACAAAAAGGCCGCACGGGGCGGCCTTTCTGCTTTCAGCGATGGCGGTGATTAGGCGCCGGTGCCACTCACGTTGAGGGCGTTGAACTGGCCGGAGCCCATCAGGATCGCGTGCTTGGAGACTTCCAGGTCGCCAGAGGCATACGAGCAGCCGATGTACTTGCGCAGGAGCACGCCATCGTCCTTGGAGTAGGTCTCGATGTCGAACACCAGGCCTTCGAGCACAGCGTCGCCATTCTCGGCGAAGATGCCGCGCTCACGCATCTTGTCGTTCTCCAGGATCATCCGGCTAACGGTGAGCGTGTGACGCGCCATGGTCGGCACGTACTCTTGAACGTGGATGTCGCCGATGCCGGAAGCAGGCTCGGGCGAGTAATCGTCGTTCATCCGGACGGACTGGATCACGCCGACCTGGAAGCCATCGTAAGTGATGACGATCCGGTTACCACTGCGGACTTTGCGGTTCTGTTGCATGGTCTACCCCTCCTTACGCCGAGGCAGTGCCGGTGAAGATCTTCAGGGAGATCGACACAGGGATGTAGTTGATCGGGATGACCGGAGAGGCCTGGCAAGCAACTGCCAGAACGTCGCCGTTCGCCGTGACGGTGAGGCCCTTGTACGGAGGGTTCTCTTTGTTGCCGGCCAGCACGCCCGGGCCGGACGGCTCAGGCACCGACAGAGCCTTGAGGCAGGTGTCGGCGATGCTGTAGGCGCGAGCCAGGTTGACCTGGTTGTTCTTCTCGCCGCGCAGCACGTCGAGAGCATCACGCAGCGCTCGGGCAGTGAAGTCGGTCGCCGCGCCGCAGGACTGTTCAACCTTGTTGAACTTGGTGTCCTTGAGCCAGGTGCTGATCGACTGAACGACCTTGTAGCCCTTTTTGGTGTCCTCGATGCAGAGGATGCCACCGGTGATCAGGACGTCGGTGTCGGTCGGGTTGCGCAGCTTGCGCTCCAGGCCGCTGACGTTGATCGTCTTGTTGCTCAGCGCGGTGCCGGGGCTCACGCCGGAGAACATGCCGGTGAGCAGCGCGGCCATGTAGGTGGCCGGGAACAGTTGCAGCTTACCGGCGGCGTTGTAGTCGTAGTACCCGATGTGCACGAGCGAGGTGCGGTCGCTGTTCAGGGCCTTGGCGAACATGATCGCATCCGCGTCACTGGTGCCAGCGGCAGTCCCGACGATCGCGCGGCGCTCCATGCGGCCGGCGTTCGACATGAACTGGACGTGCGCATCAGCCATCGCCCAGATCGCTGGGTTCGAGCTGACTGGCGAGATCCACTGAGCGTCGACGGTTTGCAGGGTAGAGAAGGCAGCAGACCACTCGGGAGTGCTGGTTACGCCATCGCTGCCGCCGCTGAGGTACACGAACGAGGTCTGCACCGGTACCGCGCCAGCGTTGGCAGCTCGGGTGGCGGTCACGAAGCCTTCGCCGGTCGAGTTGTACCAGTCGATCAGCGCTTGCAGGTTCGCAGTGACGACGATCGGGGAGGTCTTGACGTCCGCAGACACCACGTAATCCAGACCGTTCAGCGCGGTCAGATCATCGTTCGCGCTGTCCGCCATCGACGCCGAGAAGTTTGGCACGGTGTTGATGTAGTCGACGACCTGCGCATACGTGGTGTACGTGGTGAGGTCGATGGTGGCTACGGTAGTACCGGAAGGTGCCTGAAGCACGACGGTGGTGCCGGAGACGTTCATGGTCGCCGTAACTTCAGCGCCGGTGTACTGCACCGAAAATGCATCGCGAGCGATGTTGTCCTTGGTGTAGTAGTCGTTCTGATACTGCGTGGTCGCGCTCAGACCAGCAACCGAGCCCGCTTCGAGCTTGGTCTTGATCTGGTTCGTCCAGAGGCCGTAGTCGGTCGACGCCAGGTTGATCGCCGGCTGACTTGCAGCGTCGAGCAGCACCAGGGAAGCCCGAAGTGCTGGGTTCACGCGGATGCCGTACACGGTGGACGGGCCGCCGGTGTCGTTGCTCGGCGCGAACGCCTTAACGATGGCGTCCAACAGCGGGCCGCTGCGCAGAACAGCCTTGGCTTCGGTCGGGCTGCTGAAGGACAGCTGGGTGTTCGGCTGCCCCCCAGTGGACGTGCCGAGGAACGCAGCGTAGTTGCCGACGCCAAGGCTGGCGTTCAGCATTGCCGAGTCGTCGACCTTGGACATGGTGGCGGGGGTGATGTGCTCCCGACCGTTGAAGAAATAGGACATGCTGTTAGTCCTCGATGACGAGTTGAGTGAAAGCGACAAACCGCGCCTGGAAGTTGGACTCGAAGTCTTTGACGTGACCCGCCCGCTTCTCGGTGAAGTTGAAGCCGTTGATTAGCTCCACGCGGTTGTCGCGCTGCGACAGCTTCCGCATGAATTCCTGCAGGGTGATCTGAAACGCAGCCTGTACGGGAGTGGATGCCATCGGATCGTCCTCGGCAGGAATAGTGAGTTGAGCTTGCTCGACTTCCGGCGCGGCGGAGGCAGTCTCGGCAACCTCTGTTGCGTCTGGTGTCTTGCTTTTGGTAGTTGCCATGATTGTTCCCTTGTTGAAGCCATTTCCGCCGCACGGCGGGTTACGTTGAAGTCAACCGGTGACGGTGACTTCGACATCTTCGATTGCATTCACGCGACCACTTACGCGGACTGGCGCGATGCATGAAAAATTGCACAAGCACTGGTAAACCGGCGCGCCGAACTCGCCGTTTACGGCGTTGATGTCCGAAAGGCTGAAGCTGATCTGCTGCATGCCCTTGGAGTCGAACACGCCAAGGTTCGCCACGAGGATCCGGCGCAGGGCCTTGCGCATCTCGATCCGCTCATCGCTGTTCAGCGACCAGCCAACGATGCTCACGCTTACCGCTGCCAGCCAGCCCTCGGAGTCATCCCAGCCCTCGCCGTCGAACTCATCGCCGTAGACATCCTCGCCGATGCCGCGCTCGCCTGGCGCCTCGTGATCCAGCTCCACGGTCACGAGAGGGAACTGGATGTTCTGTTCGAGGGACGGCGGCGCAGTGAAGACCTGCACGTAGCCAAGCTCGGTCACGATGTTGCGGCGCTCGACCTCGATCGCCATGCCGGCCTCGATCCGCTCGCGCAGGTACGCGACCACGTCGGTGCTGTGATCGTGGTAGTAGGCCGCTGGCGTGCCGTGGGCGGTCGCACCTTCGACCCAAGCGGTGCCGATGCGGTAGAACGGCTTGTAGAACGCCATCTGCTCGTTCGGCAGCGACTCGGTGTCGACGATGCACTTCAAGTCGCCCTCGAAGACGACCAGCGCACTGGTGTCGTCGACGCCGGTGAAGGTGTCAGACCCTTTCCGCAGGACGCGCCAGTAGATCGCGCCGGAAGGTGGCTCGATGAACAGTCTGAGTGCGTTGCCGATCGGGAGCGGCCGGATAATTGAAATCATGCGGCTATCCTGCCGTCACGACGAATTGCCGGCCGCATATCGTGACGCGACGCTAAGGCATGGCAGACTTAAACATCAAATTCAGCTTTGATCTCGGCAGCACGCTTGACCTGCAAGGTATCGTCAACAAGCAGGTCTTTCCGTTGCTTAACCAGGCCGTGCGCGCGGTGGCTCAACAGACGGCGGCGAACTGGCAGGCCAACGTCTACCAGGCGAAGCTATGGTCGGGCGAGAAGGATGCTTATGCGGCCACGATCAAGTGGAGTATGACCGGCGACTTCACTGCCGTTGTCGAGTCCGACTATCGCTACGACCTGGAGATCGAGAACGGCCGGCCCGCTCGCGACCTGAAGAAGATGCTCGGCACCAGCCTGAAAGTGCGCCGCACTGAGGACGGGCGCCGCTTCCTGGTGATCCCGCTGCGCCACAACGTGAGCAAGCTCGAGAAGGCCGGCATCTACGACATGGCGTCCGAGCTGAACGCGTCCACCATCGTGAGCCAGAGCGAACGCCCAAGCGGCGAGGTGACCAGGCTGTCGCCCACCTCGGGCATGGCGCCGTCTGCGAACCAGTCGCCCTACCTGTCAAATGCCAAGACGAAGCAGGCGCAGATGGTCAACAAGAACCACTATGCGTGGGGCGATCGGCTGAAGAAGGGTGCAATGAAGGGCGCTGGCATCAGCCCGGCTGTGCGTGGCTGGGCGGCCGGCATGCACCGGTTCGACACCAGCACGCCAGGCGGCGCGAAGTCGTCCACCTTCCTGACGTTCCGGATCATGATCGAGGGATCCCAGGGCTGGGTGATCCCAGCGCAGCCCGGGCAGGACATCGCCAAGAAGACCGTCGAGGCCATGCAACCGAAGGCCACGAAGGCCTTCGAGGAAGCCATCCGCCGGACGCTGGCGAAGAAGACCTAGCGCCCCAGCAGATCCCAGCGCCGCAGCACGGTCAGTTTCGGCAGCCTTGCCCCATCGTGCATGTTCCGGTTCCGCGGCAGATCCTGATAGATGAAATACTCCGACAGGCGCGTGCCGCTGATCGAGTAGGACATGCCCGGCGGCGGCTCACCCGTCTTCCAGGTCGGCCGGCCATTCGCATCCACAGTCGGAATGCCGCCCTCGACCAGCGTCTGGTCTGGGCCGATCCAGAACACCCGATCGATCTGCTTCACCGTGAACATCAGCTTCTCGGTCGGAGCGCCACGTTTCAGCGGCTGCGAGAAGCGATCGGTGGCGTTCAGCATGGTCACGCGGTCGAACTGGCCAGCATCCCATAGCGGCGAGTTCTCTGGCACGGTCATGACCATATCGCCCTTCTCGTAGAGCCCCATCTGCGCCCAAGCGACCTGCGTCTTCTGCCCAGCCGCCGCCGCTGATGCCTGGACGGGATTGACCCAAATGTGCCCCTTGCCGAGGCAGAGAGGGCACTTGGTAGACGGGGCGCCACTCTCCGGTGTCGCGCACGAGCACGCATAGGCCCGGCGCCACACGAACTGCTGGCCGATGTTGTTGAGGAAGCGGTTGAAGTGTCCGGGGTTCAGTCTCATGGCGCCTCCCTCACATGACCAGCATGCGGATGCCGTGGATCTTGGTCATCAGGCCGCCGTTCGAGCCCTTCGGCCCGTTGATGATGTAGTCGATGGCGTCGTGGTACTTGGTCATGTCCACGGACATGGATTCCGACAGGCCATCGCCGCTGATCGAGCCGGACTGCGGCAGGAACGCATCGCCGACGATCTTGAGCACCGCCATTTTCTTGATGGCGTCCAGCAGCTCGGGGAAGTTCGTTTCGACGTCAGTCAGGCCGGCGGTGTACTCAAGCTGCATCATGGACGGGATCGAGCGACCACCGGTGAGCGCGGTCATGATGAAGGCGCTCATAGTCATGAACACGGCCGGCGAGGCGGGCACGATGCGCAGGTGGCCGTACTTGTTGTCGGTGCGGATCCAGTCGAGCGGGATGTCGACGAAGCCGCGATCGGAGGTCGGGTAGGCGAAGCGCAGGTGCGTGATCGAGATGATCGGCCGCTGCCGGGTGATCATGAAGCCCCACTTGTCGCCTTGGAACATGTCGGGCGAGTAGTCGTAGGCCGGGTCAATCGCCCAGGCCATGCCATCGAGCGCAGCAATCTGCTCCTCGGTCGGCTGGATCGAGAAGAAGTGCGTCGGCACCAGCGGCACGCGCAGGGTGTGCGCCATCTCGGATTCGGCAGCGCGGATCTTGTCCCAGATGTAGCCATCCGACACGGACACGCCCTGCAGCACGCCGGCCGCCGCCGACATCAGGCGGTCTTGGCGGATCTCGTCGACCACCAGGTCGCGGATGAACAGAGAGTTGCGCGTCCCTTCAAACAGCGGCTCGACGACCAGCTTGAACCGGTGGAGCCCGAAGGAGCCAGACAGCACCAGCAGCGCTTGGCCGGCAGGAAGTTGGGTGGTCTGATCGCCGGTGAGCGCGATCGAGACGATGCCATTCGCGAAGTCGGCGCCATCCGCGGTGGGATCGACTTCGGTGGTGCTGATCAGCTCCCGGCGGCCGTCGATGCTGAACACCCGCATGGCAATATCGCCATCGAGCGTAAGCGGCTTCCCATCGCGCTGGACGGTCACCGTGAATTTGGCCGGGCTTCCGGCAACGATCGTGGTCATGTGGGTCACTCATAAGAAAGGCCGCACAGGGCGGCCTTTTGGAACGCCGAAACTCGGCAAGGGTCAGTCTTACATGCCGCCATCAGGTGGCGGCGGCGGAGGCCCCTGATTCAATTCCAGCGCTTCAACACGCTCGAACAGTCGGACGATCAGATCGCCGAGCTTCGCCTTGTTGGTGCCGATGTTGATGTTGTTCAGCAGGTGAGCAAGCTGCTCTTTGGTCGGGGTCGGGGTTGCCATGTGGCCTCCTTAGAAGACGTCGTCGGCAGGCGGGTCGCCGGCAGTGGCGCCGTCGCCATTGGCGCCTGTCTCAGGGTTGTTCTGGGTGGTGGCTGCATCGCCCTCAGGCTTTTCGCCATCGATCTGCTCGCCGCCAGTTTGCTCACCATCTTCACCGCCAGTCTGCTCGGTGGTGGTGTCGCCTTCCGCTGGCTTGTTGGCGGCATCAATCGCGGCCTGCGCGGCAGCATCCTGCTCAGCCTGCTCCTGTGCAGCCTTCTCGCGCTCGGCCTTCTCGCGAGCCTTCTTCTGCGCCGCGGTCTCCTTGACGACCGGAGGAGTAACGACCGGAGCTGGAGTAGGCTTCACGCCTTCAGGCAGCTCGTCGTCTTCAGCCAGGCGGAAAAGCGGCACCGACAGGAACAGCTCGGCCAGCTCGTCGCCGACCTCGGCAGAAATCGAGCCGGCTTCATGCACGGCAAACGCCACGCCGTTGATCGGCGTGAGGTGGGTTGGGTGTTCACGAATGATGAAAGGCATGTCGTTTCCTCGGTAGCGGTGAAAGGGGGCGACCGAAGCCGCCCCCAACTGATCAGCCGAAAGGCTTCCAGGCCGCGCCGCGAGGCACGATGTTTTTGATCACCACGTGTTGGTTGCGCTTGGTGATCCGCAGGTAACCGCAGATCATTTGCAGCCAAGGGATGATCGGGCTGTTCACCGCTGCCATCGGGATCTTCATCATCGGCAGGTACTGACGCCATGCGATGGCGTGGTCGCTTGGCGACAGGTTCAGAGCGTAGGAGCAGGTGGTGCCCGGGATCTCGCGGTTCAGGTCGACGTACACGGTGTCGCCGCCGGTGTTCTTCGGCACGCGGGTCATCTCACGCACGTCGGTCAGAGCGTCGGTGCCATCCTTGCGACCGCGGTAGATCACATAACCGGTCTCGGTGCCCGAAGCGGACGCCTTGATGGTGATGGTGACCTTGCCGCCAGCAGCGACGGTAGCAGCGCCGCCGGTTGCGCCGGTGACCTGGCTCTCGCCGTTCTGGTTGATGCCGGTCACGAAGTACACGAAGGCACCAGCGTGGGCATTTTCCCAGTACGAGTCGGCTCCGCCGTTAGCAGCGGCAACAGCGGTCATGCTCGCAGGCTTGAACGCGGCGTTGGCGACAGCGGCAGCGGCGTGGATCGAGTTGCGGATCTCGAACGGCTTCTGCATCTTCTCATCGCGGATGAAGACGTCGTTCTTGGTCGCGATCGCGCCGTAGGAGGTCTGGATCGCACGCACGTCGGTGCCCAGTGCGATGCTGTTCGGGCTGTTGGTCAGCGCGACACGGAACGCAGGATCCAGGTTCATGTTCAGGTCGGTCTGAACGCTCGGCGGCAGGTAGAGGTCGGTGATCTTGCCGAAGTTACCGAAGCCGAACACGGTTTCAGCAGCCTTGGCGATCGGGTCGATGCTCATCAGCGACTCGCCACGCATGTCGATCACGTGGTCGGCGCTGCCCAGGCTTTCGATCTGCTGGCGGATGCCGGCGAACGATTTCGGGGTGACCAGGTCGTTACCTTCGAACAGGCTGAACTCGATGGAAGTCAGCAGCTGCTTCGAGCCGTTGATGGTTTCCAGCGACACCGCGTCCGCGATGTTGTTCTGGCTTTGCAGAACGATCGGGATTTTGCGGTAGGTGGTCATGTACTTCACGCGGCCGATGCGGCGGTCGTACTGACCGGCGGTCTCAGCTGCGGCGCCATCCTGGTCGTTAAAGCTATCGCCCAGGAAGCCACCGATTTCGGACTGCTCAGTCCATTCGTCCAGCACCGCGGTAGCCTTGGGCTTCGGCAGGGCGTTGAACAGCGCGAAGTGCTGGTTGTCCTGCACGGTTGCTTGCAGCGTGGTATCCAGCGACTGGATACGCAGTGCGGAACCGCCGCTCAGGTCGTTCATGTCGGAACCGTAGCCAGCTTGCAGAGACTTCTGCAGTGCGACCAGTTCTTCCTGACCCATGTCCCCGGCAATGGATGCGCCGGAGGTATTGGGGTTGTTGAGAAAGTCCATTAATGCCTCCGGGGCTTAGGAAATACGAGCCAGGATTGCCGGATCTACGGCCAAACCATGGTTCAGTTGGGATTCGGCGCGAGCAACCTCGGCACCAGTGAGCTTGCCGTCCTTCTGTGCACTCAGGCACTTGGCAAGAATTTCTTGAGGCTTGGCGGCCTCAGGCTGCGGCAGCGACTTCGCCAGGTGTTCGCCAGGCTGGGCGCGCTCGGTAGCAACCAGCAATGCTTTGCGGCCAGCGCCTTGGCTGCCCAGAGCATCGACACGATTGGTCAGCGATTTGATCAGCTCGTTCTGCGACTTGATCATCTCGCCCTGGTTCTTGACCAGGTTCAGGGTGTCACCGAGAGCCTTCGCCATCAGGCCTTCGTTTTCGTCGAAGCGCTGATTCAGGTCGCCCATGGACTTGATCAGCTCGTCGACCTCGATCACCTGGACGTTGTCTTCAGGGTTCAGGGACTTGGCCAGATCCTGCTCGGCTTGGGTTTTCGCTTTATCAGCGTCGGTGATAGCTGCATCGCCTGCGCCTTCATCGCCTGCCGCAGCAGCGACAGCCTTGTCGTCAGCCGGGGTGACTGCGGGAATGGACTTGGCGAGTTCACTTTGCTCTGCCGCTTCAGTGTCGATAGCAGCGAGCAATTCTTGAAATTTGCTCATGGATTGCTCCGGTTAGATTGATGTTTTTTCAAATCGCTCAGGAAGCGATCCACCCATTCCGCAGCTTCTTCAGCCGACAGATTGAATTTTTGCGTTGAGTACGCGATCAAGCCGTTTCGGGATTGATTATTGGCCTCACGACTGCTGACCGCGCCAGAAATCTCGTCGCGGAATTCGTAGTAAGACTGCGGAACACCATCGAGCGACTGCATGCGGATGGCCGCACCGCCCGACAGGTTCGCCATGTCCGAGCCGTAGCCAGCGGTGAGCGACTTGCTCATCACCAGACCGCCGAGCGACTTGGCGAAGGTTGCCAGAGGCACAGTGCCCGCGGCTGGCAGGTGCTGGTTCACCGGCGTGCGGCTCAGGGCGATGTTCGTCCACCGCACCTTAGTGACCAAGCCGACCTTCTCGTTGGTCGCCGGGTCGAGCTGAACGCTCTTGGCGAGCACCGAGCCGCCCACGGACGGATACCAGCGCGCCGGCGGGTTGAGCTGGGTCATCGACTCCCAGACCATGTTCGCGTTCTTCGCGAGTTCGCCTGTGCCCTTGTAGAGCTGCGCCTTGACGAAGGTGCGATCGCCGCGAACTGTCACGTCCACAGGGCGGCCGACTTCGTAGGCCATCGGGTTCGCCAAGCCCATGCGCTGGCCGATGATCGTGAAGTGGTCGAGGTCGATGTTGCCGAACTTGAGGAAGTGGCTCGCGCTATCCTCCAGCGCCTTGGCAAGAACGCGTTCGCCCTGCTGGTCGACGCCCTCGTTGCTGGCTTCCAGATAGATGAAGCGTTCCCCACCTTCCTCAGAAGGCGTGGCTTTCAGCATCTCGGAGATGCTGAGGAATTCGGGGATATCAGCTAACAGCTGTTCGTCTTGGTTCATGTCGCCATCGTGCCGTCACGACTGCGAGCGAAGGGAACAGCGAGCATGAAAAAGCCGCCCGTAGGCGGCTTTGCGTGGCTGGTATCCTCGCTTCTGCTGCGGCTCGTGCCACGTCACCACTGCATTACGTTGTGGCTTTTGGTGCACGCCCCGACTAACGGGCAGGCTTTCCGGGAACTCAGATCCCGACTCCAGTTACACGGAACAGTGGCCGCAGCCATTCTCCTCATCGGGTGGCGCATCTTTAAGCCATCCGCCGCACGCTTACTTACAGATCGGTAGCGGCCTCTTATACGGCTACCCGGCAGTCTTTTCGAGGCTGGCAAACCCCGACCACCATTGCTGGACACCAGCGTCAAGAGCTGCCCGTGGGCGTTATCGCATTGCGCGCGCTCACCACGGGTGAACCGCTGAGGTCAGCATATCATTCAGCGGCGAACCTCCGCCATACACATCGCGCGCAGGTCAGGGTTCTGGATGGTGTAGCAGACGCTGGAGTCTTGGCGGGCCTTAGCGAGGCAGTAGGCGCGAGCATCGGGGCTGCCGATGGTGTAGCAGCTGCCGGTGTCAGCGGCAGCTGCGAGGGTGACGAAGGACAGGGCGAAGGCGATTAGCAGTTTCATAGCGAGCACTCAGTGGGTTGATTGCTCAAATATAGCAGCTATTCCCCGCCAAGCGTCTCGCGCAGCCATTCCGCGAAGTCAGGATCATCACCGGCCTCGTCCTCGATCACCAGCACCCACCGCCCGCGGCAGTGCGGATGGGCCAGGCCGGCGGGGAGAGCCCACATCTCGTCCGGGTCGCGGTCTACCAGGGTGTCGCCAACGCGTTTGCGGGGCGACGCCGAGCGGCCGATGTTGTTCTTGCCGACCCAGATCTCGTTCTCCCAGTCCTTGTCGGGTTTGTCGGGAGAGACGACGGTGGCGATCTTGCCGTGGATCTTTTTGCAGAAGTTGCAGGCAGTCGCGTACATCTCGACGCGGCGCACCTTCGTTCCAGGCTTCAGACTGGCGATGAAACCCTGCGTCTGGCACTCGCCGGCCTCGGTCACCGCGATGCGCCGCCAGTCCCGGTTCAGGGTGCCGAACTGATCGACCAGCTTGGACTGGAGCGCTTCACCTGGCACGCCGGCCGGCAGCGTCTGCTGCTGCTCCAGGTGCTGCATGACCGCGCCGCGCATCCGGTGGCGCACATCCTCGGTCAGCGCGCGCACGTTCTCAGCTGCCCGGGCATTGCCGAACGCCATGACGGATTGCTGCTGCTGGTTGAGCTTGAACTGGTGAGACGCCTCGGCTCGGGTGGACGGCAGGGCAGCGAGGATCTTGTCCGCCTGCTGCGGTGTGGCTTGGCCTTCCATATTGGCCTGCACCTTGCCCATGAGGCTGGCTCGGGTGCTCATCCACTCCGCTTCGGTGCGCAGCTCGTCGGCTGGCAGGTAGCGCTGAACGACGTAGTCGACCGCCATCATGTGGTCGTCGATTGTCCACGAGCCCGGCGGCAAGGCTTCCAGGTAGACGCGCACCAGACCCAGCTCGGCATCCGACCAGCGCGTCATCATGCCTGGCACGTTGGACGGCATAGGGGCGCCGGGCTTGTGGTGGTCGCCATTCTCCCACGCGACGATCTGCTGCTTCACGTGCTCAAGCCGATCGAGGCCGCGGTCGCTGAACAGCTCGACGAGGCGCCGGATCAGCACGGACTCGTGCGGGTTCCAGATGCCCTTGTCATGGTCGTGTGTGGACTTGAACAGCATTTCGAGCGCCGCGTCGGTTGCGTGCTGACTGACGGGCGTGAGGTCGAGGATGAGGGACACGGACGATTCCTGGTTCTGGTGGGAGAGATCGCCCCGGTCGGTGCCTCCCAGTGGGGAGTTGGGCGGCACCGACCTACAAGCTGGACTTCCCCCTTTGCGACGAACCCATTCGGCGAGGAGTGGCACCGTTTGGGCAGAGGGCTGCGCTTCTCCGCTGCGCCTGGCTTGCCGCGTTACCGCGACAGCACCTTGAGCGATGCAAGGTGAAAAGTATCCGGTGGCTTAGCCCCCACCGGCCCTGTCAGGCTTCAAGGAATACGTGGGCTTGATGGAGCTATCATAGGCGTCACGACTACTCGCGGCGCAGCGCCTATGGTTCAATCCTGAAAACTGGCATGCCGAACGACTTGGCGAGGTCTTCCTTGTCCTTCTTGGCTGGTGCGTCGTCGCCTGGCGCCGGCTCTTGCTGCCCCATGTTCTCCTGCATCCATGGGCCGATCAGGTTCGGGTTGAGCGGCGCATCGGCCCACACCTGCTTGATCGGATCCTGCCCGCGATCGGCGCGGGCCTCGTTGAAGGTGCTGAGGGTCTTTTCCTCGTCCCACAGCTGCTTCGGATCTTTCTCGTCCAGGCCGGCCCACCGGAACACATACTTGTCCCCGAACTCGGCGACGATGTAGTCGCTGAACAGATCCTCGTAGTGCGCGAGCAGCGGTCGCAACCCCTTGTCCTTGGAGTTGATCAGCTTTTCCTCGGTGTCGTTGCCAGACAGCGAGCTGGTGCCGGTGGTGAAGCTCTCGAAGTTGATCTCGTCCGGAGCCATGCCGTAGATGGCGCAGATGATCGAGGTGAGGAAGGTCATCCACTTGCCGAACATCACATCGTTCACGTCGGCATTGAAGTGCTCGAAGTTGACCTTCGACTCGCTGTTTTTGGACACCATCACCGGGAGTGTCCAGGCGTTGTTGATGCCCTTGACCATGCCGTTCCACTGGCGACGGAACGAGTTCAAATCGGCTTCGTCGTAGTCGCCATTGAGGTGCAGCAGCCCCTTCGGAATGGCGTTCGAGTCGAAGAACTTGGTGTTGTACGTGAACGCGTTCAGGAAGCCGGTGACCACCTTGATCAGCAGCTCGGTCTCGGACATGCCGTAGCCGCCGGCCAGCACGTCGGAGCGCGGGTTGCGTGGCACGTAGATGAGGTCGTCATGGGTGTAGGCGGCGCGGATGCGGCCTTCCAGCACCTGCAAGGCGTAGATCTCGTCGTCGCCCTGGTAGCCGACCTCGTTGCAAAGGCGGATGGTCGATCCATCGACCGAGTAGAAGCCATCGATCCCCTTGTTGCGATCGCGCTTCCATTCCAACTCGATGGGCGCGCTGTCCATGATCAGCGTGTCCCGAATCTGTTTCGCCATGAAGCCCGAGAAGTTGTCCCGGCGTAGGCGCTGGCGCAGCCGAGGCTTGCTCTCCCAGCCGCAGTTGGTGAAGAAGCCTTGCAGGAGCTGAATGGTCTTCTGCTCCTCGGCGCCGACCTTGGCCGTGCCATCCTTGAGCTTGATCTGGAACCCAGGCCCTTTGCCGCCCTCAGTAGCACGGCAGAAGCGCTTCACCTGGCGCTGACGGGTCAGCATCACCGCGGCCAGGATAGGCGTCTGATCCGCCATGGTGCGCATCGTGTCGAAGCTGAAGGCCGTAGGCTTCTCGTACCACTCGCCCTGGATGTTCAGGCGCTGATCGTCCAGCCACACCGACTGCATGCCGGCCTTGCCTTCCTCGACGCTGCGGCTCGGGAACGGGATCACGTTCGGCTTCATGAACGCCTTGGCGAACTGGCTCTCCTCCTGCTGCTGCGCATATTGCTCGGCCACGTACTTCACGAGCGGCAGCATGTCCGGCACGGACGAAGGAACAGCCGCCTGCGTTGCAACGCGCATAGCGTCCTGCTGCTCATCTTTGGGAGCATTTGGGTTGTGGGCAACTTCGAGCGCGATATCAGTCATGGCTGAAATCATGGCGTCACGACGATTTCAGGAGGTTGCTTGAGGCGGTTTACAAATTTGAGCTATCATCCAGCAAATTCAGTCACAAACAGATAGAAATGAAATTCGCAATCAAGAAAAGAAACCGCAACCTTCTGTCGCAACACTGGATCGAACTCTCGACGAGAACCACCGACGACGGCCGGGAAAAGCTCTGCCCGAAGTGCGGTGAGTGGTGGCCGCACGATGAGACCTGCTTCGGCTGGATCCCCTCGCTCGGGCATTATCGAAGCTGGTGCCGGGCGTGCGAGGCTGAAAAGACGAGAAGCTATCGCCAAGCGAAGAAGCTTTCAGCGGCTGCATAGTTGTTGCATTGATCGTATAAGTAGTGGCAAACTAAAAACCTGTCAGCAACACTTCGGTGGCAAATGGCAGCTGCGCACGGCACCCGCCGCCTTAAGCGCTCCGGACGGAGTAACCGGACTGTAACGCTGTGAGCCTTCCCGCCCTTCCTTTCCCTCAAGTTCTCTATGTAGGGAAGGCTCACAGCGATGCAGATGAACGATGAAAAGTGAGCCGCCACGGGCTTGTGCTGACCGACCGTGAGTACCGACAGCACCATCTGCACCGTACCAACCAACGCCAGCGACGTAGCGAACAGCTGCTACCAGCCCGCACATGCGGAACCCATCAACCCACCACGGATCCCGACATGACCCTGATCGAAGGCTGGCAAACCGCTTACAAGCTCTACTCCGTTCAGCTCGCTGCCCTGATCGCGCTGCTGGCGCTCATCCAGACTCAAGTTCTGCCAGCCTTCCAGGCTCAGCTCGAACCATCCACCTACGCCGCCGTGAACGGCCTGCTCGCCGCCGTTCTCGGCGCCGCACGACTGATCAAACAAGGCCCGCCAGCTGTAGGCTAGCCACCCGAGCACCACAAAAACCCGCCAAGCCTCTCAACCTCCTCGGAGTAAGTGATGCTCAAATCGGCGGGTTTTTTATGCCCGACAATTGGCGTGACAGCATCATAAAGCCTCAACCAACCTGAGGTGCCTATGATTTCTTACAGCCCATCCGTGACCAAGATCTTCTCGGTCTACTTCCGCACTGCGACCGCTCCAGCCGATTGGCAGAGCACTTACGGCGTGCTGCTCAACGCCGGCTATGGTATCCACCGCCTGCTGAACCAACTGTTTCGCAGCCCTACTCTGGAGCGTGAAGTTCTGCCGATCGCGCGTCTCTACCAGGTCGTATTCGGCCGCAAGCCCGACCCCTCTGGTTTCGACTTCGGGGTGCAGAAACTCCGCGAAGGTGGCGACGCCAACGGCTACACCACCACGAACCTCGGCAATTTCGTCCAGAATTATTGGGCGACCTCGCAGGAGTACCTGAACCGCTATCCGAGCACGATGTCGAACACCTTTTTCATCAGCAAGCTGTACTCCGACTGCCTGGGTCGCATTGTGACCGCCGATGAGAACACCTTCTGGCAGAACGCCTTGGACAGCGGCATGTATCGCCGTGCTGATGTGCTGGCGTTTGTCTCCGACAGCCCAGAGTTCCGCGCCCGTATCTCCGAACCACTCCAAGCCATGATGCTGGCGGCGTTCAACGACAATCCAAACGCCTACACTGGCGGCCTGTTGTAATCCATCCTGCTGTAGGAGCCCGCTTCGGCGGGCTTTCTTTTGCCCGCCGGGAAGACGTGACGCGACAATGACGCCTCATTCACAACACTGAGGTGCCTCATGGGCGCATACGACGCACAGGTTCAAAAAGCATGGGCTGCGGTAAACCGCACCACCCCGTTACAGCCGCTGGGGCTGGTCGCGTACAACAGCTATATGTCGCAATACGGCTATCAGCAGACCGTTGAAAATATGCTTTCGAGCAACGAATGCGTTAACAACGTCAAGCCGCTGTGCCGCCTGTATCAGGCGCTGCTGACCCGCAAGCCTGACCCGACCGGCCTGGACTACCACGTCACCAACTTCATCAACTACCTCGCAGCCAACGGTAACAACCGTGGGCCTGCGCTGGCGCTGGTGGCGGATCAGTTCATGAACGCGCCCGAGTATCTGGCGCTCTACCCGGCTGGTCTCACCAACGAGCAGTTCATCACTGCCTGCTACGTGAACACCCTGCGCCGCCAGCCTGAAGCGGGCGTGATGCCGTACTGGATCAATCGCCTGAACAACGGCGAAACCCGGTCGCAGATCATCGTCAGCTTCTCGGAAAGCCAGGAATTCATCGACGCCACGTTCGCAGGTATCAACGCCATGCTGCGCGGCGCGGCGAATGATGATCCGAACGCCTACGTCGGCACGCTGTTCTGATCGCCCCCGCTTCAGAAGCCCGCTTAGGCGGGCTTTTTATTGCGCTCCAGAAAGCGCCGGATCAGCGGCAGCAGCCGCTCATTGGCGTCGAACGCCCCAGCCTGTGACGGTGCGCTGACATAGCGGCCATCGATCTTGGCGAAGTGCACCAGAGCCGATCCGTCCGGCTGTTCAAGGACGAACCAAGGGTCGCCTTCCTCGGTGATGCCGTGGTCGCCAATGATGTCGCGCTCCGCCACCTGGCCGGCGACGTGTCCAAGAACCTCAAGCTCCAGGGTTGTCCACCCGGGTCGCCGATGAACAACCATAACGTGCTCCCAAACCGATAGGCGCGTCGTCCTATTGCCAAGCTTCGTGCCTGGATAGAGTCATTTGCAGGGGTGAGTCAGCACGTCGCAGCCGATGTATTCACTCGGCGGAAATCTGTAATTACTATTGCAATAATCAAATATGATGAATTACTATTCAGCCAATCCAAGCAAACCCGCCAACTCACAGCAGAGCATTGCTTTGCCCAGGAATGAAAGTGAAGGTTCAAAGCCCAGCAAATGACAACAACCGGTTCCGCATCCACCCGCAGGCCGGGTTCAACTTCCAGGAACTGGCCATCGACAACTTCGCAGGTGGCGGCGGCGCCAGCACCGGCATCGAGGATGGCCTTGGCCGCCCGGTCGATATCGCGGTCAACCACGACCCTGAAGCCATCAGCATGCACGAGATCAACCACCCGCACACGAAGCACTACTGCGAGTCGGTCTGGGATATCGATCCGGTGGCTGTGACTGGCGGGCGTCCGGTCGGCTTGGCGTGGTTCAGCCCCGACTGCAAGCACTTCAGCAAGGCCAAGGGCGGCAAGCCGGTCAGCAAGAAGATCCGCGGCCTCGCATGGGTCGCCATGCGCTGGGCAGACCTGGTGAAGCCGCGCGTGATCATGCTGGAGAATGTCGAGGAGTTCGTCACGTGGGGGCCGATCGGCGAGGACGACCGCCCATGCCCGAAGAACAAGGGGCGTACCTTCCGCTCGTTCTGCAACGCCCTGCGCACCCTCGGGTATACGGTTGATTGGCGCGAGCTGCGCGCCTGCGACTACGGCACCCCAACCATCCGCAAGCGCCTGTTCCTGATCGCTCGCCGCGACGGCTTGCCGATCGTTTGGCCTGAGCCGACCCATGGTCACCCGAGCAGCCAGGATGTCATCGACGGCCTCAAGCTGCCATGGCGCACCGCGGCCGACATCATCGACTGGTCGATCCCGTGCCCGTCGATCTTCGAACGCAAGAAGCCGCTCGCCGAGAACACCCTGCGCCGCATCGCGGCCGGCATCATGCGCTACGTGGTGAACGCCGACGAACCGTTCCTGGTGAAGGTCAACCACGGCTACGACCAGTTCCGCGGGCAGCCGCTCAGCGACCCGTTGCAGACCATCACCAGCAAGCTGGGTACCGGGATCGTTGTGCCGACGCTGGCTCCGTTCATCACCGAGCACGCCAACTCCAGCAGCCAGCGCAACATGCCCGGCAATGCGCCGCTGCGCACACAATGCGCTCAGGTGAAGGGCGGACACTTCGCCGTGGTCGCACCGGTCTTGGTGGGCGCCGGCGGCCCTGCCTACTCTGGTGAGCCAAAATCCCTTGAGAAGCCGACGAACACTCAGCTGGCTCGCAACCATACAGCCCTCGTCGGTGCCTTCCTCGCCAAGCACTACACCGGCGTGGTTGGCAGCGAGCTGGAGGCGCCGATCGGCACCGTGACCAGCGTCGACCACCACAGCCTGGTCACCGCACACATCCAGCGCGACTTCGGCAACAGCGTGGGCCATGGAGCTGGCGAGCCAGTGGGCGCGATCACCGCCGGCGGTGGCGGCAAGGCCGCATTGGTCTCCAGCAACCTGGTCAAGCTGCGCGGCACCTGCAAGGACGGCCAGCCTGTCACCGAGCCAGCGGCGACCATCAGTGCTCAGGGCAACCACCTCGCCGAGGTGCGCGCCTTCCTGATCAAATATTTCGGCAGCGCGGCTGACGGCCAGGATCTGAGCGACCCGCTGCACACGGTGACCGCCAAGCCGCGCTTTGGCTTGGTGATGGTGCACGGCGAGCCCTACCAGATCGTCGATATCGGCATGCGCATGCTGGAGCCGCACGAGCTGTACGCCGCACAGGGCTTCCCAGCTGACTACATCCACAACTTCATCAACCCCGCCACAGGCAAGCCGCTCAGCAAGGCCGCTCAGGTGCGGATGTGCGGTAACAGCGTCTGCCCACCGCTGGCCGCGGCCCTGGTACGCGCGAACATGAGTGAGCCGAAAGAAGCAGTGATCGCGGCGTAACCATCAACCGACTGCCGGGCATCGCCCGGCTGGAGAAAGGACGTGACACCATCAGAACGCAAAGCCTTTGCCGAGAGCATCAAGCCGGCAGTGAAGGGGCAGTCGGACAAATTCAGCTGGCGGATGTACCAGCGCGCACTGAAACGAGGCCGGGAGCGCATCTACATCAGCGCCTGGAACAGCATCACTGGCACGCCATTGACGCCGGATCTTGAGGCCCTGAAGGCCGGCGACCGAAAGCAGCGGGCCTGGCTCATGATCGGCGAGGCTGTCGAGGAAAGTGGGTGGTTCCACGGCGCCCAGCTGCAGCATGTAACCAGGAAGGGAACGCAGCGCGTCGACGGCTCATTCGCCTTCGGCCCGGCATTCAACACCCGCGCCTGGCTCGACATCACCGACTGGTTCTGGAGCGCCTACCTGCGCCAGGGTCGCTGCATCATTCACGGCGACCATTCGCACAGCTGGCTGAAGATCAACGCCAACGCCCGCAAGTGTACGCACTGCGGCAAGCACGAGCGGCGCACCGTGGTGACCAAGAAGACGATCGAGCGCGTCAATCGCTGGGCGTAGGCCGCCCACAACCAAGTGACGCTATAATCGTCGACAGCGGGTCACAGGCCCGCTACGTCGACCAATCTGGAGGATGTATGAAACGCATCGCTATCATCGCCGCACTAATGCTGACCGGCATCAGCTCCGCCTTCGCTGCTGGCTCGATCGCCGAGCGCGTCGTGAATGCCAACGGCTATGTCCTGACGCTCCAGCTCAGCGACCAGAAGGCCGACGCCTACACCCGCTGCAAGCACGGCGACCTTGCCGCGCGCATGCTCTCGGCTCGAGAAGGCGATCCGAACTCGACCCGCCGGATCAATCTGGGCTGCTGGCTGGTCAATCGCGATGGCAGCGTTGAATATTCTGGCGTGGACGAGAACACCGGCCAGGACATATACATGCGGATCGACGCCAGCAACTTTAAGCAGTTGGCCGGCTTCAAGACTTGGGGCGACTACATGGGGCCGTTTATGCTGTCGGATGTCAAAGAATAAGGGGCCGAAGCCCCTTACCTCACCGCGATAAACGCCCAGCAGCCAGGGTCAGATGGCTGCGTCCTCGCTTCAAGCTCCGAGCACATACCAGTGTCAGGGTTCCGGTTCACGCACCGGCCGCAGACATCGCCCGACAGCTGGTTCATTTCCTCAATCATCTGACCGGCCAAGCCCGGCACGCGGATCTTGTTCGGCGTCGGGTCGTGCGGTTCATTCGACACGTCCGGCATGAGGAACGTACTGGTGCCGTGGGCGCGCGACCAAGCCACATCGCAGAGCATGTTGGCGTAGCTGGTGTGGGGGTCGATGCCGACCTTGACCACTTTGCGCTTGTACTTCTTTTCGTCCTCGTCCTTCTCCACCACCAGCGCCGTGCGCGTGAAGTGGAAGAAGGCCACTTCCTTGCAGACCGCCACCCGGGTGGTTTCGCCCTTCTCGGTGTAGTCCTGCACCAAGCCGGTCGGATCCGGGAAGACGCAGGTCAGCGTGGCGAACCGGGCCATCGACGTCTGCATGCATTTGAACTGGTCGAGCCGCACGGTGTACTTCTGCTGGGCTTCTTCATCAGTCCGGCGGTCTGACGTGTTGGTGGTCGGGGTGTCGCCCCAGATCATCATGTTGCCATCCATGTTCCCGTATCCAGCCAGGAACACTTTGCCAGGATGGCGTTGCGCAAAGCGGTGCGCATCGTTGAAGTTCGGCAGCGTCTCCACCACGCAGCACTGCACGCCATAAGAGTTCATCAGCTCGCTGCAGCGCATGAACGGATCCGCATCGAAGATGTACTCGATGTGGATTACGGCCTGCTGTCCGGATTTCAGCCGCTCCTTGATGATCGCCACGTTGAAGGCGCCCATCTGGTCGATGCCCATGAACGTGCCCTTGGCCCGCGTCTTCCACTCGACGCCGAGGCGCATGCCTTCCCGGGCGCAGGCGTTCAGCATCTCCAGGTTGACCGGCACCTGCGACGGGTCGGTGTACGGCTTGCCGAGCTTCCGGTTGTAGAAGCCCTTCATGCTGTCGTTGTTGCGGAACGCCTCGATGATGTTCCGGGGGCTGATGGTCGGCGACAGGAACTGCGGGAAGTGAACCGACCGGATCTCCGCGTCTGGGTTCTTGGGGATCCACTCGCCGATCTGCGGGTCATCGATCCAGCCTTCGCACGCGTGGCACCGGTAGCGGTACTCGCCGTAAAGGACGGTGTTGCCGCGCTGCTTGCGCTTCGGGTGCTCCGGGTCGAACTGGATGCACTCAGGGAAGTGCTCGTCCAGCACCTGGCCTTCGCCGCAGTGGGGGCACTCGGTGTGGAACTGGTGCTGGGTGCCGCGCTGATACCACCAGTGGATGTCGCTGTCGGGCCAGTTCGCCGTGGAGCCCATCAGGGTGTACTTCAGCTTCGATGCTGACAGACGCTCGACCACCTTCTCCATGTCGGCGATCAGCATCTCCTGCACCTCGTCGAACGAGATGACGTCCATCGGGAACGACTCGGTCGCGGTTGCGCCAGATGTCCAGAGGAAGTGGAAGCGCGACGGCCCGAGGTTCCGGATCAGCACGTTACCCTCGCCGCCACGGCCACCGGAGGCGTTCTTCTCGGTCATCAGGCGGTGCACGGCCGGCACGGTGCGCGCGATCGGCAGGAAGCGCTCAGAGGACTTACCGGAGGCCAGCGAGGTCGACGGCATGAACATGCCGATCTTCGCCGGTGCGAAGCGCAGGGCCAGGTAGATGGCCGCCAGCATCTCCATCACCGTGAAGCCCACCTGAGTGCACTTCATGATCACGTCGACGCGCTCGAACGCCTCCTCGCGGGTAAGCGGGATCAGCTCGTAGATGAACCGCATCGCCGGCCGATCGGACAGAGTGAAGGGCACGCCATCGACCTTCAGGCCTTCGGACTCCAGGCGCTCGCACCATTCGATGAACCGCTCGTTCGGCCCGAGGATGCGCTGCGCGTCTGACAGCTCGACCGCGATGTCCAGGAACTCGGCGCAGAACCGCTGGCGGTACTCCAGCTCGGTGACGGTGTCCGCCTCATCGGCGATCTCAGTCGGCAGGTGCGGGTTGCAGAAGGAGTCGTATTGCCAGCAGCTCCACTCATTACTGGCCAGTCCGTGCTGGAACAGGCGGTAGAAGTCATTGCGCTTGCCGTAGGCGCCGGACAGCAGCCAGGCCTGACCGCCATGCTGCTTGAGGGATTGCAACAGGACATCTTCCCAGAGATCCGCGAACAGCTCGACCTTGCGCACGTCGTCGACCACCACAAGGCCGAACTGCTCGGCCACATCGGTGGTCTCATCGAGGGAGAAGAAGTAGATGCTGTTGCCGTTCTTGAGCTTGACCTGCTTGCGGCTGATCCGGCGATCGATGAATCCGTCCAGGGCAGCGAGGATCTTCCGGCGCGCAACCGTGAGGTCTTCCTTGCTGGCGGAGAACCAGGCTACCGGCGCCTTGCCCGAGATGGCCCCGGCCGGCGATGCAATGAGCACGTCGATACCGAGCGTGGTTTTCCCTGCCTGCTCGCCCATGGCGACAGCATTGAAACGGGACGCTTTCTCGACAATTCTTTTCTGTGCCGGGTGCAGCACGGGCAACGTGAGTTTGATTTTCGCCATGCCGCGATGGTGACATCACGACGGCGCTCCCCCGCCGGAGCGGAGGAGCATGCTGCAACCTTGCCGCAAGCTTGCGGCTATCCCTTCGCACGCTCGCGCTCGTAGGCCTCGATCGCGCGCTCCAGCAGCTCCACCAGCAGCAGACCATCGCGCTCGGCGATATCGCGGATGCGGTCGTCGAACTGCTGGCTCACCCGGGTGGCAAACGGCAGCGTGCGGTTCGTGCGGCGAGCGCTCCGGCCGTCCCGGCGGGCTTTGGCAGGCTCGGGTGCTGGGGTAGGCGGCGCAACCTCCGGCGCCGCTAGATTGGGGCTGGCCTCGTCTTCACCAGGTGGAGCCCCGAGGGTGCCGCGCTTCTTCAGCTTCGACAGATCAGCCATTTTCCGCGACCCGATCGATGAGGGATTGGATCAGGGTGTCCGCCCTGGCATTCAGCTTCTGGTACCGCGTCTCTGTCACCGAGTGCCCCACGTTCTGCGCCTGGCGGTATGCCGGCCGCTCGACCAGGACGCCGTCCAGAACCTGATATCCGGCCTCGACGAGGTAGGCCCGCGCCTCCGCTTCCTCAGCCTCGGTGCCGATCCGGTTGAGCGTGAACGCCAGACGTGAAGCCGGGATCCCGGCCTTCACCAGCGCATGGAACTCCCGCACCGCCGGCCGCAGGTCATCGACAGAGGCGCCGGTCGGCTGCACCACCAGGTTCGAAGCCTTGGCGATCTCCAGCGTCGCCGAGCTGGTGCGGGCTGGGCCGTCGATGATGAGCAGGTCGTAGGAGCCAGCAACCGCCAGCGCCTGGGCTGCCGTGGCGAAGGCTTCGACCGACACCACCGGCTCATGGCCTGCGTGCAGCCTCGTGCGGTGCCAGTCCACCGACGTGCCCTGTTGGGTGTCCAGATCCGCCACCTTCACGGACAGCCCGCCCGCCGCAGCCTCACGGGCAAGTGCCCTGGCAATCGTTGATTTCCCTACTCCGCCCTTCTGAGACACGAGCGCGACAACTGATGGCATGCTGCAACCTTGCTGTTAGCTGGCAGCAACCTTGCCGCCGGCTTGCAGACAGGTAGCAGATAGATTGCAGCATGCAACTACCTTGCTGGCAGCATGGCAAAGAAAAACCCGCCGAAGCGGGTTGGTAGGTTCACCACTCCAGTTTGGCCGGCATTGGCGGAATGGTTTCGAGGGTCGCCAGGTTCAGCAGGGTGAAGTAGCCACCGTCGTCAGGCCGCCAGCCGCGCGTGTCGATGTGGATCACGTTGCCGAGCAGTGCCGGTGCACGTACCGGGGTATGCCCGACCACCAGCGCCCGTACACCTTCAACGCCATGCGTCTCACCGTGCTCGATCCGGCTACGCGACCACATGCAGGTGTTGTGCACCAGCTTGAGCCGCTTGTTGCTCTCCGGCGTTTCCAGCTCCTGGCGCAGCTGCTCCCACGCGGAGAACGGGCAGTCGGCGTGCACGATGCCGATCAGCCCTGAAGGCGTCTCGACCTCAATCGCGATCGGCAGCTCTGCGAACTGGACGGCGAACTCCTTCTGCTCGAACAGCGAGAGGCCAGCGAACCACGAGCCCCCGTTGTAGATCCAGTTCTCCACGTCGCAGGTGTCGAAGCGAACCACGTAGTCATCGTGGTTTCCGCGAACAGCGTGGAACCAGGGTTTAGCGAGCCAGTCGAGCACGTCGCGGCACTCCGGCCCGCGGTCGACCAGGTCACCGACGCTGAACAGGCGATCAACAGCGGGATCAAAGCCAACGGCGTCCAGAGCAGCCTGCAGGAAGCTGAAATGCCCGTGGATGTCGCCGACAGCGAAGTCGCGGCCGGCGATGTTGGCGGAGAAGCGCTTGATGCGCGAGATGTCGATGGTTTCGATCATGGCGCCACCGTCCCGCCAACAGCTTCGATAGCAGCGACTGCTTCGGCCCGGCTGATCTCGACGGGCTCGCCATCCCACATGTTGCCGCCCTTTGGCAGCTCAACCACCATCCCGGCACGCGCCCGCTTCCACCAGGTGTACGCCGTGGCAATGCGCGGAACCGCATAGCTGTCGTTGGATAGCCGCTGCGCTTTGATGAACGCGACCGGGTGCCCGGTGAAGTCGCTGTAGCTCTGCTCGAACTGGTCTTGCGATGACAGGCTCACAGGCCACCTCCCTTCTTCTCCCAGCCGCTGCGGGTCTTAGTCCAGCCACCAGCCAGCATGCAGGCGTCGCGCAGACCGCGGATCCGGTCGTTGCACGAGCGCTTGTTGACCATGATGGTGCGGCGGAACCGGCCACGCCCTTTCGGTGGCTCCTTCTCGTAGACTGGCTCCTCGGCCTCGTCCGCCTCGTACAGCGCGACCAGCTCGTCCCAGATCTCGACGATGGGCTTCCACTGCGGGCACAGCTCGGCAACCCGGGGCAGAACATCCCGCAGCTCGGGAATTTTCTTGATCAGGCGGTAGCAGCGGCCGAAGTCGCCACTGTCGTAAGGCATGTCCCAGCCGTGACGCTCGGGCTCGGTCATCCCCAGCGCGATCGAGGCGATGGTTTCGGATGAGACGCCAGTGTAGTCGCTGGCGAACCAGCGGGCGATCTTGATGGTGATCTCTGGTGTAAGTTGGAAGGTGCTCATCAGCATACCTCCCAGTTGAGACCCTGGATGTACTCGCTCGGCTGGGTCATCGGCAGCTCAATCTCGCTTTCAAGGGCGAGCAACTTTTCAGCAGCAGCGATACCGGCCTGGGCACGAGCGATCGCCAGGTCGGCGTGACCCAGCTGCCGGCGCTTGCGGATCTGGTAGGACTTCATCGCGTCGGACTTCGACACGTAACAGAAGCGGCGGCCATTCTGATTCTTCAGCACACGTTTGCGCTTCTGAAGGACGTGCTTCTCGAAGCCTTTGATTTCAGGCCAATGAGCCAGATCACTTGCGATCACATACCAGCACTGCGGAGTTTCACCGATCACGGTGTACTCCTTGAACTCGATTGTCAGGCCGTCTGGCCCGATCGAGTCGAAGGCGCGGTACAGCTTGGGATATTTGCTCACGGGGTTTACCCTCGTTTTGATTGTTGGGGCGCCCGATGAGCGCCCGAATTGAGCCGTTACCGGCTAAGTTACTGATTTGGTTACCTGCGCACCTGATTGAGGATCAGGGTGTCAGCCGCCGGCCTGCGCGTTGAACTCGGCAACCAGCTTTTCGATCGGGCTGTCAGGCAGACCGCGGCACACCTGCAGTTCGCGGATATGATGGCCTGGGCCGTTCAGAGCTTGCAGCACCTGGCGCAAGGCAGCAGCGTCGACCAACATTTTGCCTTTCTGCTCGGCCGCCTTCTGCTCGGATTCATCCTCTGCCTCGTCCATCATGCGAAGGGCGGAGATCAATTCCTCGCGGGTCGCCTTGATGTCAGGGTTCCCGCCGGCGGCCTCCCAAGCTTCCTGGATCGGCAGCGATTTATCAGCCAGCGCAAGCCCGGCCTCGCGCAGCTGTTCATCGTTCAGGGCGGTGATGCTGGCGCCGACCGGGAAAAACGCCACCAGCGTCCAGCGCCCGCTCGTGCAGCGCTTCTTGATGGCTTCGGCGAATTCCTCAGCTTGATCCTGATGGTCGGGAGTGAAGTCGTAGAAGACGGACACCACCTTTGCGTCGACCGGGATCTGCTCGATGCGCGATGCCGCCAGAGCCTCAGCAGCCCGCAGCCGGCGCACCAGCTCCAGAATCATCGGAGCATGGCGGCGCTCTTGCTCCTGCCAGGCCCACGTGCAGTGGCGATCGAGGCGCGGAATGGCGCTCGGCTTGTAGAACGAGCGCATCCACTCTGCGCACTCGCTATTGGTCTTTTGCAGGAAAGGCGTTGACACCTGCTCTGTCATTGCCGCCTTCGCCGCCGCCTCGATCGCGTCGAGGTTCAGCACAATTGGTTCACTCACCTTCCTTTCCCCTGCCGGGCAGCGCCCGGCGGTTTGTTGATGACTGGGTTGATCAGTTCGGGATGGTCACAATGACGGTTTTGACCATAGTTCCGGACGCCTTGAAAGCACCGTCCGGCAGCGCCTCGATGGTGCCGCCCTTCGCCGCCACGATGCTGCGGAAATCGGTTGTGAGCTTGTTATCGCGGAAACTGACGCCGCCGCCCATCACCGATACCAGCAGACCGCCAGGCTTCAGGAACTTCAGTGCGTGCTGCACGTGCCTGATGTCAGCTTGACGGCCAAAAGGCGGGTTCATCACCACCCGGTCATAGATCGGCTTCGGCTCGACCGTCAGGAAGTCGCACGGCTCGCCAATTCCTGACAGGCTGAGGTTCAGTGCGTGCAGTGCATCGTTGTTCGCTGGCATCAGCTCATACATATCGAGCATGACGCCCTCAGCGGCACCGTGTACGGCCTTGGCGATCGCGCCCTGCCCTGCGCTAGGCTCCAGCACCAGCATCCCATCCCGGATGTCCGCGATTTCAAGCAGGCGCTCCACGACTTCCGGCGGCGTTGGGAAAAACTCAAAATCATCCTTCGGCACAAGCACGTCGCCGGTGAGGATGATCTGCTCCACACGTTCAGCAGCATCACCATCGAACACATGGGCCTTTGCCTTGCGATTCCACTTACCACCAGCGGCTTCCAGAACCTTGTTGGTGCGCTCATACAGTTTGCGATCCAGCTGGCCGACCAGCGTCAGAACATTTCCGAATACATCAGCACGGCTCAGGACGTTCAAAACATCGTTTTCTACGCGCATACATTATTCTCGTTAGGCTTTTGATGTGCGTAAGGCGCCAAGTGTATTTTGGCGCCTTACGGTGATTTCTGTTTATGCGCTGTGATTGTAGCGCCGTTACTCAGATTTGAGCAAGCATTACTTGCGTGTTGCGGTCAGGATCACCACCGACACGCTCGTCCCGGCGAACTCGTTGCTGTAGGTTTTGGAGAATTCCAAATCGAAGTCTGACAGCCAGTCCTTGTTCTTTGCCGTTGGCGGCAGAATAGCCACGAGGCGTCCACCAGGTTTGACCATGGTCGCAGCGTGCTCGACGTGGGCTTGCCAGCGGCCTTCGCTGAAAGGCGGGTTCATCACGATGCGGTCGTATTTGCCGATCGAAAGCCCCCATTTGAGGAAGTCCGCCTGCTCAACGATGTGCCCCTTCGCCTTGAGGATCTGGCAGTGCAGGTCGCTGATCTCGACGCAGAAGGTATCGTCCTTGGGCATCAGGTCGGCGAGCCCGCCTTGCCCTGCGCTCGGCTCCAGCCAGTTCATCCCAGGCTCGGCGCCAACCATCGCCAGCTCGATCGCGGCCTCGGCCACGGTCTGCGGCGTCGGGTAGAACTGGTGCGACTTGTGGTCTGGGATGCAGCCTGAGCACACGATCTGGTCGAGCACGTCGGCGGGCTCGTAGTCGAAGCGCCAGTAGCTCTCCTTCGCATCCTTCACGCCGCCGATCGCCTCCAGCACCTTGATGGCCTCGGCGATGGTCGCCTTGTCGCGCTCGCCATGGTGATCGAAGCGGCGAGTGCGCGGCACATCACGGAATGGGTGTTCACGGTGGTGCGGGTTCTCCTTGCGCTCCCAGCCGAGCTTCATCTGGGCCAGCACGTCGACCACCGCGAACGGCAGCGGGCGGTCGAACAGCTCGAAGTCCTTGATCTTCTTCGCGCGCTTCGGCTTCTCGCGGAACTCGGCCGGGATCGCCGCCGGGTACAGGCTGGCAAGGATGGCGTTCAGACGCCAGGCCATCTCGGGGTGAACTTCCAGGTGCGCAGTGCCGACGCCGCCGTAAACGCGGATCCGGAGCGCGCCGCCGTCGATCGTCATCCACTGACCGTTCTGGCGGCCGGCGGCCTTGATGATCGGGTCACTGGCGCCGTGCTTGGGCTCGTCGCGCCCCATGAACTTGGCGATCACGCAGCGCAGGTCGGTGATTTGCCCGGCCGTGCCGTAGCTGTGCACGCCAGCGATGATCATGCGCTTGCTGAAGCCCTGAGGCTGGTTGGTGACGTGCTGGCGGCTCAGGCTGCGGAAGATGCCGTCGACGCGCTCGGCGAGGAACTTGGCACGGCTCGCAAGTAGGCTAGAGAGGGTGGCGCGGACGCTGTCCTCCTCGAACTCAGGAAGGGGCGCGACTTCCCACTCGGGCGCATCCTTGTCCCAGCTGCTGCGGTGCTTCTTCTTGCCCAGCGGGTTGCGGATCTGCTCGAACCACTCATCGCGCCGCTTCTGCGGCATGTAGTCGATGACGTCGGTCAGGCGCAGGGCGCGGTTCCAGAAGTCGGCATTGAGGTGCGCGACGGCGCCTTCCAGCGCGAACAAAGCCCCGACAGTCGTGGGCATGCTGTGGCGCTGATCGCCGACGTTGCCCTCAACGAAGTAGTGCAGCACGCCGCGGCAGGCCTCGGAGGACACGGCAGCCGCCATGTGCTCCAATCGCTTGCGGGTGGCGTCGTACTCACCGACGAGGCTGTCTACCAGATCGCTCGCCATGGGAGCGAAGAACTCGCTCACGTCCTCGATCAGCTCGCCGTGGATGGTTCCGGTAACGGCGTTCACAGGCCGAGACCCCGCTGGCGAGCAGGACGACGACTGCTGTAGGGCGCGATCGCCTGCAACTTGGCGACCGTGTGCCAGATCGCATTGAAGGCGTTGTGCAGCTTGTTGTCGCGAACGGTGTTTTTGAAGTTCGGATAGTCAATCGTATCCAGCGCCAGAGTAGCGAACGCTTCGGCCACCTCGGCGCGCTTGATTGCGGCGCGATAGAGATAGTCGTTGCCAATGGTCTTCTTGACCACGGCATTCGGGAATACTTTCTGGATGTCGCCCTGGCGACGAGCGCGAACCAGCAGCTCATCAGGCTCACAGTCTTTATGAACGATGCTCAAGAAGGCATCGGATAGGCAAATCCACATACGCTAGACCTCATGTTCGTTTACGATGAGGCTAGCGTATATCAAATTTGATCAAGCGCGCAAGTGCTAGCGTGATTATTTACGAATACTTGCAGTTACTTTCGGTGAAGGCGGCTCACCGGCGCCGATTACTTCGGCAATGCCATGGTCAGACCACATGTTGAGGTGGTCGTAGAGGTGCGTCTTCGGCACCAGGTGCACGGCCTGGCTCTCCCAGCCCATGGCGATCGGCGTCCCGCCCACTCGCTTAGCCCTGTACATGCGGGCCACCGAGGTGGTGCGCTCGTAGTCACCGAGGAAGCCGGTGATCTCGACCTTCAATCCGCTTTCCTCGAACGCCTCCTTGATGGCGTTGGCCTGGAGCGACAGATCCGGCTCGGCCGTGCCCTTGGGGAAGCTGGCGTGGTACCCGCCGAACTGGTTGGTCGGAGCGATCAGCCACACACGGCCATCCGGCTCCTCAATGACGACACCGCTGGCGGCCTTCTTCCCGGGCGGCAGGTGGAAAGCCGGCTCGTCGAGGTCATCCATCTGACCATCGACGTAATCCCAGCCCTCGGAGGTCTTCGGGTGATCCCTCCAGGCGCGAAGGCCGACGCCATTGATCGAAGACGGCACGTCGCCATCGGGCACGAACGTGGCAACCGCATCAGGGTGGTGCCAGGTGCTCGGCGCCGATGCGTGACTGGGAGCCTTGACCACGACGGCTTCGCCTTTCTCTCCCGCGCGGGGGTGGTGGTGCACTGGGCCTGTATGAGCCGCATCGCCAGCACGGTTGTGCGGCTTGACGTAGGTGCCGTTCTTCTTGGTGTACCCACCGACGTGCGCCTTTTCGAGCGGTTCAGGCTCGTCCAGGTCGCCGCCCATCAACAGATCCATCTGCGCCTCGAAAGAACTACTCATTGGATTCAAGGCCCACCAGCAGCCAGGTGAAGGAGCGGATGTTGTCCTGCAGGGCTGCCACAAGGGCATCCTGATCAGGGCTCGCGCCGGCCGCGGTGATGGCGCCGTAGATGCGGTGCACGAACAGCGCGAAGGCCTGGGCGATGATCTGCTCATCGTCCTCATCAGGCTGCACGGACTCGGCCATGCGGGCGCGGATGTAATTTGCCAGGCCCTCGCCGTTCCAGTTCTCGATCGTGGCGTAGGCATCATCCTGACCGTCGAACACCTCCGCCATGCGCAGGCACTCGGCTCGATCGGCCTCGGCCGCCGCATCCGGAGCGAGCTGGCCGCGGCCAACCTGAGCGAAGCGGCTGGTCACGCCCTCGGTGAACTGGCGCAGCAGATGGTCGATGTCGTTGACATCGCCGAGGTAGGGCCGCGCACCCGTCGCCTCGGCAGCTGAGGCCGCCAGGCCGGTCGGGTCGTTGTGGTGGTTTAGGTCGTTGCTCATGTGTTGGCCTGCTGGGTGGGCAGAACAACTGCCTCGATAACGTGATGGGAGTCCGCGCCGAAGCCATCAGCATCGCCGCCGCTAGATTTCTTCACCGACAGGATCAGTAGCCGGGTGTTCGGCGGCAGGATCAGCTCGTCCTCTCCTGCGTTCATGGAGAGCGCGCTGTTGCTCCCAAGCGAACCTTTCCCAACCCACAAGCCTTTCACGCCGGGGCCTACATGCAGTTTGAGCTGCACGTTGCCTGACCACGACGACGGCCGGATAGACGTCGACATGATAGCTGGCTCCTGGAGTACCTTGCCAGTGGATTTCAGAATTTGATCAAGGCCCTCGCCGTGCACGGTCAATTTGCGCGAAAGCACGGTGCCGGGGGCGATCTCGTGACCCAGCGCGTGCAGGGCCTCGCCGGCGGACTTCGCCGCACCGGACGGGTTGCCGCTCCAGAGCGAGCTGTTCATGCCCTGGTACGAGCTGCCGGTGTACGACTTGACCGCCTGCTTCTGCGTCTCCGGCATCTGCGCGATCGCCGCCTTGGCGACGGGCGAGTAGGTGCCGCGGGTCAGTGCGCCGCTCGCGTAGGTGACCTTGGGCAGATCAAGGCTGGCAAGGCTGATGGTGCCCGGTTCGCCCAGCACCAGGAACTTGCCGGCCTTCTCGACCGCGTCGCTGTGCGGCGGCCCCTTGTGAGACGGGTAGGCGCTGTTGAGCGAGTGCAGCGGGTGACCACCCTCGAAGCGGAATCGCTTCGGCGGGTTCAGCTGCTGGGTGATCTCGTTGACGGCCTGCTGCGCGTAGCCCTTCACGTGCTGCGAAGGGTGTTCGAGCACGGGCGCGCTGCCGGTGACCTCTCCGGTGCTCTTGTTGTAGGTCTCGGCGGTAAGGTTCTTGACCGCGTCGATGCTGCCGGTCTTGGCGGCCTCGTAGATCGACTGGACGGCCTTCTCGTTCGCCTGGTTGAGGAATGGCTTGCTCGACGGGCCATCCTTCCCGCTGCCGCCCCAGTTCAGGAAGCTCGGCGGCTCGCTGATCTTCTCCGGCTTGAAGGTGTGCTTCTTCTCCTTCTTGGCCTTGGGGAACTTGGCGAGCAGGTCGGCCTTGCGGGCGATCAGCGTCTCGGCGAGGGCCTTTTTGTCCGCGGCGGTGCCAGGGCCGTAGGTGTTCACCAGCGCATGGATCTGCGCGTCGCTGACCTTCAGCACCTTCGCCACTGAGGCGGTGATGTCGGCCTGCGAGAGGTGGCCGAACACCTTGGCCGCCTGCGGGTTGATCTTGGCGTCGCGCAGGCTGTCCAGCTCGGTGACGACGTTGCCGAACGACTTCTTGCCACCCTGCGCGCGGTACTCCAGCGAACCGCCGGCATCGACACGCATGGCCTTGCCGTTGGCATCGACCTGCAGGTTGTCGTAGCCGAGGCCGACCACGTCCCAGTTGCCGAGCCAGGCATCGGTCGCGAAGCCAGCGGCCACGCCGTCGACCTTCGCCAGTTCGGCAGGGGAGGCCTTGCTGACCTCATGCCACTTGCTGGCAATGCCGAGCTTGCCATCCTTGGTGACCAGCATGGCGTCCTGGCCTGCCACGCCGGCCGCGCCATACAGCTTGGCCGCCAGCACCTCGGATTTCGCCACGTCGGGGTCGGACGGGAATTTGCAGTACCACTCGGTGCCGGAGCTATCGACGAATTTGCCACCCGGGTTGCTGCCACCCTGCGGCCCGACTTGCTTCCAGTCGTCCATCGCCGGGATGGCGTTCTGATCGGCGTGCGGCGCGGCAGTGACCGGCGCAGGCTTGGCCTTCGGCGCCTTCTTGGCCGGGCCGACCGCAGCCTTCAGGGCCTCGATGTAGTCGTAGACCTGCGATGTCGCGCTGCCAGGGATCTTGCTCGCGAGCTTGATGCCCTGCACGTCGGAGATAGGCAGCTTGACGATCAGCTTGCCCGACGCGTTCATCTTCTTGGTGACGCCCTTCAGGGCAGACGGGCCTTCAGCCTTCACCTTCGCCTGTAGGAGCGCGAGCGCGGTGTGCACCTTCGACTGGCTAGCCGGCGTCATGCTGGAGATGTCCGGCATCGGCACCGCGTCGATCGGATGCGTGGATGCAGCCGCCACATCAGCCGACGCTTTGAAGTTGATCGCCGCCAGGTTGAGCGCCTGCTTCAGCTCCTCGGGCAGCTTCTTGAAGATCTCCTTGCCGGCCGCGTACTGATCCTCAGTCGCCTCGGTGCTGTTGAGGTAGTCGAATACTGCCTGCTTCTCGGCCTCAGTCAGGTTGAGCGTGCCGTTTTCGTCGCCGACCGGAACCAGCGTGGGCGGCATCTCGCCGTGTTCATCGGTGGCGACCTGCTTGTGCCAGCGGCCATCCTTGAACACGAGGGTCGTACCGTTGGCGCCGGGCTTGGTGTCGCCGTCCTTCGGGCCTTCCTCGGCCGCGGTGGCTGGCTCCGGCGCGGGAGCTGGCTCAGCAGCGGGAGCGCCTTCCTTCAGTGCGGCGATTGCCGCCGCGGCCACCTTGGCGGCCTTCTTGCCGTAGGTGTTGACGCCGAACTTCATGCCCTCCAGCGCCGCCAGGTCGCCAGCCTCGGCCGCCGTCTGGATCTCGCCGAGCTTCTTGTTGAAGGTCTTGGCGTTGGTGTTGCTGTCGGGGAGCTTGAGGCTGTCCCACGGGATCTGGGCGACCATGCTGGCCGCGGTGGGGGCGGAACTGGCCGCAGCTGGTGCAGCAGGCTGCTCGATCGCTGCGACAGGTTGCTCGACGGCCGGCGCCGGAGGATTCGCCTCCATGGCCGCATCGACCTTGCTGCCAGCTTGCTGCAAGGTAGCAGCATGCAGCTCAAGCAGCATCTTGCTGTTGGCGGTCTTGCCGGCGAACGTGTTGGAGACCTTGCCCTTGCTGTTCGGCTTCAGGCCTTCATCCATCATCGCTGCCAGGCCGGCCACGTCGCCAGCGGCGCCCATGTCGAGGATCTTCTGGGCTTGCTTCTGGTAGTAGTCGACGACGCCCGTGGTGGTCTTGCCCTCGACGAACGCGGGCATGGCCGGGGAGTCGGCAGGCTTCTCGGGGGCGACCTCGACCGGGGCGGGCTCGACGGCCTTCGGCTCCTCGACGGGCGCCTTGACCGGCTCAGGGGCGGCTGGCTGCTCGGCCGGCGTCTGCTTCACCGCGTGGTGCTCGCCAGCCTTCTGGCCGGCAGTCACCTGGTGCGGGCTGCCCATCTCGCTGAGCAGGTAGTTCGCGACCTTCGCAGCCTTCTTGCCGTGGGTGTTCGAGCCGTAGCCGTGCCCGAGGATCGCAGTGGCGTCGCCATTCGCGGCATGGGCCACGAGCTTGGGCAGGTGCACGTTGTTGAACGCTGCCATCTCCGAGTTCGCCGCGGCCTTGTCGGCAGGGTACTTGAGCGCGTCGACCTGACCGGGCTCCATGGTGACAGGCTGGTGAAGGCCGGCGGCCACCGGGTGGGCAGCGACAGGCGCGCCCTTCGGAGCAGGCTTGTGCTGGGCGACCTTGTGCCACCGACCGTTCAGCAGGAAGTAACCCGCTTGGTGGGCGATCTTTGAGGATTTGATCAGCAGGACTACGCGGCGTTCTGCTGTTGGAGCGGCGAGTTCGTTCATGTGCCGATGGTGGCATCACGACGAGTTATCGGCGCCGTTGCGCCCGAATAGCGCCCGAAACAACAACGGGCACCGCTAAGTGCCCGTTTTGTCTACGTGGAATGCCGGAGAAACCCAGATTCAGCATCTGGGTTGCACCCACGCAGGCTTGAACTCGCTCATTTTGTGCTGCTGGCATCGCGGGCAAGACAGGTTGAAACGCATGGCCTCGATCTCGACCTGTGACACCAGGTAGGCGCACCCGGGGCAGTAGCGCTGGGTGACCGCAGGTTTCAGGTGAGTGATCTTGGACATCAGCTCCTTTCCTCCTTCCACGCCAAGAATGGCTTGCGCACCAGGTCGTGGAAGCGGGCGGCTGCGTCTGGATCGGTGTCGAGGTCGTTGCGCGAGCTGACCTGGCACTGACGGAGGATGAAGGCCTTGGCCTGGCCGTCGCGCGGTTTGACCAGGTCGGTGGTCTCGGCCAGCCACTGGTGGAACTGCGGCTCCCGGCAGAAGATGCAGGCCATGATGCAGAGTTCGCGGCTGCTCATTTCCACGGCCCTCGGTAGATGTGCTGGAGCATGAACAGGCCGGCGTAGACAGGGATCAGGAACATGGTGACACCTCGGTTAGAAAGTTGACTGGCTCGCCATTGAGACGATCAACGTTGATTGGGTGGAAGTCGTCGATGCCCGACTTGGACACGATCCACTGGCCTGACCAGCCAGCGAAAGTGATCCAACGCTTTGTGCCAGGGCACTTGGTCACGCGAAGACGATCGCCGACCTTCAGAACCTGCTGTGCATTCTGCGCGGCGATATGGCCGTTGCGTTGGCGTTCGGCCCGCTGCTCGTCTGTCGGGCTCATACCGCCTCCCCTGCTAGGCGCTTGTTGCGTGCGATGCGGCGGTCGCGTTTGGCCTGGGCGGCGTCGAGGGCGACCTGGGCCTGCTCGGGTGACTGCCCGCGGCGCTCGAAGCGATCGAGCGTCCGTTCTGCATGGGTTGGCTTGCGGCGGGTGCGTACAGGCTCGGAGCTGAGCATCGAGCCAATCATCACGCCCATGGATGCGGTGGCGCCGATCAGCGCGACCGCCAGTTTGGTGCTGCGGCTAGACCTCATGGCGCACCTTCCCGCCGGCGGCTTCGATGGCCGCGATGACGGCTTCAGGCTCCATGTTCAGGACGAGATCGCCACCCTCGAACTTGGCGGCCACGGTCGGCAGCTCCACCACCACGCTCGCCGCGCCCTTATTGAACCACTCGAACGACTTGCGGGTGTTGGCGTTGAAGTATTCGCCATCGGCGCCGATATCCAGCAGGCTGGAGACCAAGACGTTAGAGCGGTCGCGACCGTCAAGGATGATCTCCTCGAACTTTTCTTTCAGTGTTTTGGCAGTCAATTTCCTTTCCTCGGTTGGGTTTCTGTTTGCATGACGCGGCCCAGTTCGGCAGCAGCGCGGACGATTGCACGGCGGACAGCTGCCTCCATGCCCTGCTCGGCCTGATCCTCACGGAAGTGGATGAACCGGCCGCGATCGGGGTGGAAGAACACCGCTGCAGGGTGATGACCGGCGGTGTCGATGTTGATGTGCATGGCGATCGCCAGGCGCAGCGCATCGCCGTCGTCGGTGAGGGGCGACCAAGCCGAACCCTCTCCGATGAACGCACCAGCTGTCTTGCCCCAGCGCAGGATGGTGAGGCCCGCAGCCTTTGCCGCCAGCTCCAGCAGCTCGCGGTCGGTGATGGCAGCGGTCATGGCGCAGCCCTCCGTGCCTGACGCCACGCCTCGGACGTGCGATCGCGATCGCTGCCCTTATCGACCCACTCCCAGACGGGGCGGCCGTTGCTGACTACATAGGCGCGGTACATCTCGGAGTATTGCTGCTGGCGGATCTGGGTGACGCCGCGGCCTTTCAGAAAGCGCTCGTCGCCAGCCTTCGGCACCTTGCGCACTGGGGTGCAGCTGTAGCGGATGCTGGTGATGCGCGAGGCGGTCATTGGCCACCTCCCTCAAGAAACTTGAATACCCGGTCGCCCACCATCATGGTGTCGGGGTGCATCGCCGCATCGCGCACGACGTTGAAGCCTGCAAACGTCCAGCATGGGCAATCGCCTTGCAGCTTCGGCATATCGCGGGCCTGATCTTCCTTGACCCAGCCCATCACCTTGTACTTGAGGAAGTCTCCGATGTGCGCTGCGACATCGCAATGCCCCTTGGTGACGCCGTAGGTGGTCACGTGCTCGCCGTTCGGCTCAGGATCATCGCCGACCTTGCGAGCTATGATCACCACCTGATCGTAACCGTAATCCTTGGCGATGCGCTCAGCTGCGGAGATAGGGATAGGCTTCATTGCTCACCCCCATTCTTCTCCTGACGCTCAGCCCAGACCTTGCGCGCCCATGCTTGAGTGGGCTGCAGCGTCGTTTGACCAAGCTTCACCAGGTCATCCAGGGTCTGCGGCTCGCTATTGAGCAGCGCCTGTGCCTTGACGTTCTCAGACAGCGGGTTGTCCTGAAGCTGCTGCTCGAAGGCGTCGAAGGCTTCCGGGGCCAGGGTGATGATTTCTACGGGCTCAGGGGTGCCTTTGGCAGCTGCGATGGCAGCGTGAGCGCGATCCCATGCGTCGTGCTTGCGGTCGGAGATGCGCACGACTTCTTCGAGCGCCGACAGCAACTCGTCGCGCTGAGCGATGATTGCCAGCGTGACAAGCTTCGCTTCTTCCCCAATGCGGCGGCTGTCAGCTGGGCGGTTCGTGCCCATACCGTCGATATCTCGGTATTCGGCGCCTTCCAGCACCGCACGATAGTTGTCCCGCTGACGCTCCAGCGTTGCAATGCCGCCGGCCGTAGCGTTCAGCTCCAGCACCGAAGTGCTGATGCCATCGCAGACGTTCCAGCAGGCTGCCAGTCGGCGCGCGTTCGCCTCAGAAGGCGTGCAGGTGACAGGGTCGATGATGTCACTAGCAACCGCCACGTCATCGCCAGGGCGCTGCACGTAATACTCGTCAATGACGACCGTGCTGCCGGAGCCATGCCCTGCGCTGTTACATTGGAGTTTGCCCTGCGTGTGTTCGCTCACTTCCTTTCCCTACGCAGGCAATGCCTGCTGTTGTTGGTGATGTACTGATTATGCACCCGCTGATCTTATTTGAGCAATAGCCTTCTATCCGTGCCACCACAGCATGACGTTCGCAGCCGATTCCGGTGAACTGCGCGCCAGCTCGGCTTGCCGGGCGGCCCTGCCCAGGGGAGCATCGGCCCCGGTATCCATGGAGGCCGTCATGCACCTCAAAAAATACCTGACCCCAAAGGAACTCTCCGAGCGCTGGGAAGGCGCCGTCGTCACCGGAACCCTCGCCAACTGGCGATCGAAGGGGTGCGGCCCGCGGTACCGGAAGTTCGGATCGCGGGTGCGCTACCTGATTGCTGATATCGAGGAGTGGGAGGGCCAGCAGGTGACCGGCGGCGGCAGCGCTATCGCTGCCTGATCGGTTCAAGCGGCGTCGGCGACCAACTGACCTCCGCTGCGGCGGTACTCTCCAGGCGTAACCCCGGTGACCGCCTTGAATGCCGTTGTGAAGTGGCTCTGGCCGCCGAAGCCGCAGTCATGCGCGACGCTGGCAATCGTAGAGCCCGCGCGCAGCAGCAGCTGTTTCGCCAGCTCGACCCGGCGTCGCTGGATGTAGCGGATCGGCGACATGCCAAACTGACGCTGGAACTGGCGGCTGAAGTGGTACTGGCTCAGAGCAGCCACCTTCGCCAGCTCCATCAGGCTGATGTGCTTGTTCAGATTGGCCTCGATGTACTCAAGCACCCGGCGCTTACGACAGTCGCCCAGGTCATACGAATCCGCTCCCATAGCTCGCGCCGTCTTGGGGCACAGCTTGCGGACGAGCGCAACGGCCAACGCCATGGACATGGACTCGACCAGCATCGGCCACTCACCAATGCGATCGGTCTTGGCGCCCTCCAGTAGCAAGCACCCAAGCTGAAATGCTGTCGGGTCGGTGACGTCAGCGAAGCGAAAGTCGATCTGGCTTTGATCAACCAGCCCATCGACCGCCTTTGCGAACATGCTGTTGTCGAGCCGGATTCCAAGCTCCCTGTAGGGCTTGTCCGGCGTCGATATTAGTTCTGAGTTCGCGGGCATAAATCCGATAGAGCCAACCTCCCAGTGCTTTCTCGGTAACGCCTGGCCCTCCCAGGTTTCTTGGCTGACGGACTCCTCGTAAGGATACAGACAGATGGCGTGCTCAGACATCCTGAGCCGTTCGAGCCCGCATAACCTTGAGTCGTATAGCCTCACCGACCCGAGGTTGAATTCGGTGAACACTGAGCCGGGGGCACGTTTGATGATTGGCACGATACGTTCCTAACGATTGTGAATGCCTTCCGTTTCGTTTTCTGAACTTCTGTTCATCTTGGACTTTCTTGTTGGTCGCGATCGCTAATCGGTATCACGCAAAACCAATATGGCGAGTGGCAAAATTGCACCACTGCGCCCGACCTGCGCCCGAAAGTGACGGTGCGTCGGCTAAGTGCCTGCGATTGCTCTGTGTTAATGCCGTGAGACCCAGACTGTGAGTCTGGTTACAATCAGTGACCGTGTGTTTTTACACATTGCCGGTCGGTGACGTGCTCGACCAATGTCGCAAATTCGACGATTCGGATCGGGTACCGGGCTCCCGGCACCTCGACGCACGCCTTGCGATAGCCCTCGTGGTCGACCTTGTCGTGGATCACGCCCACGTCGCCATCAGGGAAGCGCACCCAGTCCGTGGGGGACAGGTCGCCGATCGGGAAAACAGGGAAGGTGATGTTTTGCATGGCAGGGTGCTCGGGAGAGTTCCTGCCATGGTCAGCTCACGACGATCAGAACGGATCGCCCGGCTCGGGCCTGACATTGCGCGGCCTGCCCCGGCCATCCTCGTCGTAGACCACGCCCAGGTGCATCAGCTTCGCTTCCTGCGCGAAGATCCGAACCTCAGCTCCCGTGTGCCTCGCGGCCAGCTGCTCGGCCGTGGCATAGGCGTGCTGCTCGGTGCTGGAGATGGCGTGCTCGACCACTGCGCCGCCGGCGTCGACCACGCACGAGATCCAGCCGTTCGCATGGGGCAGGCCATCGGTTCGGCGGATCGCCAGGCCCTTGCGCGCGCCCAGCGCCACCACCGTGCGACGCTTGATGCTGCCCAGCGCCTGAGACATGAGTTTGGTGTCAGCCGAGGCTGACATCCGCTGCACCAGGGCGAGCGCACCATCGATCGCGCTCAGCAGCTCCTCGACATCGGCGTCGGGCTTCTTGGCCGCGTGCTTTGCCGACAGGGGGTCGATCCCCTTGTCCCGCAGCGCCCGCATCTGGTCGCGCTTGGCGATCGCCTCGATGAGCGGCACCTTCGGGTAGGATCCGAGCCCGGCCTGACGGCGGACGCCCTCAAGCTGGTACCGGTAGCTCCAGACCCGGGTGCCAGACTTTGCCATCGACAGGCGCAGGCCACTCCCGCACTCGACCATGCCGTCGCCAGCTTGATCAATGCGGGCCTGTAACGCCTCAAGGTTTTCGTTCATGCCGCTACCACTGGTTGAAACCGGGCTCCTTAAAGCTTGGCAGCGGACAAGTCATCAGAACACGTCGGCATCATCATCGGACGGAGCAGGTGGCGGCGCACGCTCCTCATCGGCGCCGGGGAACAGCTCGCCAGTCGCGGCGTGGTGTGCCCGGCGGCCGGTGTAGTCCTGCCAGCGACGCACGATCACGTCGGCGAAGCGCGGATCCAGCTCCATCAGCCTGGCCGACATGCCGAGGCGATCGGCGGCGAGCAGGGTGGTGCCCGAGCCGCCGAACGCGTCGATCACCAGGTCACCAGCTCGAGCGGAGTTGGTCAGCATGCGCTCGACAAGGGCCACGGGCTTCTGCGTCGGGTGCAGGCCCGACTTCGCCGGCTTCGGCTCGAAGATCACCGACGACGGGCTCTCCTGCAGGGTGGCCTCGCCATCCACCACCAGCACCTGATCGCCGATCTTGATGCACCAGCGGCCGTCCTCCATGCGGGTGATCGGGCCACCTTCGCCCAGCTCGATGACGGTCTTGTTCTTCCGGCCACCGTGCCACTTGTGCTTGCTGCCCGGGCGCCAGCCGTACAGGATCGGCTCGTGCAGGTTCTGGTAGTCACTGACGCCCAGGGCGATGTTGTTCTTCTTCCAGATGAGCGTCTGGCTGAAGTGGAAGCCCGCCGCGGTGAAGGCGTTGCGGAACACGTCGCCGGTGCGGTCGGCATGGGCCACGTAGATCGGCGCGCCTGGCTTGAGCTGCACCAGCACGGCGCCGTAGATCTCGGCCATGAACTCGGCGAACTCGGCGTCGCCCATCTTGTCGTTCTTGATCGAGCCGGTGGCGCTGCGGGACTGGCCATCGACCGTGTCCATGAGCCGGTTCTTGCGGCCCACGTCCACGTTGTAGGGCGGGTCAGTCCAGCAGATGTCCGCGCGCTCGCCTTCCATGAGGCGATCCCAGTCGTCGACGCTCGTGCTGTCGCCGCAGCAGACCCGGTGCGGCCCGAGGATCCAGACATCGCCAGGCACCGACACGGCCTCATCGGCGAGGGGCGGCGCCTCGTCCGGATCGGTATCCGGCGGCTCCTCGACATCGGGCAGCAGCAGCTCGGCCAGCTCATCATCATCGAAGCCGGTAAGCGACAGGTCGAAGCCCTCGGCGTTGAGGTCGGTCAGTTCGAGGCTGAGCAATTCCACGTCCCAGCCGGCGTTCAGGGCCAGCTTGTTGTCGGCGATGATGTAGGCCCGGCGCTGGGCAGTGCTCCAGCCGGTGCAGTCGACCACCGGCACCAGCCCGATCGGGATGGGGGCGCCACTGGGGAACTTGATCTGCTTGCCCTCGCGGTACAGCTCCGAGGCTGCCAGGGTGCGGCCATGCCCGGCCACGGTGCCCATGTCGTCGGCCAGCACCGGGTTAGTCCAGCCGAACTCCATCAGGCTCGCCTTGATCTCCTCGACCTGCTTGGGCGAGTGCGTGCGCGAGTTGTTCGCGTAGGCCACCAGCCCCTCGATCGGGCGCAGGGTGATCTTCGGGATGTCCACGTCGAGGCCCATCATTCGGCTGAGGTCGGTCATACCGATGCGCCTCGCTCAAGCACCACGGTGTGATTGCCGTCTGGCTTGTCGATGCCGTGGGCGCGGCGCTCGCCAGCCTGGATCAGGGTCAGGCTCTCGCTGACGATCTTCGCCATCTTGGCGCGCTCGAAGGCCTTGCCCGGGTTGGACTCGCGCAACTTCACGGCCTCGGCTGCCAGTCCGCGCGGGGTCTTCCACTCCTCCTTGTGGCGGGACAGCAAAGCTTCACGCTCGGCCGGCAGGGGATCCGACAGCGTCTCGATCGCCCTGGCCTCCTCGGCGGTGATGACCTCCTGGCCCTCGGTCTCGGCGGAGACGGGAACGCCCTGCAACCACGCAAGTGCTTGCTCGGCCTCAGGCGACCGCCCGCCGTGCTTCGTGGAGAGGTGCTTCTTCCACTCCTCGTCGCGGGAGTAGATCTTGAGGCTGCGCAGGGGCAGGCCGCTCAGTTCGGCCAGCTCGCCGAGGGTCATGCCGTGCGAACCCTCGTAGAGGATCCGCGCGGCGCCCATTCGGGTGGTGAAGTCGGTATCGTTTGACACAGTTCAGTCCAGAGGTTGAGGTCTGGAATGAGGGTCGCATCACGACGCCGGAGCGCCTTAAGCGCTATTGAATTGTATGCCCGGTCTCACAGTCATAGATCGAGATTGCGCCTACCGACAGCAACCGCCACATGCTGTCGATGACATCCTCCACCGACATGTCCAGAGTTTCCGATATTTCATCGGCCTCCATGTCGTAGTTATGGCCAATGATATTCCAGACATCGATATCTCGGTTGCCTGCCTTACGGCTCTGTTTCACGAAGTCGCTAAGGTTCGAGTAAATCTGATCGTTGGCGCTATTGTTCTGGGCCATTGCTCAACTCCCTGTTGCGGTAAGTCACTTATCTTTGATGTGCTTGCGCGTCGCAAGAGAGCATTTTGGGACTAATCGGGACTGTTCGGGATGACTCGCGTGAAGGCAGGAACAATCGTGAACATGGGTGAAGGTTGGAGGCTTTTGGTGCTGTTATTTTTTTGATCAACCAAGCGTGATCAGGCTTGCGGCGCCTTGCTCGCAGTACCAAATTCCAGTACCACGATGGCATGAGGCGCCCGCACCAGACCACGCTCGAACAGATTTTCGCCAGGCCCGCCAGCGGGTCAGTGAAGTGGCCCGACGTCGAGGCGCTGCTGAAGTCCCTCGGCGCCACGATCACCGAGCGGGAAGGGTCGCGCGTGTCGGTGAAGCTGTTCGGGCAGGTGAAGGTCTTCCACCGGCCGCACCCGAAGCCCGACACCGACAAGGGCGCCGTGGCAGACCTGCGCAAGTGGCTGAAGGCGAACGGAGTGAAGCCATGATCAACGTGATGACCATCGACGGGCAGAAGGCGATCATCGCATTCGATCCCGAGATTGAGATGTTCCGCGGCGAGTTCATCGGCCTGAGCGGCGGGGCGGACTTCTACGCCAAGGACGTGGAGCAGCTGCGCAAGGAAGGCTCAGTGTCGCTGCGTGTCTACCTGGAGGACTGCAAGGAAGCTGGGTACGAGCCGTTCCGGAAGTTCTCGGGCAAGTTCAACGTCAGGCTGGATCCCGAGCTGCACGAGAAGGCGGTGGTGGCTGCTGCTGCCCACGGGGTGAGCCTGAACGATTGGGTGGCGGGGCGTCTGCGCGAGGCGGAGTGAGTGCCGGCCCGAAAGCCGGCGGGGGAATGGTCAGGCCTTGCAGTCGCACGGCCCCAGCAGCTCGGGGCAGCCGCGGTTGTTGGTGGCGCAGTCGGAGGCGCAGGCCTTCGGTAGGCCGGTGGCGGTGTCGATGACCTCGACGCCCTTGACCATGTCCAGGTTGCGGCCGGCGAGGTCGTCATCCTCATCGGGCGCGTTGATCTCGACCGAGAACGGCAGTTTGCCCAGGAAGCTCTGCGCGACGATGACGCCCATGCGGAAGCCTTCGGCCTTGTCGCCAGTCAGCACGATGGCATCCTCAGCAGCGCCCAGTCGGATCTCGGTGCCCTTCGGCGCGTCGAGGATGGTCTTCAGCTGGCCCATCTGGTTCGCGTGCCAGGTCTGGATGTGTTCGACGAATTCTTGAAGCTCGCTCATAGCGGTGGTCTCAGTTTTTGCCCTTTCAGGCTGGTTTTTGCGCCCGAATGGCGCCCGAAATGGTGTTGCTGTTGGTAAGTCGTTGATTCTATTGGGTCTGGCTGCTGTGAAACCCTGATTCCGTATCAGAGTCGCGCTGCATTGCCGCCGCCAGGGTGTCCACGTGGGCGATCAACCGGCGCGCCTCAGCACGGATGCTACGCAGCTCGGCGATGATGCAGGGGGCTGGTTCAGGCTGCGGATCGACGCGCCGCGTCACCACGGGCTCGGGGATCACTACCGCCGGCGCCGGAGCGGCCTTTGCCTTCAGCGCCTTCTCGGCCGCCACGCGCTCGTACTCACGCCCGTAGGAACGCACCGGCTTCGGCTCCACCGGCGTTCCATCGATCGGCACGCCCGCCCAGTTCAGTTGGGTGATGGTGCCGCCACGGCGCAGGAACTCGTCCACACCGGCTTGCAGCTCCTGCGACAAGGCGGCCTGGCTCATACGGCCTCCACGTCGGCGGGCAGGTGTTTGCGGCTTGCCACCAGGCGTGAACGGGTAACGCCCGACAGCACGCGCTTCATCGTGGCGGTGTCGACGCCAAAGCGCTCCTCCAGACTGGCGCGGCTCCAGCCGGCGAACTCGCTCAGGGCGCGGGCCTCCAGGATCTGAGCGTCGGTCATCAGCGAGTGTGCGCCTCGACGCTTTGGCTCGGCTTCTCGATCAGCTTTCCGCTTTGCGATGGCCGTATTTACGGACTCAGCAAGGCAGGCATTGGCAACGCTCATCGCGGCGCCAGAAAGCTTCATGTTCTTGCTGCCGTGTGCACTGGTAGCCCAAGTCATACAGCCTCCACGCCAGTTGGCAGGTGGTGTTCTTTCGGGATCAGGCGGCTCCGGTTCCGGTAGTCGAGGATCGCCTTCAGGGTGTCGCGCTGGATCTGAGGGAAGCGCTCCTGCACCTGGTCGAGCGACCAGTCGGCGAAGTCCTGCAGGGCTCGCGCTTCGAGAACCTGCGCGTCGGTCATGAGCGGCTTGCCGCCCTTGCCGGTCATGTGGTGGCGTGGGGCTTGTGTCACACGTGCTCCAAGGCCGGGCTCGCCGGCGGGGTAGGTTGGTCTTTGTTCACGCGCGCACCCGGTTCATTCCCCACCAGGTGCGGCGCAGGTAAGCGCGCATCTCGAACTCTATCGGCTCGTCCAGCACGTACAGCAGGGCGACGATCTTCATTTGACCCACCGGATCTTGCTGTACGGGCCGTCACGGTCATCGCAGCGCTGGGCGCGGCGGTAGCCACTGCGGACGTTCTTCACGAGCGTCCACGCGTATTGGAACTTGCCGGTGCAGGCCATGACCTGCAACCGGGCGGTCATTGGAACACCCAGACCGGCACGTCGCCGCGCATTTGCAGGTGGTACTCGCGGGTGATACCCACATCTCGCACCGGGCATTGACCGGGATAGGGCTGGGTTGTTTGCGGATCGGGCGCGATAACCACCCGGTACACGGTGCCATCGTGGGCAAGGCGCTTACCGTCATGCGGGCCGCCCAAGCAGAGGTAGGACTGGCTCATGGCTGGTCATCCTCGAAGTCACCATCGGCGTCGAGGTGGGCAGGCGGCCAGCCGTGCTTGCGGATGTTCAGGTGGCGCATCAAGCGGTTCCAGCAGCGGAAGCCGTACCGCGCCACGATGTAGACCAGCAGCAGGGTCAGCAGCGGGTTGCCCGACATGAACTCGAAGGCGTTCACGAGCGCACCGCCCGGCCAATGTCGCGCCATGCGAAGTAGCCGATGGTTGCTGCGAAGGCCAAGTCGATCACAGCAGCCGTGTAGTCACCAGATTTGAGTTCCGTGATCGCTATGACAAGCGTCCCGCCAGCAAGCAGCAGGCCCAGCCTGTCGTCCCCTAAACCATCCCACAAAGCTCTGAGTAGTTTCACTATCCTTTCCCCTAGTGTTTCCGTGCAGCCCACGGCGGCGTTGATCAATTATGCATCACGCTGATGACTCGGCGCAATTACTTGCGGCGCGGGCCTTGTGCAGCGCCATCACGCGCTGCTTCAGGTGCTCGGCAGCGTTCTCGCCGACGAAGTGGCTCACGGCCTCGATGTACCGATTGCGCTGGTGCTTGTTCGGCAGCCTGAGGACGTGGTCTGGCTCGCAGGCGCTCATGGCCTCGCTGAGGGCGGCCATGGCTTCAGGGCCTCGCTTCTGACCGATGCGCTCAAGAGCGGTTTTGCGGGTCTCGCCCGTCATTCCGCGATCGAGCCCGAGCGGGAAGCTGAGCATGTGGCGCGCCTCGCATTCCGCACGCCACTCCTCGCTGTCGCTGGGCACGATGCGGCCGTCGAGCAGGGTGACCATCGGGGCAACCCAGCTACAGGCGTTCATGCCAGGGCCTCGAACATGTCGACTTGAGCGGGCATGGCAGCGGTCAGCTCAGCAGCTGCCGACACCTTGTCATGCTCATGCTCGATGCGTGCCCGGGCGATTGCCATGTAGGCCTCGTCCAGCTCGCACCCGATGAACCGGAAGCCCTCGCGCATCGCTGCCTTGCCGGTGCTGCCGCTGCCCATGAACGGATCGAGCGCCACGCCGCCGGCCGGGGTCACCAGGCGCAGCAGGTAGGCCATGAGGTCGGTGGGTTTGACCGTGGGGTGGTTGTTCCCGGTCGTCGGGGTGTTCTCGACCTTGCGTAGGGTGGTGCCGCGGGTGAACTGCGGGCCGGGATTGGTCAGGCCCTCGTGCCGATCAGTGCGGCTGGTCTTGGCGCAGTAGAAAAACCGGGCTGCGCTGCCGCTGTCGCCGTGGAAGGCGCCCTCAACCCGATCGCGGTGCCCGGTGATGAGCCCGACACTGGCGGCGCTGGCCTCGGTGCCGCGGACGCGCGACGAGGCGCCGGCCTCCGCAGGGAACATCACCACCACCTCAGGGCTGCCGTCGTGGATCAGGTTCGCGGGCCAGCGGCCAGCCTTCAGCGTTCCGGTGAACTGCGCGTCCTGTTTCCAGGCGCCGGTGTCGTTGACCACGTGGCCGGGAGCCATCCGCTTCTGGGTGTACTCGGTAGCCTGCGCGTCGGCGCCGTGGATCCGGCAGGCGTCGATGTTCAGCGCTCCGGTGCCGTGGACGGCGACATTGGCCGCGACAGTGCCGGTGAACGGCTTGCGGGCCATGCAGATTGGCTCATGCGCAGGCTTCAGCGCGGTGCCCTTGCCGTCGTGCTCGCCCTTGAGGTTGTGCGACTTCGGGAAGCCCGAGCCGAACACCCACATGATCTGGTCGCGGATCTCGAAGCCAGCCATCTCGATGCCGACCGCCATGTGGTGGTAGGTGCGGGCAGCGGCGAACGACAGCAGGTGACCGCCAGGCTTGAGCACGCGCAGGCACTCGGTGGCCCATTCCAGCGTGAAGGCCTGGAAGGCGCGCATACCCTCGGGCGTCAGGTCGTACTTGCCGGCCTCGGCGGCGACTGAGCGGTGACCGCCGTTCGGGCCACAGGCTGGAGCGTGAGACGGCATGCTGGCCCGGTAAGCGGCGCGGGCCTCGATGTCCTCGCCGTCCCAGCTCTTGCCCATGAACCGGATTCCGTAGGGCGGATCTGTCACCACGCTATCGACCGAACAATCCGGCAGCGTGCGCAGCGTCTCCAGGCAATCGCCCAGACATAGGGCGTAGGGTAGGTTCGTGGTCAGGCTCATACATCGGAGCCTCGTGTCACGACGGTCGGCTCAGCCAGCCACAGCTCGGCGATGCGCAGGAACTCGTGCAGCGGCTTGACCGGGAAGCCCAGGGCGCGAGCCAGATCAACCTCGACGCGGGCACCCTTGGAGTTCTCCCAGCCGGGCAGCGTGACGACGTAGTCGCAGGTCGCCAGTTGAGCGACGGCCAGGCGCATGAACCCGAGCCAGCTGTTGCACTCAGGCGCAGGGCTCTCGGCCGGGTTCTCGACGTGCAGGCCGGCGGCGCGGAGCTGGGCAGCGGCAGCGTTGAACGCGGGGTAGTTGAATTCTGGCAGGCCGGTCATGGGGCCGGAGATGTAGACCCGGCTCATACGGTCACCGCCTGGCGCGGGGCGCTGGTCGCCAGTTGGGCGTCGGGGTTCTCATCACCGCGGATCGGCATCAGGTGCTGCGGCGCGCATACACCCCAGTCGCTTTGCTGGACGGTTCCATCGTCGAACCATTGGCACATACCTTCGCCGCGAACGATCCAAGACGGCACGTCGGCGTGCTGGTACGTGATGCCATTCGGTGCGGTGTAGATCTCGTCGGTTTGAACGAACTGGATCAGCTCGCATTGCTTGCCGATGTTCTGGGTCAAGCTGAACGCGCCGATGATCAGCGCTGGGTCAGATGGCTTGAATTCGTGTGTCATGCCCTTTCTCTCGTGTTGTGGGAGCGAAGTGGTCAGTATACAACTCGGATTTGATTAATGCCCACCTGATTTGTTGCTGTTTCACCGTGGGAGCGAACTTTGCTTTGCGCCCAACCTGCGCCCGAAAATCAGAGCGCAGTTGCCAGAGCCTTACAAATCAACAACTTAGGGAGCAGAGACCCTGATTGACAATCAGGTGCGCTTCACCTTGACCACTTCCGACGCGACGTAAGCCGCTGGGAACGCTGGGCTTTTCTCGGGATTGACGATGCAGCGGATCCCGGCATCGATCATCACGCCGCCGTGGCGCCCCGTGCTGTTCCGCTTGCGCACCTTGATCCCGCAACAGCACGCCACGGAGGCATCGGTGTGCTGGCTGGTCGTCTCGCAGTTCGTGCAGCGGTACTCCCGCAGCAAGCCGAACGCCGGCCTCGACACCAGGCGCCCGAAACAGACCCGGCACACGTGCGGTTCGAGCTGCCAATTGTCTTGCGCGCTAAACACCTCCGCGCCGGAAATTGGCGCCCCCTCGCGCACGCGTTTTTGTACGACCTCGGAAATGCCCACGGCTGGATCACCGGATTGCGCGCAATTTTCCATTTAAAACAACTCCCCCTGTACGCTAATAGGAATCTTTCCACGTGTTGCGTAGAACCCGAAGAACGCTTGCCGGGTGCAGTCTCGCAGCCCTGCGATCACCAGTTCCTCGGTGCAGACTGAGTGCTCGCGCTTGATCGTGATCGTCTCGCCACCGGAGCGCACGGTGATGCTGCGTGGTGCCAGCGGAGGATGGATGGTCGGGGGCTTGCCCTTCGCATTCCTGCCGATGATCACTTCGCGAGCCCGGTTCCAGCAGCTGACGCAGATGTCACCGCCGACAAGCCTGAGCCCACCACGGTGACACCTCGAACAGATCCCGCTGCCGCGCAGTTGCGACACCTCGAACTCGACCTCGCCTGCATGGGCTGCACCGATTGGGCAGTTCCTGCACTTTGCCAGGCGTTCGGGAGGGTTCTTTCCGTTGGCTTCGCGCCACATGTCGGCGCACTTGTCGACCTGAAGGTCTGCACGCATGCCCTCGCAACGGAACATGGGCCTGCCGGGCATGAGTTCGTGTTCGAAGTATTCAATCCCTGGCGCCTGCATCACTACCGCCTGTCGGTCAATTCGATTGCTGCGGATAATACCTGTATTCCCGTGGTCACGAATAGGTTTCGGGTGATTTTGCGTGATGCCGTTCGTCGGGTGGCTATCCGATGGCACTCAATGCGCACAATTGAGCAACAGCGTAGCAGACGCAGGACTTGAGAGAGGCGCAGTAACGGCACTGCCTGCGGCAGATCGCTGGTTACCCCCGGTTACCTACCTAGTTACCCCGGTGGTTACCTCTCTTTTCCCCCTTATTTATATATATCTATATTCAAATATGAATAATAATAATAGGGAGGAGTAACTGAGTAACCGGTATATATAAAGATCGTGAGATAGATAGATACATAGGGAGGGGGTGGGAGGGGGTATCTATTCTTTTATTAATATTGTGTCCCTGTTTTCTGGTTACCGGTTACCGCAGGGTAACCCGCACCCGGATTCCGCCTGTAATTGCTGGGCTGATGCTCAAATCT